CTTTTTTTTTCTATATGTGAGATGAAATCATCCCATTGATTAATATTTAAGAAATATGTATTATCACTTGATCGAAAGTCTAATACTAATCCGCTTATAACACGATTATATTGTGCAAAATCTTTTAAACTCTTAATCTGATAATAATGCACAATTCCTTTTTCATTTTTATCACGTTCAAAGCTACATGAACCTTGAAATGTTTTTAATTCAAGTGTAAGAAAAAGATTTCGTGATCCATCGAATACCATCAAATCGCATGGGCTGTGACGACTGAATCTTAGCTTATTTGTTGATCCCACATCAAAAGCTTGAGCTGAATCAGGTGGACGGTGGGAGAGTACATAGTCTGGTACGCTTTTCTTAAAATTATCTTCAAATTGTTTACCTACACTTCTTGCCATTAATCATATCCCTTTAAGATTGTGATTTATTATGTTCTTTCTCCAATCTACGTTTTTGCCATGCTTCATACGGTTTCTTAGTTTCTGCTTTAATAAAATAAAGAGCTAGTTTGTTATCATTAACCTCTGAAGGAGTTGTCCATACAGGTTGAATGTTAAAATTACTTAAATAAAAAATAATCTGTGGCATAAAAGTGATAGGAATAACTCCATCTTCTCCAAACGCTTCAAACACTTCTTCTAAACTATCAAATACTTGTTTTTTCATATCACGTTTTCTCCTGAAAATCGTAAAAAATAGGGATACAAGCCATTAATTCATAGCTAGTATCCCTACTAATTACTTATACTAACTACGATTAATTTATTCAGATTTATCCTTTTGTTCATCTGTTGCAACATCATCAGCTAACTCAACCTCCGTTACTTTCTTTTGCTTCTTTGCTCTTGAAACAGGTTTAACCTTTGCAGGTTTCTTTTCTTCTTCTAATTTACAAGCGATAGAATATCTATCATTTTCATACTTTACGAATACAGTATCTTTATCTGTATGATCAGATGGCATTTGGATTTCTTTTCCATCAAAATCAACAACCATAACATACTGATTGCGTAGTAATACTTTACATTCTTTTACCATTGTGGTTATATTCTCCTTATAGAAATAGTAGGATGATATTGTATCATCCTACTATAGAATAAATTAAATATTATTTTGTTTCGTCTGTAATTTCAATCATATCCATAACGTTACCGTCTGCATCCTGTAATACGGACATTTCAATTGTAACCTCCGCAGGATCACCATCAGATGAAAATGATAAATCAAGATTTCTATTTGGAGATGCCTTATAAGCAGTAATTCTTACTGGTACAAGTTGACCATTTTCATTTTTATCCAGAGTTTCCATCTGAATGAAGAAATCTTTTGGAGTTTTATTGTTATTGAATGAAACCTTTTTAACTCCATCTACTTTTTCTTCAAGATAAGATACTTCATATGTTGTACCTTCTTTAATTGCAGAAGCAGTTGTAGCAGTAAATTCTTTTTCGGAAACTGTACCTTCAATAATATCTCCAGTATCAGGATCTACAGCATAAACTGTACCTGCTTTTGGAGTATTTGTCAGAGTAAGTTTTCCTTCCGCTGCACCTACCACATTTTCTCTACGAGCAATAAGAGCAGATGTTTCAATTTCGCCATCAGAATATAGTGCATAAATCTGGAATGGTGCAACTTGGAATACCATTGTCATAGTACCCTCAAGTGGGTTATCAAATTTAATATCCTTTGCGCCTTTTTTATTTGCATATACTGCATCAGCACTAAAACCAGCGGTAGTAGTATTACAGAAGTCTACTAACATCCAAGGTTTCTTTGTAGCATAATCAAGGATATGTACGTCACAACACTGACGGTTTGCCATATTAAGGTCTTTAGCCATAATTTAATTCCTCCATTTTCTTAAAAATAAAATAAGCCACTGAAATATCAGCGACTTTGTTTGAAAGTTTTCATTATTTAATTTTGTTCATATACTCCATAGGTTTATAGTCCTTAGAGTTTTTGAATGAGAATGAATTAGCAGCCATCATATCATTTATATCTGCTTGTCTTCCCATCCTATATTCTAAAAACATCTTCATGAATTGATAATATGTCATATCCCAAACATTCAATATATTGATTCCAACTTTGTTGTGAGTACAATATTTCACAATCATATTTGGCAATGTATAATCATCATCCGCAGATGTTTGTTTTTCTTTTTGTTCACTCTTATGTTTTGCCAATTTCTCAGCAATTCGTTGAGCTAACTTATTTTTATATTTCGGTTTTTCAACTTCTTTCTCAGATTTAATTCCTAAGATAACTTGCAGAAACACACGAAATTCATCAAAATTGCTATTATCAATTTTTCCCGTTTCGTTAAAAATTTCCTTTCCATCATCGTCCTTCTCATAAGTGCCAATGAGAAAAGCATTCTGTTCTGGGTTATACTGAAAATCATCTACAACAAAGAAACTAATCATGTAGGCAAGAAAATCTGCACGATTCATTCCAAATGTTAGTAGATTGTACACAGTATTTTTTTCTTTTTCTTCATCACTGAGAGAATTGAATTTTTCAGTAAGACCAAATGTTTCAAGAAATTGTTTCTGAGTAATAGAAATGTAAGAGAGAAAAATATTAAATTGTCCATAGGTTATACGTCTTATGTCCCTAAGAGTAGGGCATCTAACATGACCTATACCTTCATAAAAATAAGGTTCATCACAGAGATAATCATAATCTGAAAATCCTTTCAAATATTACACCTCCTTGATTTTAAAATCAGGAATGCTATATTTGAGTTGTCGTCCATAATAACTGGATTGTGGAACAGTATAGCCAATGTTATCAAGACTTGGTTTTCCAATTCCTAAATCATCAGAATCACGTAGAAGTCTTTCTATAATATCTGCAATAACATCTGCACGATTACCCATGTAACTTTTTACATTAGATTCCATTTGCATACAATCACGATGCACGAAAATCCAAATATACAAGTCCATAGATTTTACGGTACGATTTGTACCACTACAAACTGTTTCTACGCAAACAAAAGGCATAATTTCTTCCTGCGTTCCATCAACATAAGAATAATCGAATACTTGTTTATACTCCATATCGTTTTTCTCGTCATCAGTAAAATCCTCCTTACGCAACATTACTTTTGCAAACTCGTCAGATTCTAACAAGCGAGAAATTACTTTTGACTTGACAAAAGCCAAGTCTCTAGCAACTGATTTTGCCATAATATACCTCCGATTTATCCTACAATAGTAATAGTTGTTTCAGATAAAATGTTACTTTCATTGTCGAGAACTTGTAGCGTAAACGTACAGTCGATTGCCTTATCATCTGTACATTTCAACTGTATTTTATTACTTGTGATATTTTGAGTGATTTTGAAGTCTGATTTGACATTCCATGTGAAGTTTGGTTGATTTTCAGAATCAGAGAAAGTGACTGTCCATGTTTTTGCTCTACCATATCGGAGAGTATCGCCACCTGTGATTGTGACAGATGTAGTTGGATTGTCTGGTTCTGATGGTGGGAGAGTAGGAGTAATAGGGGATTTGTAGTTGCAGATCCACGCCTTTGTTCCATTTTCTAACTCAATCAACTTATCTGTAACTTCATTAAATTGCTCATAAGATAATGTGACGGTCATGACACCACCTTTATCAACATATCTAACATCAGATAAGAAACCTTTTTTACCAGTCATTCTATATGTGTCTGGTGGGTACACTTCCTCATAGTCTATGACAAATCTATTTGTACGATTAAGTTGTTTTGTTTCTTCATCGACAGGTATAGTCAAACCATATTGATAATCACCAACAGTAATAGTAGAGTTACCTTTTTCACCCATACTATATTTAGTATAGTCTTCTGAATATCCCCAACGCTCAACAATCTTACCATCTGCATTTTGCCATCTAATCATCAACTGACATAAATACATACATCCACGATTCCATACTTTATCATCAGTATCAAGTAATGTAATTATCCAAATTTGGTTATTCCATTTAACATAGTCACCAAGTCTGATAATATCATTATGTCTTGATTTTATTTTCTTCTTATATGTATTGTTGTCGGTATCTCTGATAATCATTAACTGCATAGGTTCATTATTTACTAGAACATCTTGAGTATCAAATGTGTCTTCAAAATGTCTATCAGCATGTTTGTTTATTTTTGCTAAATTTTTCTCACGTTTATTTTTTGTACCATAAGCATTTTGTAATTTCATATAATACTCAATATCCATAGGTTATTCCTCCTCATACTGAGCATAATTAATAAACTGTTTTAATGCGTTAGTTTTTCTATCTCGATTTTTGTAATCGTCAATTTTGATAGATACATCATGTTCCAATTTAGCAATAAAATTACGGTAACTTGTTCTTTCATTTCCTGGTGAAAATACACTCAAATCAGATGGCGTAAAATTAATTTCCATTGCATGAAGGAGAGATTCATCCCTTTTCATATAAATAAGAAACATAATTTCAACAACCAGTTTGATTTCTTTAGGCAATAATTTAAAACCAATTTGTTGTACATCTTCATCATAATCTGAAAAATCTACATCCAAATTCGAGAGGCATGATAATTCATCAAGTGCCTCACATAGATAATTAGTAGCACGAGTCTGAGCAATTTGTATCGCTTCACTAACATCTATATTATAATAACTAAAAAAGTCCTCATCCTTTTCTATACGATCATAGAATTTGTTGAGAATTTTTTCAAATTTTGTAATTTCTTGAGGCAATTGAGTTCACCTCCCATATTAATTTTTTCTAGGTCTACCTGGGGATTTTCTAGTAGATTTCGCTACTGTCTTTACTTCCTCAGTTTTAGTAGAAGCAGTATCAACTACTTCCTTTTTATCTTCCTGCTTAGATGCATTCATCTGTAGTAGAAGTGCTTTCATTTCAGCTAATTGCTGTTCAAGTTCTTCAACTTTTTTATTGCTTGGTACTACATCCGCATCATCTACAGAAATATTTGATTTGATTTGATTATTAAACAATTCTCTTGTGCGTGTATCAATGACATTTGCCATATCCAATGTAAGTCTATATCCTTCTGATTTTAACTTTTGAAACTGTCCACGCACTCTATCAAAGTCAGAAAGAGTAGAAATAGAAATAATTTTAATAAGTCCTTCTTTTGTTGGATTCAAAAGAATATCTCTAATTTCACTAATCTTTAATACTTTTGACTTGTCAATACGAAGCTCATCATATAGATCATCTTCAATATCCTCTGGAAATTCTAAATTTCCTGTCCTAAATGCAGTTCCGTTATTTGCATAACGAATTTCATCTAGTGTAAGTGGAATAGTTGTAGGTTGACCATCTATAGCAGCTTCAAGAACAGTGCTTTTACCTGGGGCAATATTAATACAAACGCAATTATCGTTATAATTTAAAACAGAAATATGTTTAGTTTCTTGAATATTAATAACAATTCCTCCTAATATTAGGAGGGCGTTTGCACACCCTCCTTAAATTTTTTGTAATAAAAAAGACTACTTACTTAAAGTAACCTTTGCGAAGTTTTCAATATTTGTAAGCATGATTCCATATGTGAAATCTTTTAGCATAATATGAACTTTCTCACCCTGATTGTTCATATCCTGATATGTATGAATTTCACCCTTCATATCAAGATTTCCAATCTTTCCAGCTACACCGTAAATACGCTTATCTGGAAGTAGGAGAGAACCTGTACCAGTTTTCTTTGCGCCAGAAATACCAGCAATACCAATTCCATCATATGTTTTAACAAGACCATATCTATTAAAATCGTCTTTCATAGTATTACTCATATATTGTGCAAAGTTTGGCATACGTCTAATAGCTTGAGCATACTTATTAAGTGTGATAATTACACTATCGCTTGCTCTATCGTTGAGGTAAAGAGAAAGCTTATCCATAGCCTCAAGTGTTGGTGTTGCGCCATCAACAGGAATTAATTGATCTCCGCCTTTAACTGCATCATCTGCTTGAGCAAGTGCATCAAAGAATAGTGCGTTCTGGCAAGCTTCTTTCATAAATGTAGTAAGAGTAGCAATTGATTTAAAGCCATTCTTACGCAGGTCTACATAAGATAGGTCAGTTTCAACCTGACGGTTTTTCCATGTAGGTTTCAGTACGGAAATATCAATGTAGGAACGATCTACATTACCGCCACGTGCTGCCTCATATGCAACAAGTGTATTCTTTGGATCTTTGTGACCTTCATAATCATCAAACTCACCAACAGAACCTCTTTCAAAGATTTGATCCAGAAGTTCATCTGGCGCATTATAAATTTCTTCATTTACAGTTCTATTAATGAACTCAGCGATTGTACATTCTGGATCTTTTCCAGTTTTTCCAATCTCTCTAGCCCAAGCATCAGAAATCTCAGCAATTTCTTTTTCCTCGGCATTAAGTTCTCTTTTGTATTCAATTTTTTCAGCGACATCAAAGAGTACGCCCTCTTTGCTCATAATGTCTTTAATTTCTGTATTAATAGCCATTGTGTTAATTCCTCCTTATCTTAATTACGCCTGTGCAACTGCATCAGCTTCTACACGAATCATAATGAGATCATGACCATTATCTTTAAATGGTTTCTCATATACATATTTGGAAGATCCAGTTGTAAGTTTCTGCCATTTTCCATCTGCGCCTACAGATACAGGTGTACCATCAGTAACTTCACCAGAAAAATCCTCTGCTTTATATTGGTCTGTTGCGAACTTTTCACCATCTGTATATCTTTCAAGTCCGAGGAACTCACCTTTGGCAATCTTTACAAAATCTTCATCATAGTCTGACATATCCACTCTTGCTGCGTTAATGCCAGTTGGAATACGCTCTTTTGTTGCTACATAAATATTTGCTACAGTTTCAGCTTTTGGAAGCTCAACAGTAGTAGCATCTTTGATTACAACGCCCATACCTGTAACAAGTGCTACACCAGCTTTGTGCATTGTATCTTTTGGCTGTGCGCCATTACGTCTAATATCACGAATCATTACATTTTCCTCCTATTATCGTCTTGATAAAAATTTAGTCATGAAAGAACTTGCGCTTTCATTTACATCATCAGTTTCTAAGCTTGCTGTTGCTGTCACAGGATTTGACTCTTCTGTTTCAACATCCTCTGCTACATCAGTCTCTTCTTTATCAAAAGAAGCAATATATTTTTCTGCGATTAAACTATTGATGGCAGTTTTATCTCTTGCTTCAATTAATTCTGCGATTTCAGCTTTTGCAATTTCTTCCTCAGTGAATAATCCACCTTTAAGAAGATTTTTCTTTAAGGATTCTTTTTCTTCTGCAATTTCAGCTTCGATCTTTTCTTGTTCTGCTTTTTCAACCTGTTCTTTGTATGGTTGTAATTCAGAAATCTGCACATTAAGTTTTCCAATTTTCTCACCTGCGGAGATAACAGCTTTATCTTTGATTTCAAGCTCTGCGGTTAATGTTTCGATTTTCTCATCTTTTTCAGCAAGAACAGTATTAACATCTGATACAGAAATAGTAAGTTTTACATCTTGTGGTTCAGAAACAGTTACTTCATCATTCTCAACTGTATATGTAAATAACTTATAATCTAACTGTGTTGGAGCATCATCAGATTTAAACCAAACAGTATGTTCCTCTGGAAACCAATAAGAGATATAACCCCAATATTTAATTGCATCTTCACAAGCTTTGTTAATTTTTCTAAACAAATCGCGATCAGTTAAAGAAGCTGTTTCTGGTTCTTCTGGATTACCTTCTGGCTCAACAGCAGATTCAGCAGTTTCTTTTGTTTCAGATGTATCTTCTGCGCAAGAAGTTTTCTTTTTCTTTTCAGCAGTTTCTTCATCTTTTTTCTTTTTGTCTTTTTCTGTTTCGTCTACAGAATCAGGTGTTTCCTTTTCTTTTTCTGTATCTTCAACAGAGACATCTTTCTTTGTCTTTTCAGCCAAATTCATGTCCTCCTTTTCTTCAATATCTTCATAGTTTGCTATATCAGTATTTGAAATATCAGCAAGAAGAGCAGAAGATAATTGTTCTTCTAAATCATCCATTTCGGCATACTCAATTACACCTGCTCCTGGAACGGCAGGATTCCTATTGCTACCTAAAATGCAATTGCCAATAAATTCAAAAACTTTATAAATTTTGTTAGCACCCTCAGTAACTACATCCGTTGCAGTTAATTCCCATGAGCTGCTAATTTCTCCATCGTCCCATAATTTATCGAATACTTTAAAGTATTCTGGGAATCGTGAAGTCCATAGTTTAGTTTTGATTAAAATACATTTTGGCGTACCATCATAACCATCTACTTCACGTTCCTCAATCCATGCGTCTGTCACACTACCAATCGGAACAGTGTCAAAATGACTTTTCTTTTTTCCATCTTTAGTTTTTTGAATGATCAATTCATGACCACCAAAATCTACAGGTTGTCCGAAAATATTCTTTTTAAGTTTGGCTACAATTGGATATCCAATGATTGTGTCAAAATATTTTTCACCTGCTTCTTCTGGAATAATTCTTCCATATGAATCAGGTTCATCTAACACACTGATCAAAAAGACAGCTTCCTTATAATTGGTATAAGACGCTATAGATATGGGGCGACTGTTTAGAATAATATGTTCATTATCCATTTCAATCACCTCGTTTAAGTTGTTTTAGACTTTTGATAGTTACTATCATATTCTTGTTTCGATTCGTTTACAGAATTTCCTTTTGATGTACTTCCTTTAGGTCTTCCACCTTTAGAATCTTTTTCTTCCTGTTGTACATCTTCTTGTTCATCTTGATTTCCAGAAGAGTTATAAGATGTTGGATGTGGAATAAATATTTCATCAACACCATTATCTTGTTCTGCTTTTCTGCGTTCCATTTCATCATTAAAATTCATATCCAATGTTTCATATGCTGTGCGGAATGAACAATTTAATTTAGAATACAAGAACTCTGCAAGATCCTTTTTCATTTCAAACTCTAATAATTCTGCATCGAGAATATGTGGAGTAGGGCAGTACTCAATAGGTATCTTTTCTTCTGTTAAAACAATTTCATACCATCGTTGTAAGATTACTTCTTGACGTTCAGCAATTTTATTGATAGTACGCATAAGCTGTTTAATAGAAATATTTGCCGTACTCACCGTTTGTTGACCATCAGTATTTAAAAATGAAATTCCTAATGCGGAAGTAACACGAGAACGATATTGTTTTACAGTGCTTTCGTTTGTAAATTCTACAGACGGTTCTACATACATGACTTTTTCTACACATGGCGGTGGAGTATAAACTACTGTAGGATTAGCCCATGCTGCCATTAAACAGGTATGAGCATAAGCCATATCCTCAAGACCTTTTTTATCGTAAGTGTCACCCATAGTTTCTTTACGCATAATCTGAGTGATAATCTTTTTTGCTTTAGCTTTTGCATTAACTGCATCTGCTTTATCACAAGTATCAAGCATAAGTTTTGGTTTCAATGCCTTAAATATTGGTGAGAGTCCATACGCTCTACCAAGATTTCCAAAACGATTAACACCTGTGCGTCTAATATCAAGTCGTGCATATTTTTCTCTTGCACTATAAGCATCAATAACTTCTTTTGGATAGTTATTTTTAATTTCTTCGGATGTATTTTTAAAGAATAATGGTTTGTTCTTTTTATTTTTTAACGTAGACTTTTGAAGTCTGTTTGATAATTCTGTTGTATCAATTAATACATATGGGATTCCATTTAAAGAATAATCAGAGATAATTGCTACACCTAATGGATATTTGTCAATTACATGATGATAAATTCCTTTGGCTTTCTTTGAGCGAAGATACTGAATACAATTACCTTCATCGTAAGTAGAAGTGATAGAAGTGGTCATAACATCATTTATATTTACTTCTTTATGAAATCGTTTGATAATACCATCGGCTTTATCTTTTATATCCTGATCATATTCTTTAGGGAGATTGTCAAATGAATATCTGACATTTGCATTAAGATTAGATTCTATAGATTCATGTACCTTGCCAATAATGTCATCCTCATTTTCGGCTTGTCGCACTAATTGATTGATTTTCTGAATTTTAGATATATCACTTTGAGCGTTTAACGCTAATTCTTTAATATCATCTAATGTAGTTTCAGATGTGGAAGATGAGGATGCTTCATTGAATCTGACGGAGTATTGTTGACCGCCTTTATCAAAACTTTGCATTGCTTCATACATCCAATTTTCAGATTGTTTTTTAATCGCTTCTGCTGTAACAAGGACGGTTTCATCTCCATCATTATCTTGTATACTTGAAGCAATTGTTAATTTATAATCCTTATCAGGATTGTCAATATATTCTGGTTCTTCTGATTTTGACATGAAATCCTCCTTTCTTTAGAATGATATTGATGATGCACAGATGGGGGCATCTTTATAGTTTTCATTTGCTCTATACATTTTCTTTTTATTGTTTGTTTCAAGTTCACAAACAAAACTTAGTCCATACATTAAACTTGTGGCTCTATCTCTTTTCTTACCAGAAACAATACGAGTATATGTCATATTATTTTTATCAGTAAAATCTTGTTTGATATTACTAAGTTCACTCTGCAAAATATCATGTTCCATGTGTTGAAAGAATTCTTCGTGAGAAATTCCACCACTTTTATATAAACTATCTAATTCCGCAGATGGAATTAATAATTCTAAACTCATATCTTCAAAACATGATTTCATGTATGGATAATACAAATTTATAAATCCATTTAAACCATGCACATTCCTTATTAGTGGAAGAGCATTTTCCAATAATGTTATATCTTTTTCATCATCAGATACAATTGGTGGGTATTCAGTAATCTCACCTGTTTTTGGATCAACATATTCCCAAGGTTCATAGAACATACTTGGCAAACCTGCTCCTGCACCATTGGCATCTATCAATAGCTTTACAGTATTAGGGAATCTAATATGAATTAGTTCCCTTAGAAAATCTCTTTGAGCATTTAGTTTCATGCCATTAACAGTTTTTGTATAAACTAATTCCTTTACATATGTACCATTTGGTCGTGGCTTTAATTTGATAACATGAGTACAAGAGTTATCAGAACCTTTTTCATCAGATACCGCAACGTCATGTGTAACAACATAAATGCAATTTGATTTCTTTGGTTGCTGCAATTCGCATCTTTCTAATACACGACATGGATTAGTTAATTCATATGGATAATAACTTTCTCCACTAGAACCTACAAAAACACCCTCAAATTCATAAGCAAATTTATCTTTTGTCATCTGAGGTTTTTCAAGCTCTTTTTCAATATCCTCTTTATCGAATAAACCTGCTTGTACACCTACTTGATAAGGAAAACAAATTGCCATATAATCTTTATTGCCTTTTATCATAGATTCATAATGATACATAAATCTTTTATATAAAGGGCTTGTTTTAAGATAAGCAGAAGAGATAAATATTACTTTACCTTTTTCGCTCATTCCCCAACGAATTGCCATTTCACGTTTGGTTTTTGTCATAGGAATTAAAATTTCTTCAATAATATTATCCTTGACAAGTCTTGCTTCATCCACAAGAATCATATTAAAACGCCATGATCTTGCGCCATCTCCTCCACGATTTTGATCGAGAGTAATTGCACGAATTTCACTTCCTGATTTCAGTTCACAAACGCAATCATCTTGTCCTGTTTTAATAGGAAAGTTTATTTCTCTAGCAACAGCTTCTTTTTTCGATAATTCACCTTTGATTTTCTGAATAATTACGTTACGAGCCTGTTTTGAATTACCACTTGCAATACCAAGTTTAATATTTGTGTATAGAATAGAAACACATATATAATAAACCGCAACAATCCATGACTTACCTAAGCCTCTACATGCGATCAACATTTCACTCTGGTAACGTGACATAGCGCGAAGTATTACACGCTGAAATGGGAACAGGTTTATACCCAATATATCCATTGCAAATTCATCAATATAATATCTATAATAAGAAATAAATTTTGTCCATGCTTCATAATCAATGCTTTCTTCTCGAATAACAGTATTAGAATATGGATTATCTAAATTCTCTCTACCTGCATATTGTTCACGAGCCTTTTTCAATCGTTCCGATGGTGATTCAGTCATATATTTCATAATAATCACCTATAACGATTTCTTTATTGTAGATAAATAATCGAGAAGTTTATCTATTTCATCTTTTTCAATGGGTTTATGCTCTGGAATCCAGTTATGATTTTCAACCATTTCGGTAATCTTAGAAAAGCTACTGATACCAACATCGTTTACACTTCTGGTACTTTCACTAAATTTTGCTGATTTAGAAAGAGTATCAAATGCTTTTGTGGCATTATCATATTTTTTATCTGCACCTTCAACGCCATTCATCATGTCGTCAAAAGTTCTATCCATTTGTAAACTTGCTTTTGCAATTTTACGAGCATAATCTCTATGATTCTCAGTGATGATTTTATAATCACGTTCCAATCCTGCATAATACGAATTAAGATAATCAATATCTGATTCTGTATAATTACCTTTCCATTCATCACTCCAAATTAAAGGCTCTTTTGGTTTTTTAGCTTTAGGAGAACTAAGAACATCACAGTGCGCATTATCCTCATTTATTCCAGAATCGGTTGAATCGTCAAAGTATAAATTATTTTCCATAGAAAATAGTGAGGAATATTTATTTACAATTGCACTTTTCTCACCAATTGTACGATTATTACTTTGGTGCATATGACCTTCTGATTCTGCATCTGACCAATTTCGTTGACGATCTTGGCGCATTGCTATAAGAGTAAAATATTTTTGTAATATTTCTTTTCCATGATATTTTAATTCATTTTCGTCTATATAACTGTTTTCTTTAAGCAAAGATTCTTCGCTGCTAGCAATCAAATCATAGTATAGGGGTTTGTCAATCTGCATTAAAAGACTTTTTAATTTTATATAATTGATTGTGCCATCACTATTTAAAGCTGAATTTTTACAACATTCTTTGCAAATAGGAACTCTATTATCCAAAGAATACATAGGACTATATGACAAATAAAAGTCTGTCATGTTCTTTGGATGATGGCAACAAGTGCAGACCTTCTTTCCTTTTTGTTGATTTGCTGGCGTTGTACCAGTTTTCTTAGTAGGCATAACGCCACCTCCTTTATTTTTGATTATTTACTTTTAAATATTCAATATATTCATAATTAATAGACTTTGACAAATTGTTATTTTCAAAGAAATCATCATAATATCCGTCAATAATTCTTTCGGAAAATTTTATAAAATCATCTAAAGTAGAATCATAATATGTAAATTCTTTATGAAATAAAGTATGCAATTCTTCACACATACACGCACCATAAAATGTTTGCATATGTACTTCAATAACCTTATTTTTTAAATCATTGTATTCATCAGAAGAGTATTGAGAAATGTTTTCTCGTCTATTTAATTTCAATTCATGTAAAGATTGTTCAACTAATGAATTGAATGATATAATATGATGAATATTTTTGAATCTTCCACCAGTAAAAATACATTTATAATCACAAAATTCGGCAGAAGATTTCTTCCAATTAATAATATCTCTTCTTAATTGTTCAATAAGTTCACTAGATCCACCTTTCCAACGTCCATTCTTTTCCCCATATAACGGATTTTTAGAAAGAGGTGCTAAATCTCCTTTTCCTAATCCTCGTTTGATAGCATTTTTACTTGCAATTTTTCTTTGTTCTAAACTTTCATATCGTTTCTTTTGAGCGTCGCTTATATGCCTTTTATGTTCTTCTGAGAATATCTTACCTTTTTGTTTTTCACTATTTTTAATTGCTCCATTTTTAGAAGCTCTATCAATTGTTTCCTGTGTCTTATGATTAAACTTATATTTATGAGCAATTGCTTCTAATGATCTCAAAGTCCTGTCTGGAAAGAAATTCTTAATAATTTCTTCATTTGTATAATCTTTATAAACAGATTTCAATTTTTCTAAATCTTCATTAGACCATTTTGTATTTGTCCTATGATTCAATTCTAAAAATCTACCATATTTAGGATTACATTCTCTACAAACACTTCTTAATCCATCTTTACAAGATTTATCCGTTGGAAAGTGTAAACTATTATTTGGTAAATCTCTTTTACATTTTTTACAGGTTCTAAACCCATCGTAAAATATATCCATTCCAATTTCTCGCTTTCCACTCGCAAGCATCATTAAAAATAGAGTGAGAGAGTAGTGCGAGTATCTACTATACCAAGGTTCATGACTTCCTTAGTTTCTCACTCTATTAAGATTCAACTACGCCCCACCGACAGGGCAACAAACGCCAACCGCTTATAGTCAATATATATTTCTCCATTTTCCATTATCATATCCATATGATATCTAGTGAGTGTAATAACCTCACTTTACAGGTATGGAATTACCTGAATATAAATTAAATTTATATTTTTTTACATAATAAAAGAGCCACCCACATCATCGTGAATGACTCTTTTACAACATTGAATAAATCCATGCTTTCTTATTTAATTCAGCAACATCACCAATAATTTTTGCGATTAAATAACTATTTGAAACTGAGAATATATCTCCATCAGTCATCAAACTTGCGGTAGGAAAATCTACATATAATGTTACATCTTCATCTGTAATAATATTTCCGTTTTCATCTAGTTTAATATTTGCCCCGTTTCCATCAGGACATGAGAGAAGTCTACTTGCAATAATGTAAGATAATACGTCCATTATTCTGTGCCTGTATCTTTCCAACCAAATGAAAACAGCATATAGATTTTCACTGTGCCTGATTCATTTCCTACAATAGCTTGACTTCCCATTGGGGCAGGAGATTCAAGACCAGGAATATTTGTAAAATCGCCTGTTGCGCCATGTTCCATAGTAGGAAGTTTTGCAATTTCTTCAATAGTATCTACGCAAAATGTTTTAATTGCTGAGTTTGGATCGTTACCAACTTTTAATAAATTAGTTGCCATGTAATACCTCCATTTTTTTCGTATACAAAAAGAAGCCACCAATAAGGCGACTTCTCATAAATTTCAATATTAAGTTTCTATTTCCATTATCGTATTTCATTCTACAATATTTAGTGAGTGTAATTACCTCACTATACAGGTATGGAATTACCTGAATATAAATTAAATTTATATTATTTCAGCATAACATCGAATAAATCCATGCTTTCTTATTTGATTCAGCAATATTATATGCTATAATCCTTTGCAAAGATTCTTCCAATAGTCAAATCTTCCTTGGACAGACTGAGCAGAAGATGTACCGCTAGTACAATACTGAACATAGTCCATATTATCACCATAGCTACTTACAAATGCCTGTACAATATTTACAAATTCGTCAAAGTCCTTTTCATTCTTCACACATGTATATGCGGCATATAACATCATCGGAAGAGAAGTAGACTTGAGATTCAGTTTTTCTTCAAATTTTTCATCCAAGAATGCCAGAGCAGATTTCAATAAAATAATATCTTTCTCACCAACATGTTCATTATACCATTCTACAAATGCATCAATATCTTTTGCTCTAAATGATGTAAAATCATTATCATCTGTAGTATTAATCAGCATAAGTGTCTGTCGCACAATATCATTCGCAACATCTTTTTTCAACTGTGTTGGTGATAATACTTTTGCAAAGAATGGATGATTTGCAACATCAAAGATAATTGCACTAACCTCATCACTCTCTAATGATTTTCTTTTCTGAGTATTGGATAATGGTTTACCAGCGTTTTGTCTGCGGAACATCTCACGAATATCTTCATCTGTACAATCAGAAAAGATATACTGTATCATTTCATAATCGTTGATTTTATCCTGGACAACTTCATCCAACTGTGAGAATTTCTTACCTGCAATGTTATATACAGTGCCTTCAATTGATACTGGTTTCAGCTTTTGACTTAATTTGAATCCATCAGTTAAAAAATCTCTGATAGTTGTACTACGCTGAACACCGTCAAATACATATCTGATTTTATCTTCTTTCTCTTCTGAACGAATCGGATCAACAGGATAGTTGCGAAGCATTGAGTCGATTAATAAGCTCTGCTCATAATTTTTCCATTGCCCTTCTTTTCGCTGTAATTTATGAAACATATTGTATTTTCCATTTTTCATATCTCGTGCAAATGATTTGACAGTTTGTGTCTTTCTGTTGAACTCCATATACAACACCTCCAATTTTTGATATTTTTACATTATCACAATTGGAAAATATTGTAAAGGCTTACTTTAAGATAGGGCAGTAGTGAACTGCCCTTTCAGGAGAAGAGATCATATGAAAAAGTTATGTCTCTTTGAAGAGTAAATATGAAGCAAGAAAAATATATAGAAAGATAGGTATTTGCCCGAAGCGGTTTGACAGTCCGATGTCGTGCGCTTGTTTCCATATAAGGTGTGTTTGATCTACACTACGGGCTTTGATGTGGGGGTTATTTTACATCAATCAGTAAATGCTTCATCAGATTCATCATTTTCATCGTTGCGAATAATATAATGGTCTAAGGTCGTAGTAACTTGATTATGTCCTAGTAATTTCTGAGCTACCTCTGGTGCTTTATGTTGAAACACGACAAGGTTTGTAGCTCTTGACTCTCTGAACAGGTGGGGATGCACCCTACGTCCAACAATTTGTGTAAACAATCCTTGACACCAATTATTAAAAGTACTTTCGCTCACTTGTCTAACTTCTTTTCCATCTTTAGATTTAATTACAAACATATAAGGACAGTCATCTTCGCCACGTACTTCAATCCATTTTTTCAACCATTGCATTGCATCATCACCGAATTTAAGTTTACGTGGTTTACCTACAAGAGATGCACCTTTGCAACGAATAGTGTGAGTCAAATACTGTTTTGAAATAGTTTCATATTCATGTCCATCTTCATCCAGAACTTTGATTTTCTTTTCATTTGCAGAATAATCAATGACTTCCTTGAGTAATTGTCTAGCTTCTGCGCGTCTACATCCTGTACTATAAGAAAATGTAAGATATGCTAACATTTGCCATTCTTCTCGTTTCTCAAGTTCTTGGCATAAATTAATGTACTCATCTGGTGTAAGAGGAACTTTTTCGTGAACATATCCAGTTTGTACTACTTTAAGCCCAATTGTAAAGTTACGAAATGTAGGATATTCTTCTTCATACATCATCATTACATAATTACAAAATGTACTTACAGCAGATTTTTTGAATTTAATGCCAGAATCAGAAAAGCCTCGTTTGGTTAGCCAATTAAGATATTTTTGAAATTCCTTCTTTTTAATATCTGTAAAATTCTTATCCTTGAGATTATCCCTAACCCAAGTAAAGAAAATCCTTAATCCCGATTTATATGCTGGCAAAGTTTTTACAGAAAGGTCAGCTTGATTATCAAGGTAATCCTCAACCATTTCTCTATTAAATTCATTTACTGTTTGCCATTCTTCATCTGTTATTTCAACAGATCTATCTGCAATTTTACCATCCAATAATCTCACTTCCTTTCATAATTTTTTGTATAATAAAAGAAGTCACTATTTATTAAGCAACTTCTTTCTTTTTAGGTCTTGTATCTCTGAGAAATGGCTTCGAATAATCTAATTCACCAACTTCTCTGATTTTAACCCAATCTATATTGTTTTGATTAAAATTCTCAATTTCTTTTTTTAACTCAAGAGAACTATCATTTAATATTTGTTTAAAATTACTTTTTGTTAAATCACATGGAAAGAGTATAAAATAAATTAGATTATGCGATTTTAACATTTCTTCTTTTGTTTGTAATTTTAAACGATAATTTTCTTTTGATTTTTTATTTATTGATTTATTGTCATAAAACCATGTTTTATATTCTGCTAATATTCCTGCAATTTCAATATAAATGGTTTTATTATTGATTTCTATAACATAGTCACAATTCATATTGCCAGTATATTCTGAAATAAATGTTGAATATTTAACATCTCTTTTGTAATCTTTATTATATACAAGACCGTTGTCTCGTAAATATTTAGAAAACATATACTCAAACTGACTTGTTATATGTTCCCCATCATCAAAGTCAAATGTAATACCAACACCTTGTTTTCCAAGAGTAATATCATATCTTAATAATAGATCTTGTAACTTTACTCCATAGAATTTTTTGCATGATTTATGCAATGAAGTAATATTTACCCATTCGGGACGTTCATTTATTTCTCTAGTGGTAATAAAATTTCGATTTTCAGATTTCACAAAATTACATATATCTAAAATCATATTGTCTAATTCTTCTTTTGAAGATATTTGACGATCAATCATAGATTCAATGTTAATTTCTAATCCTAGACCTTTCTTCATTTTATTTAAACTACCCCAATATTTATTAATTTGCCCTACAGTTACTTTTCCATATCCACTACCTCTAAAGTCATCATACATAAGTGGTCTGTCATAACATTTTGACATATTTAAAATAATATCCTTACATTCTTCTTTTGTCATAATTCGAGTATATAATCCCATCCATCTTTTCAAGTCATCATTACTTTTGACAGTTTTATCAGGGCAGTGATTAATGAACCAACGAATATTTGGTAAGCCTGTATTTTTATATTCTTGTGTTCTTGATAATGAATATAAATCTATACTATCGTGATTAATTATATATTTTTTGAATTTTTCAATATATTGCTCATAATATTTTTCATTTGCGATAGATTTCGTACAATCAATTTTAGATAATTCATCTTGCAAAGTCGTATTATTTTGCTTACAAAGACTTATTATTTTACTATAAGAACAATTAAAACCATTTTCAGTTGTGTATTCGTTATATTTAGGGAATCTATCATTATTAGAATAAAAAGATTTAATAGAATTAATTACTGATTCAAAAGATATACCATTTTTAAAATCTTTATGTTTTGTATCATGGTCACATATATACAATCCATGATTACGTTGTATATTTTGATTATATTTATGATATTGAAGTTTTCTCTTTTTATGGCAACAATCACATTCTACATCTATATATTGATTTGATGAAGGAAGCAAATCAGAAATTTTAATCTTAATTGTTGTTCCTCTAGGAACTCGTAATCTTCCATCTTTATCTTTGCTTCGTGGTATTTTGTAACCTAAAGATTCATAATAAGAAGTTGTAGAATTATCTAATCTAACTTCTGTGTATTCATTTACAATTGCCATTTTTAATTTCCTCCTTCTAAAGTATTTTTTGATACAATAAAAGGACTTAATGCTGTCTCACGACATGAGCCTTTATAGAAAAACAGTAGAAGAGAAGTGCATAGGTGAAATACCTCTCAAACACCAGGTAGCTACTCCCGATGTTTCCACTGTTTTCAAAATCCCAACATCAGCTATGACACTAACATTGAGCAATTTGGGTTTGTCACCCAATCATTAATTCTCCATTGAACAAAACAATCCAATGAATATAAAAAGAGTGCGTAAGCTATGACACCCACGCACTCTAAAAGGAGATCTATGTCCATTATAAAGATAGATTACACTTTGAAAATACGACAAAGCATATGTAAAGTTTCAATATCTTCTTTAGGAAGAGTCACCTTTACATATTCTTCATCATCCATATCACAATCTACGCAATCATGATGACAACAACAATCGTAACAATTGCCTAATTCTAAGTCATCTGCGAAATCGTCATATTCATCGTCAATATCTTCTTTCAACTCGACAAAGTAAGTTTTAGCAGTTTCTACTTGTGGTAAAAGTTGCTTACTACATTCATCCAGAATATAAGTTGCATCTGCTTCATTAAGAAGATAACCGTCTTTTCGTTTAGCAGGCTCAACCCAGATTTCTGGTGTATCATGATTACTGATTCTTGCGCATAACGTAATTATAAATTCATCTTCATATCCATCAATCTCAGGGTCATGAAAATTTATATTAGCAAGCTCATAATCATAGTCAGTAAGAAGATTAATGATTTTTCTTGCATTATCATATTTTGCAAAGATTGAAATATCTACAGATTCATCTGACTTAGATGCATAATATCGTCTATTAAATTCAGAATCCATAGCTTCACAAAATTCATAAATATCTTCAAAACAAATAGTTGGAATTTTATTCATATAATCAGCCCTCTTATTATGCATTAACAAGGTCTTTAAGTGCCTTTGCTGGTTTAAACTTTGGCATTTTACATGCTTTTATCATAATAGATTGACCAGTTTGGGGATTGCGACCTTCTCTTTCAGCTCTTTCGACAACTTCAAATGTACCAAGTCCAACAATTGAAAGTTTTTCTCCTGCTTTAAGAATTTCAGCTAATGACTTAGTAAAAACTTCTAAATAAAAATCAGAATCTTTTTTGAATACTTTTTTCTCTTCATCTTCGTTCATTTCAACTGCATTTTCGTACATATGATTAATAAAATCTACTTTTGTCATTTAAAAATTTCCTCATCTTTCATATATTTTTATATCAAAATAGGAGAGTAGCAAATGTACTCTCCATATCAATTAATCCAATTGAATATCATATAAACAAACTAAACCATCCTGTCCCACAACAGATATGGTCTGTTCAGGACGATTAGTTTTTCTAATAGACATTGCATATTGGTCTGTTCCTGAGCAACATCCTGACTCAATAACCTTTGCATTATATACGGTAGTTAATCCATTCAAATGTCTATGCCCTAATAGCACAATGTCTGGTTTAATTCCAAACATCATTGTAAAATTTTGAACAACACTTGCGGGTGCATCTTTATGACCGTGTGATGCAAAAATATTATTTCCTCGAATATTAAACATTGCAATCTCAGAATCAATATTATTTTCACAAATATCAATGTTTTTAATATTTTGTAATCTTGCTTTCAAATAAAATGGTAATAATACATCCATATTTTCACCATCTAAAGCATCCTCTTTTTTAGGTGAAATTCTTGAATGATTACCAGGTGTAACATATACATAAATATTATTGAAATGATTTGCAATTCTAATTAGCATTGCAGAAATTAATTCTGAAACATATTTGAATTGTTCCATTAAATCCATGTTATTTTGTAATCGAAGATTGTTATGGATAATGCCTGACAGAATTTCACCGATGACTAGATAACAATTTTCAGATTTATGTAAATCTCTAATTTTAAGAATTTCGGATGTGAATTTTTCGATTCGTTCTTTTAGAATATCTTGATTAAATGTATTATTCCAAGTATTAATCTCAATTCCTGTGTGAATGTCAGTGAGATGTACCAATAAATCAGTGTTACTATTAAAAGTATGATATTGTACTTTTAAATCAGTTGGCTCTACATTCTCACAAATAATTCTTTTAACCATTTCAGAATAAGATTCCTTACGAGCTTCTTGCCTAATTTGACGATTATATTCAACTCTTGCGTCAGATAATTTCTGACGTTCTTTCTTTAATCTAATAATTTCATCAGATTCAGAAATACTCATTGATGTTGGTTCATGTACCCATCCTGCATCTAAGTATTCATATAAAAGTTTACTTCCTTTACGGATAGTATCTCTATGTTCAGATTCCCCATTGTAATCTGATCTGAAATCAGCGATATCTTGCCATTCAATGTTTGAATCTTTCTGTTTACGTTTTAATAAATCTAGCTGTTGCTCTAAAAACTCAACTTTATTTATATCATCCACCACCCAACTTATTCTTCTTCTGGAAGTTCTACACTAATATTGAAGTTAATTGTTTCTGTTCCTTCTGGTAAGGTATCAATGACTTCTTGAGTAATGTTTTCACCTGTATCTGTATCAATAAGATTTAGGTCATGTAATGAAATATTTTTAAGCTGAATATTCTTCTTACGTGGGGTGGTTTTACTTTTAATTTCACTAATTTTGATCATGTTTTCTTCTCCTTGAATTTATATATTTGCATAAAAATAGAAGAGTAGTAATAACTCTTCTTAGATAATTTCGTCTAAACTTTTAATAATTCTATCTGCTACCTTGTACTCGATAGCTTCTTTTGCAGATAAATACCAGTCATTCTCAAAGTTTTCATAGAATATATCTTCTGGTATATTTGTTCTTGATAATACAAATTTACCAAGTTCATCAATTTGTCTTTGATAATTTAAAATAGCAGCAACTACATCATTATAAGAACCACTAAATTGTCCTGCTCCTTTATGAATGAGGAATTCAGCAGAAGGTAGAGTTAGTCGTTCATGACAAGCAAGATAAATAAAACATCCACTTGAAGCCGCCATACCGACATTTACTCCAACGACAGGAGTTTGACTAAGTGAGATTGTATCAACAAGACAATTATTTACTTCTAAATCTCCACCAGGACTAAAGAATACAACTTTAATTTTAGTACGTTCATTAATAGGAATGTTCTTTTGTTTATCTTCAAAATTCCATTGCATAATCATTTTGGCATATTCCAATGTCATAGTGGTAATCTCATCGTCAATCCAGATTATTCTATTTTCGTAATTTTTATAAAATTGAAGTAGAGATGGATCTGGTAATTGAAGGTTTTCTGCATTTTGTGGAATAGCAATATCAAGATATGCTGTATCTGCTTTTTTTTTATTTGTCATATAACACCTCTCAAACATATGTATATACTTTATTATTTTTGATGTGAGAAATTGTTTGTACGCTTACATCATATGTATTAGCAATGGCAGTCAAAGACATACAGTCAGATAATATTTGATTTTTTATTTCCTTAACTTGATTTAACGTAAGTTTTGAGTTGTTATTTTTCTCTCCTCTTAGTCTTCCGTTTGATTTTTGAAAAACTAAATCTTTGGTATATTTCGTCCATGTTTTGTGATTCCTTATATCTGAAATAGTTTTTCTATTTACTCCAAATTTGTTACCTATTTCTGTATCACTAAAACCATTGTTAATACATTCAATTACATCAACTATATTTTCATCAGTTAATTTATTTAAACCATTACGTCTACCTTTTGTACTCGGAAAACAAATATCTTTTGTTAAATATTTCCATGAATGTCCGCTTTTAATACTTGAAACAACACTTTTATTAACATCGTATTTTTTAGATATTTCAGTATTAGATAATTTGCCATCTATTAAGTCATTAATTATATTTTTTACTTGTTGTTCTGTCAATTTAGAATAGAAACAATTTTCTCCTACATATTTACCTTTTAATGTATTGGAAATTTTTGATTTTGTTTCATCTGATAACATAGACATATCAGTAGTTGGCATGATATTATATCCTAAATTATCATCAGTACAATTAAATTTATTAATATAAAATTGTTCTTTTTCTCTTAAAATATTTTCATCGCACAATTCTACAATTTTGAACTCAAAATTGTCTTTCCCGTGTTTATTCCATGCATTTTGAAGATGCTCATTCGTATGAGAATTTTTATTTAATTTATTTAGATGCTGTTTCCATCTAGTATGAATATCTATTGAACTTCCAATGTATATTTTACTATTAACGATATTTTTAATTTGATATACGCCTATTAATTTTTCTTTTGCCATAATCATCACCTTGTCCTTTCGTTGTATTATTAGTGAATATAAAAAGACTGCCGATTACTCAGCAGTCAATTGTTTTAAATCTTGTACAAATTTTTCTGTTTCTTCAAAGAAGAAAATTGTTGCATTTTTTAATTTGTGGTTTTTCTGCAAATCAACTATTGGATTTCCACAATGTAATAATTGTTTTGCAAGAAAACTATTGAAAATAGGTTTTGTTTTAATGATATACACCTCATTTTATTTAATCTAACAAATCTGCCATTGCAGCTGTTTCACTACGTTCAGTTTTTAATAGTTGTACATATCCAAATTTCTCATTGCCTGCAAGTTTTTGAACAGCCGATAATAAACCATTATTCATCCTAAAAAGAGCAGAATCAGTTTGTTTAAAATCTCCATTCATCCATAGAGCAGATCCTTCACCAACACGACCAATTAATAATTGAACATGTTCTTTTGTAAGATTTTCTGCTTCACTTACATAAATTATAGTATTTTTGATATCTCTTCCTCGAATATATCCAAGATGTTCAACATCAACAGTTCCTTCCAGCATTTTCAATTCAAGACCAGATTCTCCACCAAGATGATCTGCTAATGGCATTGCAAATGGGAGAAGTTTAGAAAATTTGTCCCCAGGAAGGTACCCAATTTCTTCGGCATCTTTTACACCAATTGTATTTCTGACATACAATAACTTATCAAATTTACCATCCTCGATAAGTTTTAAAGCATTTGCAATCATTAGGAAGTCTTTACCTGAACCGAATTTCCCTGAAATAATTTTAATTGTTTCATTTGAATTTTGTAACATATCAAATGCCAATACTTGTTGCGGATTTCTTGGTTTAACTCTTCCGTTGAAATTGCTTTTTATTTGTTTATAAGATAATGCAGAATATTCTTCGCCATTCCATTTACGATAATCAACAACTTCACCATCACTCTTACGAATAATCAAATATTCATTTAGAAGAGAATCATACATATTCTCATTTGTATGTAAATAAAAATAACTCATTTCTTCATCAGAAAGAGTTACATCCTTATATCCTGTATATTCATCAAGATTCTTAACAAGATTAAGTTCTTGCGTTCCTTTTGTGGGAAGTTTAAAAATATTTTTTGAGATGAATTTACAATTAAGATCATCTGTGCAAACGATAATGGAAGAGGATTGATTATACCAATAAGCAGAAGCTAGAATGATATTATCTGGTGTTTCATCCAATGTAAAATCATTAATAATTTTTCTGATTTCTGGTGTATATGCAATTACTTCATAATTTTCACTTTGATCAAGTAATCTTGCAATTGACCTCGCTTTATATTTTACATCCCCATCTTTATGACCTGATGTTTTAATCGACTCAATTTCTTCAAGAGTCTTCTGAGAAATAACAAATTCCTCTTTGAATGCTGCACTTTGTAAATTTAATAGTGCATTGGTATCCAGAAATAATTTATATTCCAATAAAAGATACCACCTTTCCTATATATTTTATCTTTCTTTTCTGTCATTGATATTCCACAACATTTAACCCATTATGGTAAGCATCTAATGCCTTATTAATAGCATTACATTCTCTATAGTAGTATTTATTCTTACCACTATATGTCTTAAAAATGTCTTCATGAAACTTAAACCCTTTCTTCATAAGGTATTCCATTTCTTTTTTACTAATTGCTTTTATAACAATTCACGTCCTTTGCATTTATTTCTCCAAGTAGGAGAGTAACGTACAGGGTAGGATTTGAACCCACGGATGGTTTTATCCATCAAATGCTTTCAAGGCATTCGCATTAAACCTGACTCTGCCACCTGTACTGATTTTATCCAACCGCCATGAGTAGTAGCGGTGATGTTTTTTATGATATATCAAACATACTATTAAAACATATTTTATTAGTCGAATAACGTAATAATCGACACTCATTATTGGATTTTTATAATCAAATATTGAATAATCGCATCATAAGTTGTATAATTGTAAGAAAAATCCATTGGATGTATACAAATGAGAGATACAACTTTAGATCTTAATCAAATTAAAGAATTAGCTGATTATGTAGCTAAAAGAAGTGCTTCTGTTGGTTCTCAACCACTTCAAGTAAAAACATTCGTTAAAAAGTATATGGAAGCATATACAGAAGCATTCAACGAAATTTCTGAACTTAATGATCAAAGAAGAAAAGAACAATCTGAAAATTTATAAATTAATTTTATTATTCTCATTAATTTCTTGAATAATTCTATCAAAAAGATGTTTTGTTGTAGCTAAAGTGAATTCTTCATGTGAGAGAATTGTCAAAATTTTATCTTTGATTTTATTTTCATTATCATGCATATAAGGTATTCCATCTTTTTCTACATACATAATTTACCAACTTTCTAACTCATTTAGGGGACATCTCACAACGTCCCCTATCGCCAGTATATTTAAGAGAGTTTGATTATTCCTGGCTTAATTGATATATTAGGCTTTGAACCTAAATCTACCAAATCCATACGGAAACAATCGCTCTAACCAATTGAGCTATATATCATTATTATTATTATAAATGCTGAGATTACACATTTATACAGAAGTTCTTTTAGAACATTATGAGTTCTTTCCGTATCCACTATATACCTTACGCATATATAGTAAACTTCCACAACCGCCTTTTTGAAAGAGTGGCATTTCTCTTTTACTACATGACTACTCTGATTTTATTATTCCATTAACACCGCCGTGCTATAAATCTCCGCTAAGAGAACTGTGCAAACTCGATCAAACATCTCAAAGTCTTGCGAGACTTATTAATGTCCATATTATACTCTTATAAGTACTATGGAATTAGGTTGTTTTCACCATGTAGAGGTGTAGACTTTCGCTTTGTATGTAATATTTAAGTATATAAATATTCTTTTACCTTTTAAACGTAAACGGCATTCCACCATTCCCGATAATATTATTCTACTTTTTTACAACAAGTTTAAGTCCAAGTTACAGAAGATGTGCTACACCAGACGCTTTCATTCCTTTTGAGAACAAAAATACATCACACCTTCATGTCTTTCAGTTATAATCCCTACTAAACGTTCATATAAGTAATATACTCATATAAATGGATAATGCACTCGATTAATAATTTCTCGCACTATTTATCCTCCTGATTCACCATTATATGCATATAAGTTTGCATGAGCTATCTGATTTGCGGTCAAAAAGTAATTCTCAGCGGTCGCCCCTAAATCACTTTATCGCTCCTTATAATACATACTATTTCCGCATAGACTCAATTGCGAAACGCAACCTTTTGAGTTACTGGTATGTCAGTTTTGCTTGAATTGACTATATTTCTATAGCGATAGGGTGTAAATCTATCTTTATATACCTCACGATATACTATCTGTGTCAAGCCACATAATCGTAACAATAACATTGTAAAATTTATGATGCGTCATAAAACGCATCAAATAGCGGATATTGGATTTGCACCAATGTTCTCTTGGTTATGAGCCAAGCGAGTTAACTACTTCTCTAATCCGCATTGTTATATTTTTAATCAACGGAAGCACTGTAGCGAAAGGGGAAGAATCAGTGCAACCGCCGATTATATACCAATTAGTCGCCAAACTAATCATAACTGTATTTCTATCGAGATACTCTCAGATATTCATAAGAAACTAAGATTTCTCCTTTTTAACTAATTTTCAAAATAACCATTGAGTTTTCTGTTATAATGTCGTGTGATTTTTGGCTTTACCCAAATTTTTTCATCACATTGAATATCTTCATATCTATGAATTTCTTGTGATGGAACATATTTACATTCCAAACTCAATCCGTCCAATAATTTAACCACTGTTTTATCAGTGGGAGTAGTAGAAGATAAATAGTCGAAAATAATACCCTCTGCCGATTTGAAAACTTTTCGGACTGTCGCTATATCTATATCTTCTTTTTTTGAAATCTCTTTGATAATATTTTCTTGATTAATCGTCAAATAATATTATTCCTCCCATCTGTTTACGATCGTTTTATTGAGCATATTCATTTGTAATTTCAGCGTAGTTGCTGTTGTGGTATGCTCTCCATATAGCCACAAATGAAAAAATATTTTCGCCCATGCGCAATGGGTGTTTTTATTTTTGGTAAAATATTTTCGCCCATGCGCAATGGGTGTTTTTGCTAAATCGACATTCTTTTTTTTCTACGATATTCTCTATCAATTCTACGCTTTTCTTTTAATTGACATTCTTCGCATCGACAGGATTTAGTATCTTTTATATCAACCTCAAACCATTCTCCACAATCAACGCACTGAATAAATTTAGTTTTCTTTATAGGAATATTAGACTCAAGATTTTTTACAACGTATTGACCATAACAAAACCAAAATAATTGTTTTGATCTTTTGTTATTTCCATATAAATATTTAACAAGCATGTCTGTTAATTCTTCATTTGAATAGCCAAACTTTGAAAATTCATCTCGAATTTGACAAGCAACATATCTCAGATTATCAATATATTCATCTTTCATATTGATTTTGTACCTGTACTTTTTATTTAATTCATCATATAAATCAGATACTTCTTTTTTACAAGTTGTATTAACATTGCTCATCATTTTATGATAATCAAGTTTTCCAAGTTGTAATCCCCTTGTGTTAATTGCCTTATTTGGAATTACGCTATAAAGTTTATTTACAAAACTTCCATTTCTTTTTTCTACTTGAGTCTTATTTTCATCCTCACTAACTTTTTTATCCTTTGCATATTCAAAAAATGCAGGTAATTTTTTATTAGTAAATTCCTTAATCTGTGCAGATATTTCTTTTGGAAACTCTGGTTTATATAGTGTCTTGGCGAAGTCAATAACAAAATTATTCTGACAACATAATCGCTTTACACAATTAGTAGCATGTTGTTTCTCTTCATCTGTACCGTCAATGAAAATGTCACTGTTCCAAATCTTTGAAATATTATTACTATAAATGCCGATATTTCCACCAGTAAATGCAGCATTTAATCCTGCATAAATATTTTTATTATTCAACTCGACTGGTTTTGCTTTTTGCATATTATAATATAATGGAACAATACCATTCATATTTCTTTCAGCAATACGAATAAAATCTTGATCAGCTACAACAAGAGATTTATCACCGTCAACATCAAATTGAAGAATCTTACTAATTAAATCATATGTACTGGTATAAACGGCATTAGTTGTAAACCATTTTCTGATTTTTTCAACTCTTTCTCCGTATACTTTATTGGCAACATTAAATCGTATAGCATGTTCTTTATATAAATGTGGACTTCTAAGACAATCTAATTTATCATAATATTTGAATAACCAACAAAATACTTCTTTATCTGCTAATAATCCTGTTGGGGTTTCAATGTGTCCAAACCAATATTCACATGCGGCATAAAAATCAGGAAGTAAAAATGTATATTTCCCATTAATGTCTAATCGACCACTACGATATTGTTTGAGAAGACTATTTTTTACTTCTCTAATAACATCTTTTGCATATGTATCATTTAATAACGCAGGATATATTTTAACCGCTTTTTGAAACGGTGTCATATTATCGTTATATGGGGTAATTCCTAATACTTCCATCATTGTTTTTTCTGATGTACATATATTAGTAATCTTTTCGATTGACTTAGATGCTAAAAGTAATATTTCTTCATCCGATATATTGGTAAGAGTTTGCAACATCTGATAGTTGATTTTTGCATTTTTAACTCTATCTTCTTCTGTATTACATCTACCAGCTTGACAATTATATTTTTTAAAGTATGTTTTGTATTCATCCCATGAATCATAGAACTTGTACATTTTAAACTGACTCTTTGTAAATATAATTTGAATATTTTCTTCGATGACATCGTGTTCTTTACCATATATATCTTTGATGATAGGAGAGTGGCTGTTTACTTTTATAAATTTTACAAAATCAAATACACCTAACAATCCTTTTATCCATGGCGCACGAAACATTGTATTTTTATCCATAAGACACGGTAAGATCATTCCAGCTCCATCAGTGTGTGGAATTGGCACTAAACCAGTTTTTCTTTCAATTGAATAATTTGTCTCGTCTATAAAATCAAATGTACCAGGAACATTAGTTTCAAAATCGTCAATTACAATACATCTATCAATATCAAAATCAACCCATTGATCTGTTGCTGAATTTGCTAATGCCATGTAAGCCAAATGTTTATTAACATTATTACCACCTTTAGAATTGATTTTATCAATCGTTAATCCACACATTACGGTTTTTTCTACTTGATTCCATACAGATTCTTTTATAAAAACTGCTTTCTTTTTACGAATTTGTCCTGCTGATGATGTAAAATATCTATATTTTTCACCTTTATACATAAAACCATAAAAAGATAAATCTTTAAAAACATCGAAATAGTAAACCTGTACTACGATAAGAGCATCTGTAAGTTCATCTTTTTTAATTCCAATAGTTCTGGTAAGAGAAGATTCAAAAACTGAAATAACATTTGTATCTTTCAATTCTTCTTGTCTTAAATATCGCAATGGTATATCTTTTTTTATTTCATTTTCTTCATTATATTTTGCAGTGTTCTCTTTTTCATAAACCTTAGTTGCAAGGATTTTTAACAATTTCTCTTTTGACTCATTAGCTTTCTTTCTTTTATGCGCAATTAAACGATTCCAATAATTTAGTTGATTTCTGAGCTGATTAAATTGATCCATATCAGTTATGGATGTTTTTTCTATATCACTCAAAATATATTCAATATCTTTTTTAATCAACTCATATGTATCATCAGAACATCCAATAGTATTAAAATCTTTTTTAATTCCATCAAGTTTATTACTAATATAGTTTCGTTCTCTTCGATATTTACAATTCATTTCGTGAAGATACTTTTCTGAATTACTATAAAAATGACCAGTATCTACACTATACATATTAATTTGCGTGTCTAACATTTATACCCCCATTAAATACCATTGCATTCCCAAAATTCATCCATTGAATCATATCCACATCCAACAATAGAATCGCAAAACATTTCGTAACCTACATATGCAAAATTAGCATCATCCATACAATTTTCAAAATGTTCACAGTTGGTACATGAATACAATTTTGAGTCATCTACATCATTGTATTTGCATACGCCCCATTTTTCTAAAAAATGAATATCACCAATATTTACATTGTTCATTTTTAATCTTCCTCCATAATTCCAATCTCATAATTTAACCATTCAGCTAAGTCTTTCTTTCCAGTAATACATTCCCAATGAGCATAATCACCATCGTTCCTTATATATTCTTCACCGTTATAAATTCCATTACCGCAAATAGAGCAGTAGTGGGTTGCATTCTCAGGAATATAATCAGGACACGTTGATGGACAATAACTCATGTGGCAACCTGCGCACACCATTAAGCAACACATCCTTTCTCTAATTTTTCATATGAATAACCATCATTTGTTGTATAATATATTTCTCTAATTCCAAGATCTTTTATCGCTTGCATACAGCTTGCACAAGGTCTAGCCATTCCACACACAATATCTTTTCTAGTGCGGTATATGTACAACTTCACCTTTGAAAAATTAATGTTCAAATGTTTCAGTTGATTTATGCAATTAATTTCTGCGTGGAGTTTTGGTAGAAGTGATTCAGAATTATCAAAATCGTTGTCATCTATTCTATATCGGTTATAATACTTCTGGGTTGGGTGGGTTTTATTTGTATTACAACCAATTCCGATAATGCGATTCTGATAAACAGCGATACATCCAATATGTACCTTTGGAAAATCAGACACCTGTGCAATCTGCTTGGCTTTTGAGAAATATTTGTAATCCATTTTTCTCATCATATTTTCCTTATTTAATTATTCTCAATATATATTGATAAATTTTGGGTGAATTTCGATTTTAAGTTGTAGGTGGAACAACTTAACAATAGATACCGTAGAATTGAAATTTGACTATCATTTCTTTATAATTTTACGATAAACTGAACATAAGAGAGTAGTGGTATATACTATTTCTTTTTAGACTCACGATATTTTTGCAAATTCTGTATCAATTTTTCCTTTTGTTCTTCTGTTAATACTCTTTTAGGTTTGTTTGGATCAGGTATAGAACCAGGGTTTATCTTTACCCATTTAAGCGGAAATTTCACACAAATGCTACCATCTTTATTTTCTCTAAAGTATTTAATCTCATCTTTTCTTTCAGCATAAATTTTCTTCAAACGAGTGATATGTTTCCTGTTTGTAAAAGTTGCAACGGCATATCGTTCACCAGATAAAAACTCAATACAATTTTCATTATTTTTATCAAAATTTCTTTCAATCATTGTTTTTCTCTCTTTCTTTACTAAGAATATTTTTATGGCATTGTTCATCTACTCGCCAATCGGATGCAATTTTTTCTGCAATTCTGGATTGTTTTTGATTATTTCCTCTTGACATAATGAAATCCGCATTGTTTAACCAACCACTATATCCTCTATGTAATTCTTCTCTGCTTGGCATAGCATAATATTTGTTATAGCTGCATTCATGGTTTCTTCTGTTTTCTGTTTCTGTCATATTTAATGTTCTCCTTTGATTTAAAATTCATAATTGCATCACTCCTTTTTGTGATACTGGTTAATAGTTATATATGTATATTCTCTTTTTTATTTATTCAATCATGTGTATCATCAACGTCCTTTCTATCCGTCAAATTTATTTCACATCCTTACCTGTTAATTCTCCAAATGAATCTACATTATATACTTCTAGCATCTTTAAAATAGCCCATTCAATTTCTTGTTCATATCCTTCTTTATTAAGTACATAGATATTTGGAACATTTTGTGGTGGCTTTTTAGGATCTGGTTGTATACTACCTACTTCTCTTTTTATCAAAAGAGGTTTTTGGTTTTCACTAGAAGAAGTTAAACATTGAATACATTGATTTAATGTATCTTTTGAAATTGCCAATTCTTTTGCCATACTTTCCATGCTGCGAAAAAATGCTTCTGGTTTAGATTTAGGATTACTTATTGTTTCTTCATTATTTTTATTTTTTGGACGAATAAAAATATAAGAATTGATGTAAAGGAATGCCATTAATATATTCTCTTTGTTAATACTTGATTCACTCATCATTATGAAGTCAAGTTGCGAAGATGTAATTTTTGAAAATTTATCTGTTGCGTCAAAATTCTCTGGTATAATATCCATTTGAATACATTCATTATATCCAACACTATGAATATCAAAATCAGAAGTAATATTAATCATGTTACTTTCATGTAAAAACAATAAACATTTGATTATTTCAAAAAATATTTTAGGTTTGTGTTTTGTTTGCTTATATTTACATAAATTGAATATCTCTGAAATCACAATATATGATTGATCTTCATAACTTCTATGTTTATCAATTAAGATATATATAAGATAAAAAATTCTATGTAAATGATATTTCTTTTTAATGTCTACCTGAATAAAGCTATTTGGAACTCTGGCAAAATATTCTTTGTGTTTATTCTCAACATATGGATTGTTTATTGGAACAATATCATCAAAATCAAATTGAAACGCTATACCCAAATTAAAATTAGAATTATTATATCCTTTCAATACTGAATCATATTTTGATATATAAAACTTCTCTAAAGTTCTTGCTTCTTTGTAACTGATATTTTCTTTTATAATTTCATGTGAAAATCCATCATTCCATCCATATTTCTGAATATCTTTATAAAATTTTTTGTTTTCTCTATATCCATTACCATTACTCCATCTTTCTTTTTCTGCTTGTTGAGTAATCCCAATATATTTTTTTCCATTAACTAAATTTGTATGTATATATACTTTGTAATTGTTTATAATATTCACCTTCCTTTTGACTTGGGCATATTATGCGAGCGTTCAGTTTACAACACCTGGGTGCTGTATGATTTTCAATTTTAGAAATTAGACATCAACTGGATGTTCTAAACTGAACAGAAAGAAGATATACTACTTTTTAATAAGACAGACAAAATATATTTTATTTATTCATTACATTCATAAATAAAATATATTTTAAAAACCACATCTTGTTTGTATCATTGAGTTATTGAAATATCATCCTCATACATTCCATTTTGTATATTCTCTCTTTGCTGGATATAAGTCTTAATACATTTCTCAATCTCTGGTTTATCAACTTCTCTTAACAGAGAGCCGATAATTGATAGTATTAGTAGATTCTCTGAATGAATTAAATCAGCATAATTGTAAATCTTGTTTAATTTCTTTTCTAAATCTGTCATATGTATTATTTTTCTCTTCTTTCTTTTAAAATATCTTCACACACTTGAATAGCCATTATGAAATAGTCAGTGTTACATTTTGGATTTACTTTGCATTTCTTGAAATACGTTTTCCATTCCAGGATAGTATCAGTTGATTGGTTTGCTAAGTTTTTCAGTAATCTATTATATTTTGGGCTGTGATTTTCAATTGTAATGGTCTTAGTGGACATTTATGTGTTTCTCCCTTCAAATTGATTTTTGGTATATTTTTTATAAAGGATAATTATTTTGTGTCAAAAATTGTTGACATTACAAGTTTCTCTTTATGAAGTACTAAATCATATTTCTCCAAAAGATTATCTACTAACTGCTCAAACAATACTCTTACAGTTTTATCATGCTCTATTGCATCTAATGTGTAACAAGTTTCTAGTTTATTCTCGTAGCAATAATCATCTACAATCTGGTTTAGCTCAATATCAGGATATATATCTGAAATTCTCTATATAGATTCTTATAGAGATCTTTCAGTTGGATTTCAAAATATTCTGCTAATGCTTGATATTTAGGGAACATTTTTGATTGCCAATATGTAAATCTCTGTTTCTTTGATAATGCTTTTGGTATATTATTGTTTTCCAATGTAGATACTCTTGATTCTAATGAATCAAATTTACTATCAATCTTTTGTACAAGACTGGTTACACTCTGCGCTAAAGCTTGAATATCATCATTTCTTGCTTGTAATTTAGCAGTAGCAATTTTTAATCCTTGCTCACAAGCGATAAAATAATCTCTTGCTTGCTCATGTTTCTCAGTATTACCTGTCATTGAAAGTTTCTTTGCAAATTCTGATGTGAGTTTATAATCTGTCTTTGGTTTTGGATTTTTTGGTTTATCTCGTTCTTCTTGCATGATGAACGGGAAATAATCTTCATTTTCAGTTACAAATTTATTATTTACGATATTTTTCTTACACCATCTAGCAAAATTACTTGGATTCAATTCTAAAAAAGCATATAATTTACTTGCTGTTGTCATTCCATCTTTATCAATCTGCAATGCAATCTCAATAGGTGTCTTATCAGATGTTGATGGTGTGATAGTAGTTGTTGTATTATTTTTGTCGTCTTTTAATTTTCTCATAGTAATTGATCTCCTTTATTTATTTGTGAAATTTCTTATTTGTGTTGTTTCTATCGGCAATAAGTTTTAAGCAGCTCATTTCTTTCTGATTATTACTTCTCTGTTTAGTAATAATATTTTGTGTTGTATATGAATTAAATATCTTCTTACAAATCTTTGCTTTATATAAATTCTCTATATCAGATTTATAATTTTGTACTGTGTATTCTGGTGAATATGGATCATATGAAAATTGACTCTTTTCTGAATTTAATATTAGCTTTAGGAAATAACATAACTCTCTGATTGATTTACCGTTTCCTCTTGAGAGATGGTAGTATGATTGTGGTGTTATTTCTGATATGTATATTCTCTTATCGGCAAGATATTTATTTGTTATGGATTTGATTTTGTTTAATGTTGCCGATGAAAAATTCCATTTGTATATTGTAAGTGGTTGAAATATATTTGAAGTAATTAATAAGATTGATAGGATATAATCTTGTGCCATTAAAATATTTAGTCAAATATTCATTACTGTTAATTTTATTATTCATTTGTGTAATCTCCTTTTTATTTTAATGATTTTTGATAATTATTATTTCTCTCTTTGCGGATTGAAATATTTAGTTTGCATGTTACTGGTTGTAGATTCTCTATTTGAAACAAAGATGATCTATTTTTGCTGGTGAAAATTTGAGGTTAGGTGGGATATGAGAGTAGTGATTTTTGTGAATGTAAAAGTACCCCCACTTATCTTTCTATCTAATATTCTCTATTTGAGATTCTGCTTGAGATATTTGTTGTAGATTATATGATGTAGATTTAATTTGAAAATTGTAACGTGCAAATGCTAAGTTGCTCAAGTGATGGTATTTGTGATGTTTATTCTAAGTTGTACATTAGAATAGTGAGCATAGAATTGATTTTAGAGTTGTAGATGATATGTGATTGATATGAAATTGAAATGATTGTATCTTGAAGTGTAACTTTAGCATTTCAAGATTTTTTATAATGTATTTTTGAGTAAATTTTTGTGATTAGAATTGTGTGAAAGTTTGACACAATTTAGAGAGGTATTTCCTGATGATGTGAGATTATGGACTTCGAGATAGGTGTTTTGGGTGATAATTTTGATTGAGATGGGAGAGTGATGTGTACTTTTAATAGGAAATGATTGCTGCGTTTTAGGTAGATGTGGCAAGGGAATATGGGATATTGCAGGATGATAAAATTAAATTAAGTTTATGATCTTGAGATATATAATTAGGTATCACTTCGAGAAGACTTCGTAAATTGTTAGATTTTGCAAGGGATATTGTGATTTGGAGTAGGTAATTTTGGGTGAAAATTGGTGATTTAGAATTGTCAGAAAATTTATTTTGCGTTGATATGCAAGGGTGCGGTCGAACTCAGTCTCGAACTCATTTTGATTATTTTGGTGAATTGTGTGTAGGTTTAGTGCAATTTGTGAGGTGGTATGAGGGTGAGAAATTTTTTGTTGCTGGTGGTGAGTGTAGAGTGATGGATTACCAGTTTTGATTTTTGGACGAGTAGTGTGAGTTGAACTCATCAGTGGATATGACAATATCATATTAAAATTACAAATGTAAACTATCCCCGTCCTACTGGTATACATTATAAAACAGGATCATAAAATCGGATTAAAATAGTGTAATATGCAATTCCCGAAAAGCCTTGCTATTGTTGAATAAAACTAACTTTTGCACTTTTGTGGGAAGTGTAAAAAAGTCAAGTTTTGTTATTATTTGACATTTTTACTCCGGTCAAAAACATGGGGGTGGTACAGGATATAAAAGTTAGTATGATAAAACTAAAATTTTATCGGGTATTCTGGATATGAGATCACGGGACGGTAGACTTTAATTGTATAGACAATTATAAATATTATTATAGTATACTCGAAAAAAGGAAAAGTGAGAAAATGAAAGAAAACAAGAGAAAATGAGCGAAAAAACGTGAATAAATGACTATCGGTCAATTCTGTTCGTTATGTTGGATTTCCAACAAAAAATTTGATTACAAGATTGTAACACAAAATCATAACACAAACTTATATCACCACTTGCACCACAAAAACGTAACAAAATAGACTAATACACTCCACTTTATACCCAAAAACAGCGGTAAAAATGGGATAGCGCACCACTACAAAATAATACATAAATGTAACACAAAAATTGTATCACACTCATATAACACAAAAATCTGGACGAAATAAAACCATCTGGACGCACAACAGTAGACTCTACCAGATAGCAAGATCACACCCCAAACCATCCCCCAAAATACAATATAAAATCATATTAACATAACACAATATACTCATACAATAACATCAAATAACCATACATAAACTCACAATAATATACAATATAATATACATTATATATCACATAATACATCACATATAACTTACAATATACATCTATCTATATTCAACTATATACCTACAATATACCACATAATATTACTATTATAATACCTCTGATATATCATACAATATACTACAATACATACTCATACAATCAACCATAATGCCACATAATATAACGCATAATATACTCACACTAACCACACCACATTATACAATCTGCATCCTATAAAACCATTGCAAATACTACATTCTAACACCATCCAGGGATTAAAATATAACATCAGATCACGATAAAATTATCTTAAAACAGGACGCAAAACACCACATAAAAACAGATAAAATTATACTCCAAACAAGATAAAAACCACACGCCAAACAGATAAAAATACCTCACATTTCAATCATAAATCAGACAAAATACTCACACTTTACCGCAATATTTTACCCATTCGCACACAAAAAACAACGCTATTCTATACAAAATTTTGCATAAAAATACATCAATCAAACTGTATAAATATACAATATTCTTGCATAAAATAGCGCACATTTTGACGTAAAAATACACCTAAAAACATATTAAAATGATACAAAAATATCATCATGCTGCACGTTTCAAACAGTCCAGATATACGATTGTAAATATATCATACTTACAAAATGACCTTGTAAAACGCTCTATAAACGACTTTAAGCGCATAACCCTATATAATTATCATATCTAATATAAAAGCCCTTAAAACGTCAAATACACGCTTATAAGGCTATCTGTACATTTTGAACATGATAACAATAGGTTGTTTGTGTTACTTCCTATTATATGTGGCTAATACAACTGTTTTATCTTTGACAACATAGTATCTATATAACTATCTAATTCATTGTAATTTCTTCCATACCATAATAAATGTGCAACAAAATCTATTTCTATATCTGCACATCTTCCGTTATTTAAGGCGTTGTATATATCTTCTTTATTGACTCTATATCTTCCATTTGATAACTTTTGATTATACTGTATATTATTATATCTAAGCATATCTAAACATCTTGACACGTTACCAGATACAATAAAAAATTTATATATTATATCTGTTATGCTGTCAGTGTCAGTTATAAATAAACATTTCCTTATTATATGGCGTATATACTCTATAAATAAATCATCATATAAATAATGTATATTTCCATTATCAAACAACTTTAAAGCATCATAATAGTTTATGTCTCTTAAATGTTCTATGTGCTCTTTTGTTATTTTATCGTCTATCATATATTTATTTATAACCTTTTCTGTCAAGATCATCCTGTATTAGCTTCTTGATATATACGCTCATTGGTATGTTATTATCTTTTGCATACCGTTTCATTCTTGCACATTCTTCCGTTTCTTCTGGTGTATATTTAAGTTTTACAACTGTACATCTATCATTATAATCTTTTTGTGATTTTGGGCTATATGCCATAATTCTTACACCTTTCTTTATTTATTATATGTAATAATTCTCTTTTTCTTTTTGGTGTAAGAGTAGTATTACATATTAACATTATAGCTTTATCCTGTCAACTTTTCTATTGACATTTGTGTATATTGTACTAATAGGGTACCCTATGCAAATATGTAAATTATACACAATTCACAAACATAAAAAATCATAGGGTAACCTATTGACTAATAGGGTACCCTATGGTATAGTAATACCATCAACAGAGGGGCAGAGATAAAATCAAAGTTCTAAAGTTGATAAAACTAAATAAAGGAGGTGACTCCAATGACATATCCAATCGGATATCGTGGTCACTGTTTTCTTGCAATAGTCAATGGCAAGTTGATGCAATTTGCAAGTGATACAGAATACTACGAATACATAACGGATTAATCATTGATGAGGGCATAGCCACAAGGCTTATAAGTCCCTCAAAATCACTTCCTTAAATGGTATTATACCATATTTAGTTTTTAACTACAAGTTAATCTAATAAGTCCCAAACAAGATTGAAACGGGCACACACTGAACCTTGCAGTTGAATAAAGGGTTGACTACTCGACAGCGAAAACTGTTATATGAGAGTCCTGGGTATCTGCCTCGAAAGAGATATTAGCGCATTCTGAATTGCTGAAAGTATAGTAACAAAATCAGACGTTTGTAGAAAAGGTTTTTAACGTGAAAAAACTTGACCGTCAATGTGATCAACAGGGAATCACACAAAAATAATAAGTTAGGGACGGGATAATAAATCAGAATTTAGTTTTACATAAAAGCAACTTATTAACAATAACATACTTGTAATAAGTGGCAAGTTACTTTTTTACGGAATATCTAAAGCAACAAAAAATGGAGTCAAAACCATTTCAAAAAAAGAATGTGATGACCAAACTAAATAGTGGACGGTTTGTCTGGTATGAGTACCACTTTAAAAGATAGGAAATCAGTCAAAAGCATGAGACAGCTTAATCATTCAAAAAATACGGTTGTCCGTATCCGATCAAAAAACGGGGAAAGATGCAAAACAAAGACCTAAGATTTGTTTAGACTGAAATAGTTTACTTGTTATCTATCAATGATACATAAAAATAAGTCGTTATCATAAAACGTTAAAAGCGTTCTGATTTACGAAAAATCATTGCAAGCGGTTAATCATTAATCACTTGCTTTTTTGTTTTACTTAGGTTGCAAGGCATTATCAACAAGCAAAGTTATTTGAAAGACGGGCAAAAGCGTAAGACCCGTGGCGGTGAGTAGTAGTCAAGTATAAATAATTTCTAATGTTGAATTATAATGGCTTGCAAAAATGAGAACAAAAAGAGAATACATAAACATACAGGAGGGAAATACGATGACAACATATGTAGACGTAATTGCAAGAAAAGATACTATCACAATTGATGGTTATACATCAAACAAAACAGAACGTGGCATTATTAAAGATGTTGCAAGAGTAGTTTCAAAATACGATCAGAGTGAAGCCAACACTCTTCTTGATTACTTAAAAATGGGGTTGAACAAGTACAATACTCCATTTGCTAAAGCATCTGAAAGTGAAGGCGGTTATTTCTTTGAATATGAAGAAGTGCCATGTGCTACAAGATACAATGAAGAAACTGACGAGATGAAATATAAAGAAGGTTATTACAACTACTTTTGTATTAGAATTGTTAAATAAACAGGAGGTCAAAAGCTATGCCAAAAGTTAAAATTACAGCTCATACATATGTATGTGAGTTGCCCGAAACAATTCAGTCACAGATTTTCCAGGAGTGTGAAGCTACATTTAAAAGCCTTGCATTTCCTGTAGATATCAATGAGCAACTTGAAAACGTAAAAGGTTGCAAGATGTGTGATCTTGAAGATACGATAAACGTACAGAAATATTACACAAAATGAAATCCATGTTTTAAGGAGGTTTTACAATGAAAGAATGGCATATTATCCATGAATGTGATACAGAGAACGGAATACCAACGCAATGGGCAAAAGAGATTGACCATCCTAAATATGGTCGGTATGTATGGATTGAACTTACATATAATAACACTTATGACGTAGTTGCAAATGATACAGTTTTAAAGAATTGTAAATCACTTGCAAGTGCGAAACGTTGGGTATCAACAAATTTATAGGCAGTAACATAGCACACAAGTAAATGACGCTTGTGTGTTTTTTAGTACCTATAAACAGAGAACTATAGAAGGGAAGGTGCAACAATGTTCAAAAAGTTATTCCGTCGTAATTCATATACGACAGCTATCAAGAAAGACATTACCGACATTAAAGCAATGTCAAAACAGTATGAGGAAACACGTAAACAGGTTTTAAAGAACGTTGAAACAATCAACGCTTTAATGGGGAGGTGAAAACATGGAGTTTACAACACTTGCAAAAATGAAAAAGTCTTTTCCGTGGTGTAAAACATCAGACGGAAAACAGACTGTACTTTTCGATCTGTCGGATTTAGACAGAACATGGTTCAAAGAATCTGTTATCAATCAGATCATGCCATCCTTAGAAAAGTATATAGGAATAAACAGCATAGAGGAATTTGTTTTTGCGATTCCTGTTAGTACAGATAATGCAGAACTGTCGATAGACATTGAATTTAACAGAACGCACGTATATAGCGAAAAAACAGGAAAGAAACTTTATACATTGAAAAGTGTATCGGGTTTCCGTATTGCGGAATACAAGCGTAACATTTACGGAGTTGTGCCTTATAACTCTATTCCAGTTAGCGTTATTACATATGGAACGTTGGATAATCCTAAATGGATTAAAGCATATAACAGGGACGTGGAAATTTAATCAAGAGTCTTACAAACAACACTAATACATAGAAAGAATGAGGGAAAGAATTATGATGAATTATAATTATTTAGAAGCAATTACAGAGGATGTAAAAGAATATATTAAGAATGAGATTAATTTCTCTGAATATGAGGATATGGACGAATTAAAAGAATTTTTAAATGACGATTTATGGACGGAAGATAGCGTAACAGGAAACGGAAGTGGAAGTTATACATTTAATCGTGCAACTGCTAAAGAATATGTTGACGAAAATAAAGATCTTGTTAATGAAATGATGGAAGAATTTGATTGCAAAGAAAAGGTGGCTAATTGGTGGATAGAAGATAACTATGAAGCTATTGACGTTTCAATCAGATGCTATCTTTTAGGACAGGCAATAGATAAAGCATTAGATGATTTTACAGAAGAATTTGAGAAAGCACATGAAGCGTAAACACACTTTATAATCACTAAATAGGGCATGAATGGAAATTATATCATTCGTGCCTTTTATAGTGCTTATAATGGCAAATAACACAACAAGAAAGAGGGAAACTACTATGGAAAAGATTTATGGAACAAGAGCCTACTGGAAAGCAGTATTTAAACAGGAAAGAAAGCAGAAAATCAAGAAAGTACTTACATATATTTGCGCATTCTTCTTATTTACAATGCCTGTTTGGATGTTTTTAGACTACATTGCAAAAGGATATTAATTATATATATATAAGAAAGGTGAAAACAATTATGAAGAACAGAGTTAAAAAGATATTACTTGCTACACTTGCAACCTTAACAGTTATTGGAAACACAACAAGCGCACCTGTACAGGCTACAGAATATACGGAAGTGGTAAAAGCTGTACCTATCACAAAAGTTATTGATTGTAATGACTTAACAGAGGAAATGCTTACAACAAGAGCAGAGCGCAACGTTATGTATATAGAACGCATTATCGGAAAAGTAACTGATAATGCTAAGAATGGAAAAGTACTCAATCCGCCTGTCGATGGTGGCTACTACATCTCATACGCAAGCGTAGAGGATGCAAGAAAAGGAGATACAATCATTACTTATTGCGTTTATAATCCCTATTCAAATTGGGATGATGATGTTATAGAACGTTGGGACTTTATACAGTGAGGAAGGTGGAAACATGAAAGAAGTAAAATACAACTACCATCACACGGCAAGCGACAGGGGATATATTCCAGTAGGGAAAGAAATTAAAGAACCTTACAAGGGCAGATATGGAAGAGGGTACATCATAAAGCGTAACAACCCACGCTCAAATAGGTTTTATCTCAAAGATTATTATATCAGACAGGAGGTGGAAAGATGAAGAAATATTATGTAATGTTCTATAACGGAAATGAAAAAGTATGTGGAACGTGGAAACAAGCTTGCTTATTTGCGGAAATTACATTGATATGTAAATATCCGAATGTAAGATATACAAGTTGTAATGTGGTAAATGTGGCATAAAGAATAGATAAAAGTACAATTTCATGGAGGGAAACAGAATGGATATATTATTTAGAAAAGACAGAAAAACAAATGAAGTGGTAGCATTTATTCCAGAATCAACAGTATGCATATCGGACAGCATAGCGAAGCAAGTTTACAGTATTATTGGGAAACGGTAAAAGCTACAGAGGAAGAATATAAACCACTGTTAAAGGAATTAAAAAGCATTTATGCTGATGAAGCACTTGTTATTAAGAAGCGTTTAAACATGGATAAATTAAGAAGTATATGGAGATAAAGGGGAAAATATTATGTTTATAATTAAAGATAAGAAAAACAAAACTATTACATATGATGAAGGGGATGCATACGCATATAAAAAAGTTGTGTATGGATGTTATTCATCAGAAGCAGATGCAACCTTTATCATGGCGGATATAATTGAAAAGGAAACAGGTTCTTGTATAAGTACAGAAGTAACAGGCTTTTATTTTGGTGAGCCTGACTTTGAATATACCGAAAAATATCAGAACACACGAAAAACGGAATTTTAGGAAATAAAAACCATGACAAATACAGAGAAAGTAAAAGCGGAAAAGATTCTTGATGAAGCTATCAGAAAACACAAGAACGCAATTGACGATTGGAAAGCATATGAGCGTTGCAAGAAAGAAAATGATCTGGTATCAGCAGAAACATATTTGCGGAAATTTCAGGACGGAATAAGTTATGCGGAAGGCATTTATAACGCATTGGTTACTATTGGTTTTACACATCCCAAAATGAAAGAATTTTCGGATATGTTATAAATGAAATTCACATTTCAGACAGGAGGTAAACTGGTATGGATAAGTTTGTAGAATTAAAAATTTGTAACTATATTGATGATACTTTGGATGTAGAAAGAGAAGTAAGATTTAAAATTACAAAAGAATGTTTACAAGATTATTTAATAGAAACAGAAGACGGCAGAACAATTAATAAATTTTTGGAAACATACAATAGTGATGAATCAAGTATTATTTATGAATATGCGAGTGATGATGGGAGAATTGTATCAGAAGAAATTACATATTGTGATGATTTTAATGAACAGTACAAAGATTTTATTAGAAGAACACAAATGTTTAATCCTGATATGACTCCAGAAGAAATAGCAACAAAAGAAGATTATTATTGGCAATGTTGGAAAGTTCATTAAACCACAAGGGAGGAAATAAACATGAATAGTTCAGAATTAGCAAGAAAGATTATCGACTGTCTTTCCGATGGCTATGACGATGAAGAAAACAGAGAAGAAGCGGAAACAGAACTATACAATGAGTTATCACAACTTAACGGAAATAGTGTGGTGAAAGCTGCTCTTTTAAGATTGTGCGAAACAATAGAAGAATTAATAGAATGAACAGGAGAAAAGAAAAATGGAATGGATCAACAAATTTAATGAAATGTTAGAAGAAAATCCGTATACAAACGGAAACAGAGTAACAGTGACATATTCAGAAGAATCGGAAAGCGTGTTTGTTACCGTAAACGGAAAGACTTCTATTGTTATGTGGGAAGGTTTAACAGAATATGGTTTGATGATGAAGATCATGAGAACAATTGACCGCTTATACAACAATGTTTGACCGTTGATAGGCATACGGAAAATAGTTCTGTATGCCGATTGAACGGTCAAACAGAACACTATATAATAAGGAAGGAATTGATAACATGAAATTAATTGCAATGGCGGTAAAAGGAAAAGAATACTTGCATTCCAGACAGAATGCTTTCTTTGTGTCTGATAGAAGTGCAAAGAAAATTTGTGAAGTAATGAATAATGTAAAATTTAGAATCAAAAATGATTCGGAAACATGGTACATTTATGACTATGATTTTACGCAAGAAAGTTATGTCACTGGAAAATTAACTATTTACAAGGGCATTGTAAAGTTAAAAGCATTATAGAGAAGAATATACGGAGGTATACAGAACATGGAAAATTTAATAATAAGAGTTAAGGCAAATAAAGATGGACATTATAAAACAATTGATTTAATGGAGTGTATAAAGAAAAATTTTAATGATGTTATATTCCCTAACAAACCATTATACGAAACTTGTTTAGCTGATTTGTCATTAGACAATGGGAAAATGTGTACATATTCATTTTCTAGTGGTGTAATAGGAACATGGGATAATGATTTAGGAGAATACATGGAAAGAGATTTTGTTTTGTGCTTTTCATAAAATGTAACAGAATAACAGAGAATACCAAAAGGAAACTAATTCAATTTAGTTTCCTTTTTTAATTGGAAAATTTTGGAGGTATAAGAACATGATTAACAGAGAATGGTTAGAACTGATTGAACAGAATAAAGAAAGAATTATCAGCAAAGGAATCGAAGCATATAAAGAATCTTTAGAAAATAAAAACTTGCGTTACATTGTGGAAATGGACGAAAACGGAATTATAACAATGTGGTATGACGTAGCCGGTGGAAACAGTTTCCATATGTCTACATATAACGGAAAGTCGATAGAACTAATTCACTTCTGTATGCGGAATTGGATTGACGATCCTATCCCTGATAGCGATATAGAACAGAAATTACAGGAACGTGGTTTATACAAGTGTTACCTTAAAGAAAGAGAATCGCAAGAAGTAGAGGACTGGGAAACAGCGGAAATTGTTATTATTAACAGTACAGATGAACAATTACATAATATTCTTGAAGAATGCCGACAGGAAAGAAAACAGTTCTACGTGGACGAATACGCAAGAACAGAAGCAGAGAATCAGTTGGAAAATTTAAAGAACGTATTAGACAGCTTCACTTGTTTATAAATAAAGAAAATCAATACATATAATAAAACATACATAAAGGAGATTAAAACAATGATGGAATTTAAAATTACTATGAAGGAAATGAAAGATGTTGTTAAAAAGATTGAAAAGTCAGTAATGAAGAAAGCTGCACTTTCAATCCTGGAAACGGTACTTGTTAAACAGGAAAATGGTCAACTTGCATTTATCGCAAGTAACACGGAAGAAGAATTACATATTTATAAAAATGTTCTTGTTACTGGAAATGATTCTTTCTGTATTGCGCTAGATAACTTAAAAAAGATCGTAAAACTTAAAGCTGATGTTATCACTATTACATACGATTCAGAAGATAAGAAAATATTAGTTAGCACTGGAAAGAAGATCGTATCATTTGTTTCAGAATGGGATATAACATCTTTTCCGTTGATGTATATTAAAGAACCAGAAGAAACATGGTTTATTTCAAGGTATACAAGTTTTTATGAAATGATGGAAAAATTATCAGTATATCTTGAAGATGCAGACGAGAATTACAAAGCAATGACTTGTTATAATTTCAATATTGCAAAGAATAGAATTGTTGCACTTGATGGTCATAGAATGGGAGTGTGTAACCCGTCCGAAAATATCGGAAAATTTAATAACGATTCAGAATTGAAAGAAATCAATTTAAAGCGTACTTTCTGGATTAAATTAAAAAATTGTATTGCGAAAGAAGTTAATGGTGAACAGAACACTATATCTATGGCAAGTGCGGAAAATAAAACATATATCACTGGAAATGATTTTATGATGATTGTTAGAAATGTTGATGTAATGTATTTTAACGTTGATGGAATGATTTTGAATGAGTTAGATTTAATGATGGTTAATGTAAGTACAAAAGAACTCAAAGAATCAGCAGAATATAATGTTACTTTATATGATAAGGATCATAGAAAGCCAATGTATATGGAGTTTATCGGAAATTATGTAATGTCTTATATGAAGTCACAGACAGAAGAATCATTTGATAGAATTACATTAATGGAAAATGGTGTAAATGATGGCTTTATGATCGGATTTAATCCACGATTTATAAAAGATTTATGCAATGGAATTGATACAGAATTTGCGAGAATGGGTTTTCGTAATGCTAAATCTCCTGTTATGGCATACGATGGAGATTTTACCTATCTTGTATTACCTGTTAATATCAACGAATGTGATGTATCAGAAAGAATTGATAAATTGATGAAAGCTGCATAATGGAAGAATGGAGGAAATAGTTATGATTAAATTAAGTAATACAATAGCGGAAATTTTAGAAGATAATGGATTTAGCTATGATGAGGTTAAAGAACAGGATGGAAAATATTACATAGAACTGAATAATGACACACCAGAGGGAGAAGATTGGTGGTTGACTGTATGGTTTGATGGAACGGATAAAAGTTTTGTTGATGCCGTAGAAGAAATTATAACTGATTTTGATGTAGATGAAGAAGTGGAAATATTGATACCATCAAGAGGGCAAAATGGTGTACCGTCCAGTATTTCAGCATTGGTACACGATGCAGAATGGAAATTAGAACAATTAGAATCATTGTTATCTGATTTACAAAGAGGGAAAGTCGCATAATTAACGATGAAATGTATCTTTTATAGCCTTGTAGAGAATAAATCTATAAGGCTAATTTTATACTTAGAACAGGATTAAAGGAGAAGATTAAAATGTACGAGTTAGGTTATTGTTTGGGAATTGGACTTACAATACTTATTATAGTAGCAATACTGAGTTGATGGAGGATATACATATGCAGAATTTAGCAAGCTTCATAGAGTATACAGATGGAAATAAACAGAATACACACGTTTTTATGAGAATGCAGATGGATAACGGAAAAATAGAAGAGATTGATCTGTTTGCGAATGATAAAGTAAGAAAATACAAAACACGCCTGGATGATAGTATAAGAGAAGGCGGAAAAGGTTCAGTTGCTAAAAAGAAAATGAGGATAGAATTGATAAACGCATTTGAAGCATTATTGAAAGCATCAGGATTACATATAGCATGATTCGTTTGTAGTTAGTAGTTGCTAGAATGGAAATTTTAGTAACTACGATAGTGCTTATGAACATAAAAATAATGAAAATAGATGTTGACAAGTACCTGTTAAAATGATAATATAATAGACGTAAGGAGGAAATCCAATGGCGAAACCTAAGCAGAATGGAATAAGAAAGTCTGTTTATATTTCAAAAGAATTGGAGGAATCATTGGAAAGAGAAGCACAAGAAAAGGGGACAAATTTTTCTAATCTCATAAGAATGATTCTTGTAGAACGGGAGAAAGATAAGCAGAAATAGAAATGGTGGTTCACAGCCTGAGAAACTAGAAACCACCATTAACCGCCATCAGCATGGAAAACCATTAACTGATTGACTTATCTATTATATATCATTTCAACACGATTAGTCAATCAGAAAATTTCCAATATTTTACAAATGCACATTGAGAACTAAATAATATGCAAGTACAGGAGGAATCAATTATGGTAGAAACAAAGAAAATTCCATTTGAAGGTAGTGAACTGTTAGGAATCAAAGATGATTCTGGAAAATTATGGTTGGCAATCAGAAATGTTTGTTATGACTTAGGGTTTTCGGATGGTCAGACTAGGAGACAGGTTGAAAATGCAAGAAAAGATATCGTGCTTTCAAAAGGAATCGCAATTTTGCGTTACCCTTCCAAAGGTGGAGAACAGGAAACATTATGTGTCGTTGAAGATTATGTTACACTATGGCTTGCTAAAATTTCTCTTACTCCTACTATGAGAAGGAATAATCCAGAAGGTGTACAAAAACTTGTTTTATATCAGTTAAAAGCTGCTAAAACACTTCACGAGGCATTTTTCGGAACAGAAGAACAGAAACAAGAATTTTTTAATGATTTAGGACTTACAGGACGTATTGAAGGAATGCAAGTTCAAATTAACGCAATGGAAGATCTTCTCGGAGAACAGACAGAAATGCTCAACAAGATGGTGGAAAATATGACGTTATCCACTAGACAGCAACAGAAGTTATATAAAGCAGCGAAAGACAGAATCAATAAACTTCTGGATGGAGCGCATGGGACTAAATACAAATGCTATTCCAAAAGCTATTTTATCAATATGTGGAATGAATTAAAGGAAAGGTTTGGATGTAGTTCTTATAAGGATTTAAACCCTATGTATTACAATGAAGCGTTTGACTTTATCGCAGAATGGGAATATACAGAACGATAATATTACATACTTACAGGTGGTACTTGATATAGAGTGCCACCTGTTTTAATTAACAGAGAATTAACAGATGAAAGAGATATTTCAGAGAGGTGAAACTATGATTATTAATAAGATGGAAAATGGAGTATGGACGAGTATTGATACAGAAAGAAATGAAGTGTTATGTACCATAGAATCACTTGGAAATCATATCTATAAAGCTACAAATAGTTTTTTAAAAATAACCGCAGAAGTATTTCCTATTGATGAATATACAACTTCTGTTAAATGTATCGAAAATAAAAACAGAACTAAGAATGGGATATATAGAAAATCAAGGAAATTATTGGATTCTAATATGAAATGGTTGGTTTATATGTTAGAAGAATGTGGATTTATTAGAAAACCAAAAACTATATCATAAAAGAAGAGTTTTAGGTTAAAAATGGAGGAAGTAATATGAAAGAATTTAAGGAATTTGTATTAGATAAATGTAAAGAGTTGAATATTTCAGATACGGAAAACATTTATTTTTCTCAGACAAGAGATATGTATTATGCTAATTATAAATCGAATTATCCAGAAAAAACAAATGGGGACTTTACAATTTCACAGGAAGTTATATCTGGTAAAAGAAAAATGTATGGAAATTTTAATGCTTTGATTCCAACAATAATAGAATTGTAGCAATGAAACAAGAGTTTCTTTAGATAAGGAGAAGATTATGAAAATAAATTTTGATATTACTAAAATTGTGTTTACACCATACTGCAATAATTATGACTTTACATTAGGTATTACGAGAGATAATGAAGGTGATGAATGCTATTTAGGAATAGATATTCCATGCAAAGACGATGCAGAATGGAGATTTTGGTTGTTATTTGAAGATGACAATGTTGCTTGGAATATTTCTAATGAAGATAAAGAGTACGTTAAGCAAGAAGCAATAAAGCATTGTTTATCTAATGGATATTCATACAATGGAAAATATTTTGAACAGAGATGATGAAACGATGATTTACTGACAGAAAGTGAGGAAAAATATTATGAAGACGAATACATTAATGCCTGTTATTAAAGCAATATTAAATGATGAAGAATTTTTATGTGGTGGAATTTTTACTAAAGAAAAACAATATGCGAAAAAATATGATTTGACAATGGAAGAAATAGGAAATATTCAGACCTGTTTATATTATGCATTACATATCAAAGATGAATGTTATAACGAGAGAATTAATCATTTGTGTGATTGAGAGGTGGGAAAAAATGAAAGTATATATGTTGGATGATTTTTGGATCGGAAGTTATTGTGTAACCTGTGTTGCAGAAACGAAAGAGAAATGTATTGAAGTTGCATGGAAGAAAATCGGAGAGATGTTTCCAGGATATGTTGAACAGTACAAGAATTGTTCTGAATGGGTGGAAGATAATTGGATTGAAAATAAGGTTGAAAAAATTACATTAGGAGAATGTATTGTTAGATAAGGAAAGGATATGATATGAGAAGTATTTCAAGCGCAATAATTAGTTTGACTTGTTGGTATATACTTACAAATTACAATGACGAAAGAGATGGCGAGAGAGTATTTTTAGCTTTGATGTCATTTGTAATGTTAGTAGTAGCAATTATATTGATGATTTTAGGATTTTAATGAAATAAAATTTTATAAAGGAAGTGTAAATAAGTTGTATGGATTTTTAGAAGAGAAATGGATTAAAGATGGCTGTCATATTGATGAAATGCCAGATTATGAAATGGAAGATAAAGAAAGATTAAAAGATGCGTTACGTGCATTAGATAGAACACTTGACAATTTCAAAAATGGAAAGTGAGGAAAGAGACATGAAAGTAGCAGTAACATGGGAGATGTGCGGGGTACATTGATATTGAAGCTAACAACATGGAAGAAGCTATGAAAAAATTCCACAGTGAATCGGATCATATTAAGCTTCCTGAAGATGGTGTCTATGTCGATGGCAGCTTTCAGTTAACATCTGATGATGTAGAGGAAATGGAAGCTATGTCTGAATGGTAGGAGGAGACTTATGAAAGTATATTTAGTATGTACATTGGATGATGAACATTATAGAGAACCATATTTTTACTTTTTCAAAACTGCTTTTGCGGCTCATAAATGGGTTATAAACAACTTAGTCAGTATTACAGAGGAAAGCCGAGAAGAAGTAATAAGTGAGCTTGAATATAAAAATGTAGACGGATCCGACGACCAGATCATGCGAATTGATTATTCATACGGAGATGGAGAATTCTATGTTAACACTATTCATGAAATTGAAATAAAAGATGGAGATTATCTTTGTATTTATCATCATGCTTACGAAGGTGTTGGATTCTATGTAGAGAAGATTGGCACTTTGGAAGAATGTAAAAATCATATGTTAGATTCTACAGCTAAAATGGCTAATGATCATGACATTGACATAACCAATGATGATATATTCGAAGTTAATTCATTTGATTCGTGTATTGATGATGACTATCAGTGGCATATGAACAATATTATTCTGTTCAAGGCAGATGAAATTATTCAAGACGAAAAAAAAGAGTCTAAAGAAACTGAACCAGAAGAAATTGGAGCAACAATATTAACATCAGAGGAATCAAATAATAACGGTCATAAATACAGTGATGAAATTTATGAAGAGCTAAAAGATTATATGTATGGACCTATTCCTGGATATGGTGTTACTTCTGATTATGTTGAAACTTCGTTAGAAGAAATAATTGAAGATATTGATGCCAGACCAAAATATGAAGTATTTAAAGAATTGTGTAACTATCATGGAATTGCACCTAGTACGGTAGAGTATCTGTACGAATCTATTTGGGGAAAGCCAAAGGATAAAACAGTTGGATATTTCTTATAATACAAATAAAAATAAGGGGATAAAATTGCAGTATTTTTTAATAGGAGTTATAGCAAGAGTTATTATTGAATGGATATTTAAATGAAAGAAGGTGAAACATGAAAACTTATAACAGAAGAGAAGTTGAGAGAATTATTCTAAAGAATGGCTGGGAACTAGACCATTGTACTGGAGGACATTCGATTTATAAGAAAGAAGGTGTAAAGAAAACATTGTCTATTGCTTATAAGAAATGTAACCGGATGGTTGTGCAGAGACTTATTAAAGAGTTTGGGTTGGTTACGTAGGTGCAAAATATGAGTATCATTAAAGCAAACAAGTTACATAAGGATATTAAAATAAAATCTTGCCCGTTTTGTGGAGAATCAGATGATATTGTTTTAGAAGAATATGAACATACATCTGGTAAAAGATGGAAAATCTATTGTTGCAACTGTATGTCTGGAATTGATAGAGGGTACGATCAGTCACCGTATGGATTAATTGATGCATGGAATAAGAGAGTATAAGGAGAATGCATTATCAAATAAGGAGCGAAATATGAAGGTAAAAGATTTATTGGAAAATTATCAGGGAGATAATCATATAGAGATTTACGATTGTTTTTCATGGGACACAAAAAGATTTAATAATAAAGCAATCGCAATCAAAAATTTTGGTTATTTCCCAGTGTTATCGTGGACAGTATTAACCACTCAAAACAAAATTAAAAATTACAATAAAAAGTCAAATGTAACTGATGAAATGATGATTTCAGGATTGGAGAAAATATGAACAATAACGGGAAAATCAAATTGGAACTTACACCAAAGGAAATAAGTATTTTATCAAATGGTTTAATTTGTTTAATTGACAATGCTTACAGAGCAGAAAAATTAACATGTGAAACATCTGTAATTAAAGCGTTAGATGAATCAGCGGAGATATATCAGAAACTTAATCAGAAAATTTGTAATTCAGTATCAAGAATGGAGTGATAATATGATTTATTGTTATGTATGCGGACAGAAAAGCAGAAAACAGTATTTTGATTTTGTTAATGGGAAATTTGTGTTAGTGGATAGATGTTTTAATCCTTTTTGTAAATCATACAACAAATTCATAAATTATGGGAGAACTATATGAAAGAAAAAGAATTAACGCTACAAGATGTAATTGATAAAAATATAGAAATTTTATGGAAAGAATTTCAGAACGTTCCTGTAGATTGTAATGGAAATCTTAAAGCTGCATGGTATGCATTTCCAAAAGGAACTAATAAGAATGCTGTATATGATTGGTTCAATCGTCACTATAGTAAGGGATTATCATATCTTATGGAAGAGGTGAAGAAAGAATGAAAGGAACAAATAAATATGTAGAACATTGGGATAAAGACAAGCGTGATTCTGGAAACTGTTTCCGTAATTATAATGGAAATTATACAGAAAGAGAAGAAAATATGGAAAATTTTAACTTTGATGTGTGGTTGAGAGAAATGTTGCATAGATGAATCAGAGAATTTAAGAGGTAGTGTATGGGAAGAAGAGAATGGACAAAAGATGAAGAAACTTATATGTATAGAAGGTATTTGAATCAATCAGTTGAAACTACGGCAAATTTTCTGGATAGAAGTGTATCATCTGTAAAGCATAAAGCAAGTAAAATGGGATTGAATCATTATTACGGGGAAAGAATTAGTGCGAAAACACTTGCAAAATGCTTTCATTCAGATATAAGCGTAATAGTGAGATGGATTGATAAATATGATCTTCCTTGTAAAAAGGTCAAATTGAAAAATCAGACACGATATTTAATTGACGCAGCAGAGTTTTGGAAATGGGCTGAAAATCATAAAGAGATAATTAACTGGAAGAAATACGAAAGAGAAACATTATTTCCAGAGCCATCATGGATTAACTATGAATGGAAGAAAGATAACGGTAAACCAGAGCGACATGGAAATAAAATAACAGACTTTGAGAAGCTATCAATTAAAAACATGTTGAGAAAAGGCATGAGCAATAAGGAGATTGCAAAAGAAATACATAGAACTTATGAAGCTACGAAACATATCACAAAGACAGTATTTTGCTGAGAAAGAGGAAAAATAAATGATAACAGGTATTATAATTGGAATAATTATTGGTGGGCTTACAGGAATGATGTGCACTTGCTTATGTGTAGCAAGTGGAAAGGAGAAGAGATAATGTATACATTAGGATGTATTGCTTGTTTTGGATTTGTAGTGGTAATTATAGCAGCGTTACTTGATTTATAGGAGAAATTTATTATGGACGAATTAAAAGAATTTCAATTATATGTATCGCAATTGGAAGAAGAAAATTTTAGACTGAAAAATTCTATTAAAGCATTAAGAAACAATAATAAATCCATGTTACAAGGATTAACAAAACTTCAAAGTTATGTACATAAGTTAAAACGAGATTTACATTACAATAATTATTGGGTGTCACTATTAATTCAGGACGATGAAAAGAGCAAACCATATCTTATTTCAATGACAGATAGCGCACCACATTTAAAAGATGCAATGAAAATTATTGAAAGAGGAAGAAATAATTATAGAGTATTATCTGCGTGGGTTGATGTGTTTGACAAGAATAATGCAAAGATAACGATATTTCATGAATGCTATGTAAATGTAGTTGGAAAAGTGGAAAGGAAATAAACATGATAAAAGAAATAGCAATATGTGATAAATGCGGAAAAGAAATGAATCCGTATACTGAAAGTAATGATATTACAATCAAATGGGATGATAAATATTTTACAAATACAACAGCCATTCATTTGTGCGATGAATGTTATAAAGAATTTATGAGGATATATTTGCACGAGAATGTCTGAAACGAGAATTTCATGGAGGAAAGAAATATGGAAAATAAAAAGAGCTATGAACGTATGAAAGCATTTCAAAAATCTTTAATGGAATTATCCAACGAAGTGGAAGATCAGTATTTAAAGATGCATAAAGAATGTATAGAAGAAATTGTCTTAAAAGAGGAAGAAAAAATAGTTCAGAAAAACGATATGCATGATTTATATGAGAGATTGACAGAATGTCATTCCTTGCGAATAACATACATAAAAAATCATCTTCCTTGGTATCTGAAACTATTTAAAGTTAATAGCACAGAAATGAAACTTTATGGAAATAGCCTTTTTATTGGTGTAAACTTATGGAAATCTAATAAAACAAATTTCTTTATAGAAGTAAGACCTGTAGATATAGGATGGAAGAACTAATATGATTAAAGGGCAAATGACAGGATGGGGATTACAAACTCAAAAAGAATTAGAACATGCGAGAAATTGGTTGGTTGAAAGGGGACTTCTTGCTCATATAGATTATGAGAAAATGGTAGTTGTTGTTAGTGGAACAGTAAATGGTAAATGGGTAACTGATTCTAATGGAGATTTAATACGAATTGATTAGATGAAAACCAGTTTTTAAGGAAGGAAGTAAAATGAAAGAAAGCATTAAAATTGAGCCACTGATTAGGAAATTCGAAGATATGGCAAAAAGAGAATCATTGTTGGCTAGAGGAAATATAACACAGAATGATTTGTTAATTCAAATTATTGGAACAATTGTTCATGTTGCAATGGAAGAACAGGATGCAATAAGTAAATGAAAACCAATTTTTAGAATAAAGATCTTACAAACAACACAATACATATAAAGAACAGGAGATAATTGATGGTGAGTGACAGATTGATTGATGTGTGGTAAAATAATAGATAATAAGCAGATGAAAGAATAGATTCATGGGGTGAAAATATGAATGAATGGATTGTTGCAAGAATAAATTCTTTGAAAGAAGATTTATCTAAGAAACAGGAATATTTCAAAATAAATATACAAAACATGGATTCTCCCACCTATGAGGATAATACAATTAACGATTTGTTGGTAATGAAAAAGTTGAAAACGGAAATTGAGCAGCTTGAATTAATGTTACAGATGAATGAAATTTTTCACAGAGAAAATACATGAAAGATATAGAAAATAATGTTAAGAGGTAAATATTATGGGAATGGACATAGAAGTAATTGGGATGACATGGTATACAGTTCATCTTTCGGACGAAGATGTAGAGAAAGTGAAACAATGGCTTGAAAATCATAAAGATGATTTACCGTCATTTGATCCAAAAGAGAATATTTCAAAAGCGGTATGGAATTTATATAGTAAGGGAGAAATCTCTTTATTTGATGATGATAAATGTACAGAAAGTGATTTTAATACAGAAGAAATCAGATGGTCAGAGTTTGAGGAACGAGAACCAGAAGAAATATTTGGAGAAAAAGTATTTAGATGATGAAACCTAAGTTTCAGGAGGTGTTTTTATGTTTGAGTGGAAAATAGAAGAATTAAAATTATACCACCAAAAAGGTGTAATTTATGATTGTGAACATACAGTATCGAGAGAAGATAAAATTGCATTCGTTGATGGTTTACAAGATGGGAAATTGAGTTATATATTAAATCTTTTTGAGAAATTTAAAGAAGATGAAGAAAATTTACCAAAAGACAAATGGGGAGATGTAAAAACTGTTTCGCTAAAATCCTGGATAAAAAGAAACGATACAAGAAAATTAATTGATGATACTTATACTTATGGAAAAATAAGATTTATTGGTGGACGATCAATTAAATCGGTCAATATAAAAAGTGCATATGATACATACGATGATTATGTTGATGAAGTTTTTCATAGACAACTAAAAGAATGTGAAAATAAAGAAAGGGAATATTTCTTAGAACATGATGAATATTCAATCTTGAAAAGAGAGTTTTTGAATAAAAAATATAACACTACTTTTGGAGTAAACATCACATCATGGAGTAGTGGGAAAGTATGTATTTGTGATGATGTAACTAAAGAAGAAAGAGAAATAACTATCGAAGAATTAAAATATTTATTGAGTAGATATAAAGAATTGGATGAACTTGTTGAGAAAATAACAAAAGAAACACATATTACTTATTGATGAAATTTAACTTTCAAGTCACTTTTATATGTGATATAATATAGTAGAGTTTAGTAGTCCCATATTGGAATGTAAAAAGTATTATAAAATTTTACATTATTTAAAGTAGAACCATATTGGAACATAAAAATAAGGAGGATTACATTATGTTAGAAAGTACATTAAAGTATGCAGAAAGTATGGGCTATAAACTTACAACTGTTAATAACTGTATTTATGGTATTGACACTTATCTTGTAAAAGATCATCATAGAATATTCTGTAGTAAAGTTGCTGCATTTGAAAAATATTCTATTCCTGATGAGGAAATTCTGAATCAATTAACAGAAGAAGAATATCAATGGCAGAAAACTACCGAAGAATTATTGAATAATTATAGTGACGATTTATATAATAAAGCGATGGGAGCGTTACAAGATGGATGTGAATAAGTGGTTTTGTTTTAAACAGGGTGAAGAATTTGGCAAGTTAGCAAAAAAGAAAACGATTTTAAAATATAAAATGCAAGAAATATTAAACTTGTCAGAAGCTAAAAAACAAAGTGATACATTACAAAGTATATTAGATTTAGCTTTACAATATGAGTCAAATGCCAGTTCTATTGGAGAAGTTTTGGTTGACGGGAATGAGGAAGATTGTAGAACAGCTAGATTATATTTTGTACAAGGGTTTATACGTGGAAGAACAAGTTAAGGGTGATAGAAATATCACCCATTTTCTATAAAATGACTGTTTCGAGTTTTACAATGTTGTGAGGAGAAATTTTATGTATGATCGTAATGAAATCAAGCAAATAATTGACGAAATTGTGTTTCTGAAAAAATATGCATTATTTGATAAGCAGGGATATGATGAAAAAGCAAAAGTTATAGAAGAATTAAAGTCGGATTTATACAATGCGTTTGGAATAGATGAATAAACAACATAAAATGACGGTTTTAAAGAGGTGATATTATGCATAGACATGCTGTGAGAAATGGAATAAGAAGACAGGTATATAATAGACAAAATGGAAAATGTTCTATGTGTGGTGATAAGATTAGTTATTTGAATTTTACTGTAGATCATATTATTCCAATATCAAAGGGTGGTTCTAATACTTTAGAAAATATGGAAGCAATGTGTGAAGTATGTAATCAAATGAAAAGAGATCATATGAAAAATGATTTTCTTAGGCACATAGAGAAAATTTATAAATTAAATTTTTGTGGTTAAAACTGATAAAATAATTACTTGCTACGTGAGCAGATTTCCTTTATAATAAGAAGAGATATGATGGGAGGCGGTTAAGATAACAGTATCAAAAGCAAAAAAAGAAGCCAATGAGCGTTATTTTAAAAAGGCATATGCACAAGTTAAACTGTCTATGCCAAAAGAAGAAGCTGCTACTCTTGCGACTTATTGTGAAGAAAAGGGATATACAAAAGCAGGTTTTATAAGGCAAGCTATTAAAGAAAAAATGGAAAGAGACAATTAGAAATAAGACATCTTAATAGGTGTCTTATTTTTGTACAAGAAATACAATGGTACTATTGTATAAATATCACAAATAATAACTATGAATATTGGTACTAATGCCTATTGAAATACAATGGTACTAATGCTATAATATAATCAAGTTAAGAGAGAGGAGAAAAATCAAATGACAAGTAAACATTATATGCACTTTAATCCGAATGATAAAGACAAAAAAGATGAACAAAGTGATTGTGTTATTCGTGCATTATGCAAGGTAATGAGCAAAACATGGTTAGAAGTATTTGATGAATTGATTCCGATTGCAAGAGATATACAGTGTAATCCTAACAGTAAGCCTTGTTACAAGCGATATTTAGAGGAACATGGATTTGAATATGTGGGGATTAGTAACAAAAAAGGATCTAAACGTCCTACAGTAGAAAGCTTTACAAAAGATCATAAAGAAGGTACATACTTTTTAAGTGTAGCAAATCACGCAGTTGCATCCGTTGATGGATATTTCTACGACAAATGGGATTCTGGCGATTGCTGCTTATATGGATATTGGAAAATAAAATAAAATAGTGTAGGTTCTCAACCGACCAAAGCGATAACCTACACTACTAAAGATAGGGATAATGCATAAATGACACATATCCAGAACATATTATAGCTTATTTTCTGGACTATTTCAAGTCGTAATTCCCATATATAAACTGAACATTGATAATTAAATATGAAATTATCACTGAAATTAATAAGACTTACTCAGAAATGAGATAGGTCTATTAAGTATACAAAAAAATTACATAAAGGAGAGAAAGCATTATGAGCGCAGTTATTAAAATGAATGAAGAAGAAAGAAGAATTGAGCAGTTTAATGATGTAATGGCAAATGCGAAGCCGATGATTACAGAAGGTAAAGGACGATCATTGAGGACTATTACAGCAAGTGCATGTGTACCTCTCAGTATTTGTTTTGTAGATCCACGTTATCAGGGTATGAGAAGTCATAAAAGACTTAATCGACTGGATCTGCATTTTGACAAACGTAAACTTGCTCCAATTACTCTTGTACCCCATTACGAAGAATATAGATTTGCTGTAGTAGATGGACAGGGAAGAACAATAGTTGCACCAAGAAAAGGAATGGATAGATTGTTTGCTACAATTCTCATGGATGCACCAGAAGATCCTGTAGAAAGACTGAAATTTGAAGCTGAATATTTTATTGGACAGGATTCAGAGATTGAGCCAGTAAGCTCTCTGGAAAAGCATCCAGCAAGAGTTATTATTGGTGATCCAACAGCAACAACGCTTGATAAGTTGCTTAAAAGATATGATATAAAATTTACTCAGAGTCCAGGTAACAGAAAAGAATCTGTATTAGGAAGTTATCCAACTACATATGAAATTGCTAAACGTGGAGAAAAATGTTTGGATTTTATTTTTTCTATTATTAAAAATGCAGGATGGAATCATGAGAAAAATGGATATGGAACATTTGTAATGATTCCATTAGAAAGAATGTGGGTTGAACATTCAGAGGATAGAGATAGAATTGACAACTTCTTATCTGATTATTTACGTCAGATTAATCCATCCATTTTTAATACAGAAGCAAAGGTTACATATCCAAAGAGAGATAATCGAGCAGCTTGTACATTACACTTAGAAGATATTCTTTGTGAATCATTAGGTATTGAGCGAAAGGTTTATCCCGTAAGTAAATAGGGATTATATAAGGAGGAATTGAAATGTTACAGATTTTAGGCAAAACAGATAAGTTAAGAGATGAATGGACGGTTAGAAAGATTGTAAATAATTATAAAAGTGGTGTTAGCGTATTTGATAATGCGGTTCAGAGAGGACTTGTCTGGAAGAATGATAAGAAATCAAGACTTATTCGTTCTACTATTCTTAATAGACCAATTCCTCCTATTTACGCTTCAAAACATGATGAGATTTATAATAATCTGGATGGAAAACAGAGAAGTTATACATATGTGGAGTTCCTTAATGATGAATTTTCGTTAGAAGGACTTGATCCCGTCACTGTTAAGAATACAGAAACAGGTGAAATTGAGGATGTGGAATTGAATGGTAAGTGTTTTTCAGAGTTGCCGGAGGAATTACAGAACGCTATCACGGATGCAACTTTAACTGTCATTATAATTAACAATGTGACAGAAGATGAAGAATGTGAGATTTTTTATGACATTAATAATGGACAGCCATTAAATGCTATTACCATTGCAAGAGCAACAGCAAAATCACGTAAAGATATTACTCAGTTGGGACTGCATAAATTATTCCAGAATGCTTTAACTAAGAAAGCATTAGAGAAATATACAAATGAGGATATTGTTGTTAAGAGTTGGGCTATTTTGCATCAGGAAAATCCATCTCTGGAATCAAAGAATATTAAAAAATTAATGTCAGAAGTAGAATTAACAGGGGATGATATGATTCAACTTGAAAAATGCTTCGATAGAGTTCTGGCTACATATAACGCCATTGATGATAGAAAGATAGCAAAAAGGATTTTAACCAGAACACATATGATTAGTATTATGCGAGTTGTATGGAAATCTATTGAATGTGGGAAATCAGAGGAAGAATTTGCAAATTGGTTTACAAAGTTTTATTGTGGTAAACAATCTCCTACAAAAGACGAAGTGTATAACAGTTTATGTAGAGCAGGAACTAATAGAACATCTGCGGTATGTAAGAGACTTGAAATTCTTGAGAATAACTATAATAAATTTTTCAACATATCATCAACAAGTGAAAAGGAGAACGATTAAATATGGCGAAAGACAGAGAAACACCTTGCCTGTACTATATCTGTATGGGTGAATGTAAGAAAGGTAGAGATGCAAACCATTGGCATTATTGCCAGAAATGTGATAAGTACAGACCAAAGTTAAGAGTGCGACATCTTAACAAGAAGAAAGAGAAATTAGAGAAGATAAGGAAGAATGAAAAATATTAGGAGGTGGGGGTTATGCCAACTTTAGCAATCCAACAGCCGTGTTATATCAATCAAAAACAGAAAGCAACGATATACAACTTCCCAAAACAGAAAACATTACGGCGTGGGAAGTCAACAGAGATGGAATGCTTGTATACTAAGGATGAAATTTTATCTGTATACAATATGTTTAAAACAGATGTTGATAATGCAACTACTGTTAATAAAGAAAAGAACGCTATGCGAAATCTTACAATGTTCATATGTGCGATCAATATTGGATTACGTGGTGGGGATTTTTGCAAACTCACATGGAAAGATGTATATGAAGATGGATGGAGAATTAAAAAGTCACAGAAGTTTGTTCCAGAAAAAACAGAGCGTAGAGATAGATGTGGAAATGTAATTAAAAGAAAATATGTCAAGTTAAGATATGACAGTGATTTTAAAATGGCTATTCAGAATTGGCATAAGTGGTTAGAAGATCATAATGAAACACCTGAGTTGACTGATTATATCTTTTCTTCTAATAAAGGTGAACATATTGGAGAAATGACATGGTATAGAACTGTTGAGAGGAATAGAATAAAAGCAGGTATTAAACAGTCTATTGGTACTCATGGACTTCGTAAGACTTTTGGACATAGCTATTATTTAGCAGCACCAGATAAACAACAAGCTCTTATACAGCTTATGACTATTTTTGGACATGCTGATATGCGTATTACTCTAAGATATATTTGTATTACCGATGAAGAAATATTTAAAAACCAGGAAAGAATGTGCATTTTCTCGAATGAAGAAGAAACACCAGAAGATTATTTATGTCCACAAGATGATCCAGATATGATAGAATAGGAGTAATAAGTGAGATTAACAGAGAAGTATATTATAGAAAGATTTTGGAGGTATATAGATGATGGATAGCTTTATGAATAAAACCAGTTGAGAAAGAATTTACATATGATGATATTGTGAATACTTATAATAGAAGTGGAGACAAGAAAGACGTTGCCAAAAGATTTTGTATAAGTGTTGGCGAAGTGACTAAGATTTTGAAGAAGAATAAATAGAGAGGTATTAATTATGAATTTAACAAATTTGAGCAAATATATGAGTCTTATTTTAAGACACAAACCCGAAGCAATTGGGATTTCTTTAGATGAACACGGATGGGCGAGTGTAAACGATTTGATTTGTGGTATTGAAAAGAATAATCCAGGATTCAATATGGATATTTTAGAACAAATTGTGAGAACTGATAGTAAGCATCGTTATTCTTTCAATGAAGATAAATCGCTTATTCGTGCAAATCAAGGACATTCCGTTAACGTAGATGTAGAATTAAAAGAAAAAGAACCTCCAGAATATTTATATCATGGAACAGGAGAAAAGTATGTAAAATCTATTAATCAGGATGGTTTAATTCCTAAGAGTAGATTATATGTACATTTGTCTAAAGATATAAAAACTGCTGAAAATGTTGGGAAAAGGCATGGAAAAGAAGTTGTATATCGTATTAATAGTGGACAAATGTATCGAGATGGATATAAATTTTATCTATCTGAGAATGGAATTTGGTTAACGAAAGAAGTTCCTGTAAAGTATTTAGAAATAATGTAATAATGCAAAATAAAATAATAAATGGAGTTTAGTTTATGAAGCATAAAAAGAAAAGTGAAATCAAATTAGGAAGAAGTGAAGCGTTCACGGAAGATTTATATAGCAATCCAGAAGCAGGAAAATGCCCTGAATGTGGTGGTATTTTAGTTACAAATTATGGCGAAGGAATAAGTTGTACTTTTTGTGTAGATTGTGATTATAATGAATATGATTATGATTAGATGAAAGACTGAATTTATTAAAATGGAGGTATGATATATGGGACACGTTAATATTTTTAAAACAAAATCAAAAGAAGAATTAATAAAATTGTATGGTGAATTTCTTAAAGTAGAAGAAACTGGATTTTTTGATCCTGAGACAGATTTGGGTGGAATCAGAGAAATTTACAGCTGTGATTTTGGAGCAAATACGACATGGATGTTGCAAATAGAATTAACTCATGCAATTTCTGATTTGTGGTACGAAGAAAATAAATGAATTTCGACTTTCATTTTGTGAGAAAGATGGTGTTACAAATGGCAAAAGTAAAAGACACGGGGTATAGAATGATTATAGAAAATCATGGTGGAAGATGGATGTTTGTTAATGATGATATTTACAGTTTTATGGAATGTTCAGGTTGTAAAGAGCAGATTTTAATTAAAGATGTTGAAAAGTATTGTCCTAATTGCGGAGCAAAATTAGAAGGTGTGGGAGATTAATATGGAAAAAATTAAAGCAAGGCGTGTAGATATAGAATCTGGACGTATGGATCAGGATGAGTTTTTAGAGCAAGTTACATCTGCATACGTAGATGCAGAGAAACGTGGCTTCAATAGTATTGTTGTGGCAATTGATACAGATTTAGATACTACATATTATATTAATGACACACCAGATGGATTCCAGTGTGACTTATGGGATTATTATTTTGATGACTTAGAAACTATTGCTTCTCAGTTATATGACGAAATGCATGGTAGTGTGACGGAAATTAGAATTGAGTGATACAATGCTGAAATCAAACTTTCATGGAGATGATGAAATGCTAGAAAAATTAATTACTGACAATAAAGAAAACTTTAAAGGTTATTATGTATTTGCAATCTGTATGTGGAAAGATAAATTATGCTTAGTGCCATGTGATGATGCAATGTCTGGGTATTATCCTGTATATGATAAAGCAATTAATATATCCGATATGCCAATCGTGAATTTTCCAAATAAAATCAATGGACAAAATATTGATGCAATAATTTTAAAATTATATAAAGGATCTATAGAATTTGATTTTGCAGAAGATACATGGGATGGATTTCAGCCATTAGGAGATTTATAGTAACTATGAAATCCAGCTTTCAAAGAAAGGATTATTTTATGAAGTATACAAAGTTTAGTGATATACCACAGTTTACAAGAGATGCAAGTTATCACGTTAATATGGATATTCGTAGAGTATCTATATGGATTGAAGAAAACATTAAAGAATATAATTTGCAACTTAATCCAGACTTCCAGAGAGGACATGTGTGGACAGAAGAACAACAGATTGCATGGTTGGAGTTCTTTCTCAAAGGTGGTAAATCTGGTAATGATGTCTATTTTAATGATCCATTTTGGATGGACTGGAACATGAATAACACAAAACCGGATATATATAAAGATTTTGTTTGTGTAGATGGTTTACAGAGATTAACTTCCATTCAGAGATTTATAAATAATGAGATTAAAGTGTTTAATTCTTATTATAGAGAATATGAAGATCCAAGGCATCTGAATACAAATACATTAATCATTCATGTAAATAATCTGAAAACAGAGAAAGAAGTATTGCAATGGTATATTGACATGAATGCAGGTGGAACACCACATGCAAAAGAAGAGATTGAACGTGTCAAGGAACTTATTGATAATTTGGAATGATTAGATGAAAAGTTGTTTTTTAAATTTTATGTTGCGTATGTATGGGCGATGATTATTTATCATCGTCCTTCTTGTTTGAGTTTAATACATCTAACATTATATTATAGAATATTTGATTTATATTTGGCGTTGCTTTGTCTATTGCCTTTTTGAGTTCATTATTAGAGTCAGATACATAAGCGTCAGTATTATTTTTATTATTTTTCTGATTTTGTGAATGATAAACCCTAATTATATTCTTTTTCTTTTGCGGTTGCTTAGTTGAAATTAATAAATCATTTGGGGTACAATTAAATAATTCGCACATTTTTTCAAGTGTATCAAATGCGATTTTTGTAGTTTCGCCATTGTAGATTTTACAAGCTGCTTGGTATCCTATTCCAAGTGCGACAGCAAATTGATTAATGTTTTTATAATTCTCATCTACATACCTTTTAACCTCAAGTTTCATCATAATACATCCCTCCGTATATAAATTGTATTATAGCATAGAACTTGAGATAAATAAATTGATTTTTAGATTAAATCTTTAGATTATATCTTGACATCTAATCTAAAGAGTAATATAATAGGCTCATAAGATAAAGAAAGGAGCTACACACACGATATGATGGAGTTTAATATATTTGATATTCTTTATGTCAAAACAAATGTTAATACATCAGCTAAATCACACGTTCAGCAGATCGAAAGACCTGTTGTTGTAATCCAGAATGATTCTGGAAATAAGTTTGCTCCTACTTTGATTGTCATGTGCTTAACCAGTAAAATCAAAAAGGTTGAGCAGCCCACTCACGAAGTAATTAAAGCTAGTAAATCTAATGGTTTAAAATGTGACTCAATGGTTTTAGGAGAACAGATTTTTACTATTGATAAGCGTGATGTAGTTGAAAAATGGGGAAACATTGACAATGAAGAGGATAGACTTTTAGTAGAAAAATGTTTTCTTGCAAACTTATATGGTAAAAAGAAAATCAGAGTGGAGGAATTAGCATGAGTGGAAGAATTGTGTCCGTAGATGAAGCTATAAGATTGTTAACTGAGTATAAGAAAAACGGTGGAGAGAATGTGTTATTTTCCTCATTTGATTTAGATACAAGATCACCTGATTGTGAAGCAATTCCAATTAGTATTACTTGTGGAATTAAAGCAATTACAACAGGTCTTCCGATAACATATAATAGAAACTTTATAATGTCCACATTAAAAACACAAGATAAAAACAAAGAGAAGACGATATTATTTGCTGAGAAGGGACATATGAAAATATAAAATCGAAAAAATACAAACAAATGTTCTGGAAAGTATTGACACAAACAAATGTTTGGTATATGATATGAACATCTTCACAAGATAATAAAAAAGTAAGGATCTTATCTCGGTGCGGGAACACCATATGAGATAAGAACCTTACAAACAACACATATAACAGAGATTGGTACAACCTCTTGCTATACATTTTTAGTTTAAGTCTTTTTAGTTTAAAAGTCAAGATAAAAGTCTAGCAATTCTGCGATTGTTCCAATTAATTACAACTAAATATAGGAAATATTACAAATGAAAGTCGGCTTTCATCGTAGTTTTTGTACGCATTTTTTGGAAGGGGGTCTGATTATATAAATAATTATGTAGATTGTGGTTCTTATTATATTGGGACTACTAAAACAGGATTAAAATTTTATTTTGATAAGAAATATTATAATATAGTATCTTTATATCATTGGAAAATGAATAGTGATCATATTCCAGTAACATGCGTTGATAATAAATATGTTTCAATTAAGAAAATATTATTTGGAAATATATCATTAAAACATATTAACGGGAATAAATCGGACATAAGAGAAGAAAATTTAATACCAACAAGAGGATTAAATCATGATGGTAAAACTTTTTTGAATGGTTATATTTCTATCTACATGCCAGAACATAAACGAGCATTTGATAATGGGTGTGTATATGAACATGTGTTAGTTGCAGAAAAAATGTTAAATAGAGAATTAAAAGAAACAGAATGCGTACATCATATAAATCATATTAGAACAGATAATCGTCCAGAAAATTTGATGGTATTTCGTACAAACAAAGACCATATTTTGTTTCATGCAGGAAATTATGCAATTTTATTGGATGATGGCTCGTATGTCGTTGATGATAAAAAGATAGAATATTTATATAAATATAATAATAGAACTGCGGAAGAAATTAAAAATAACGTTGAGGATAAAGGTTCAGTTACAGTAATTACATATAAAAGACAGATAGGAAAAGATTTATGTCCAGTCTGTTTAAAACATATGAAATCAATAAAAGCAAAAATGTGTAAAGAATGTTGGGACAAAGAAAAAAGTACAAATATACCTACAAAGGAAGAACTTGAAAAATATATTTATGATTTTTCATTTGAAAAAATCGGAAAAATGTATGGTGTAACAGGTAAGAATATAACGAAATGGTGTAAAAAATATAATTTACCATATAGAAAAAAGGATATGGATAAAAATGAAAGGGGCGATGTAAATTGGATTGCTTAATTACAAACGGCAAGCAATATATCCGTTTAGATTCAAATGGTAGTCCTCAAACATGCGGTCAGGTACTTGCAGAAAGATTTTCAGAAGATAAAGCAAAAAACATTATCAAGAATCTTCCTAAACCATTGAGAAAATTTCACTTTAATGTTCAGCTAGTCTCTGAAATCGCTGCTCAACCTAAATCAATTGAAGAAGAAAAACTACCAGAAGATATTAACGGTATCTTAGCGGAACTTGACGATTACTATGAAGATTATCAGCGAAATTCAAAGTATGATAATCCTTATACATATCATGGAGAAACTGCTTTAGAGAAAGAACTTTCTATGAATGATATAGGAATCGGCAATTTCTTTAAGATGGTAATTGATTGTGTTTCTGATAGAGAGAAATACATTGAGAATATGGAATATCTTATTAAAGAATATGATCTGAAAATTCTTGACGTAAGACATTTTATCCGAGATGAAGAAACAAAATTGGGAACAGTGCCAATGAGTAGAATCAGTTACTTATTACAATATTATGAACGTCAACGTGCTATATGCAAGAGAAATAGAAATTGTGCAAAACTTTTCCAATATCATGTAGAGAGATTTAAAAACAGGAAATACATGAAAGTGATTGATAGGATTACAAATTCTAAATATAAATACAGACGTTTATCTAAAGAATATCTCGAAGATTATGCAAAAGGTATAACGAAAGAGAGAAAATAATTATTACATAGTTACATATCAACAGAGAGGATCGGTGATACGAATGCACTACAAAGACATTCTGGAATCTTATTACAAAGTTAATGAGAACAATCCAGAAAACTCAGCAAAGAAATTACATAATGTTGTAGATAAAATTCTAAAACAGTTTGGTGGTATCACCGATATTGACAGGGATGAATGTTATTCTATAGCAAATTTAGAGATTACAAAATATATCAAAAGTCAATTAGATAAAGGAATTGAAGATTTTGATGAAGATAAATTCAATGGATTTATATATTTTGCAATTTCCAGAAAAGTTAAGATGCATATTACAAGAAAAAACAGACAAAAGCGTTGTAAAATCGTAACAAAGATAGAAGATGGAAAGGAAATTAAGGAATATATTTATCCAACATCATTAGATAATCTCATGTCTGACGATGGAAAAACAAAGATGATTGATATAATTCCTTCTGATTTTGATATAGAAAGCAGTATTGATGCAGGAGAACTATTAAATCTTGGAGAAAATGTAGTCAAATATATTGCTTCTCTTGGGTGTATAGAGCGCAAAATTGCAGATTTAATAATGCAAGGATGTAATTCTACGGAGATCAAAAGCATATTAAAGCTTTCGGACAAAGAATATAATACATATCTTTCGGATATGAAAGAATATGAAAAAAGAAAACTTCTAAAGATGGAAGAATGTGAAAATGCAAATATTGAGGAGGAATTACCAATGGAAACAAAAACAACAACATCAGAAAGAACAAAATCTACCAGTTATTCAATAGAATCTCTTAGCAAACAGTTGAGACAGCACAGATTAAGAGACAACCATCCATTACAAAGAACTTCTGGACAATGGAGTCTACTTACAAAAAGCGAATTAATTTCTGATATTTTACAAGGTAATTCACTTTTACAGATTGTAATTTCAGAAGAAATTAAAGCCGGAATTATAATGCATTGGTTAATTGATGGAAAGCAGCGTTCTACAAATTTAAAAGATTATCTTGAAGATGGATTTGCAATTTCCAAAAATGTACAGAGATATATGATTGAATATCAGAGCGACAAAACAGATGAAGATGGGAATGTAATTTTAAATGAAGATGGGTTTCCAATGCCAGAAAGTAAAGTATTTGATATTCGTGGAAAAAAATTTTCTCAATTGCCAGAAGAATTACAAGACAAATTTAAAGATTATCAAGTTCCTGTAATGCTCAATTTGAATTGTACAAAGAAAGATATTGCTTATGATATTGCACGATTCAACAGATGTAGACCAATGAATGTTTCTCAGTCAGGATGGCTAGGATTAGAAGAATCCTATGCTGAATATGTAGATAAGATTTTAAAGATGGATTTCTTTAAGGTTGATTGTGATAAGTCAAGTTATTCAAATACGAATATTAAGAACGGATCACTTAGAAGAATTATTATTGAAGCAATAATGACATCTAAATATCTTAGTCATTTTGATAAAGACTTTGGTAAAATGTGTGCTTACTTAACTGAAAATGCAAATGAATCAGTATTTATTGATTTTTATTTGACATTGGAGAAGTTATCTAATGTGTTAAGAGGTAATACATCAGATATTTTTAATAACAAAAATTCATTTTTATGGTTTGCTTTATTTGATAAATTTTTAGAATATAACATTGAAGATGATAAATTTAATGGATTTATTCAGGAATTTAAAGAGACATTACATAATAAAGAAATTGATGGTATTACATACGATTGCTTAAACGGTCAGAAAGGGACAAAGGATCGTTCTTCCGTAACAAAAAGATTCAATCATTTGCTTACTCTGATGAAAGAATACTTACATATCGAAGATTCTGTTGAGGAAATCACAGAAGAACCAGAAACCATTGAAAATGATTTGTTTGATACAGAAACAATTGAAGAATCATCTGAGAAACCTGCTATCGCAGAAGTAACAGAGTATTCAGCAATTGGAAATGTGGAAATTGAACACGTTGAAGGAGAAGTAGTAGATAACGATACATTAGATTTTGTGAAAGAATGTGTTGATAAGAACGTAACAGACATTGATGTTTCTTATTATGAAGACGACTTAAATACCATTACAAAAGATGTACAGTCTAAGTTACTTGATGATGTAAACAGAAAATCTTTAATTGCAGTTATCGCATATGCGTATATGCAGGATGAAAATTACGAAGAATGGTTTGAGAATTATTTTAAAAGAGTTGATACATATGATATTGATCAAAAAAAGAACTATCTCAATATGAGAAACGATTTGATTACTTTTAATAAAGGAGCAGTTGCATAATGAAAGATACAGTAAATGAAGTAAAGAAAAACTTATCAGAACTCGATTATCTTCTTGGAGAAAATAATGTTGAAGATATTAAGAAACGTATTGGAGATTTGATTGTGGACAGAATAGCATCAGATTTACGTGCATATGACTATTATCTGTTTTATCCAGAAGATTATACCGAAACAATCAATAGTGCATTTGAGAAAATAGAGAAGAAAATAACAAAAATGTATTCCGATGCGTTATTGGAAACGGCAACAGAATCAGTTACACGATTTAAAGATATTGCATTATCACATATAAACGAAACACAGGGGCTACAATTGAGGTCGTGTCATAAATGTGAACATTGTAATTTTAATAGATGTAAATTCTATGAAGATTACTATTGGAAAGCACATGACGGAATTTGTGCAGAAGAAGGATTTATCAATTTTAAAGAGAAAGTAGATTAATAAGGGAGATTACATATGAACATGAGACTTTCAGAAATTAAAATTTCTGCGGATTTTGAAAGCAGTATTCCAAATACATATAAATATAATAAATGTGAAAATTACTATAACAAAACAGGAAATCAGGATAGGTACATAGTAGTAGATGAGAAGAATGTTTTAGTAGATGGTTATATAATGTATTTAGTATTGAAAAATCATGATGTGGAATATGGTAATGTAAAACGTTTGACATTAAGAAAACATACTTATACTGATAAGCAACGTAAAAAGTATGGACGATTGATTTCACCTAAACACGTTGTTACATACAAGGAAAAACCAACTGCTTATGTATACGGAAAACATCCTAATAGTAAAGACAATAAAGAATACGTTTGGAGATTACCGCAAGCATGGGGATATATGAGTCTTATGTTACAAAAAGGTGATGTAATCTATTGTGGTACAAGATTTGGAGTTGCACCTGTTGTTGTAACTAAAGTGGAATTAAAATCTAATTTTGATACCAGTTTATGTATTAAAAAAGTATGCTCACAGAAGATTTATAGGAATGGAGAATTATTAAAATATGATAGTAAGGATGGATCAACTAATGTGTAATCATAACTGGGTATTAATCGAAAAGCCACGACATTTAAAGTATAATTATAGTGGGTTAGAAGTTGTGATTGGTAAATGTCGATGCACGAAATGTAAGAAGATAAAGGATAGAAAGATGATTGGTCACCAGATTGGAAATATATTTGAGGAGACAGGATAAAAGCGTGGTTTCATTGCCAGTTTTTAGAAGAGCTTAAATTTATAGAGTTCTAAAACTAATGAGGTACATTGGTTAAGTGTAGTGCACACGTTTTAGAAGAGTGTAAATTTATAGGGTTCTAAAGCTCCTTGCCCGTCATGCCGATAGCACAGCCAGTTTTAGAAGAGTGTAAATTTATAAGGTTCTAAAGCCTCAAATTTACAAGAACCTTATAAATTATGAAATGTACGTATGTACATACGTTGTCAACTAAAAATAGAATAAGTGATACATAAGTTGAACTACATTATTATAAGAGAATATGTTATTGTGTCGCTCTAGCAATAATTATATCGTGAAAAGCTAAACATCCATTACATAATTCTGTAAAACACTCTTAATGGAAGTGCTTGAACATCAAAGACTTATAATAATATTTTCGAAGAGCATTACCAGTTTTATACTGAGATTATATTTAAGGACAAAGAAAATGAATTACTTAGATTTTGCATTTGTAATAGATAAAAATAATAATCCTTGTATGCCTATTTATGAAGGATATGCAGGTAAATTATTGAGAAGTAAAAAAGCAGTTATTGTAAATCATGATCCATTAGTTGTACAAAGACACGATGAATATAATGCAGATTTAGAGTTTAGAGATAGAATTACATTAAAAGTAGATACTGGATATGAAAATATAGGATTTTCAGTCAGTGATAGTAAACATGAATATTTATCAGGTCAAGTTAAATTGCTTAATGGAATATCTAAGAGGTTATTGGCTAGAAAAGAACATAGAGGTTGTCGTAGACAAAGATTAAGATATAGAAAAAACAAAGCCATAGACTATAAAACAGTTAATAATCCAACATATAAAAATGGGAATCAAGATGGTTGGTTAGCACCTTCAATTTTACATAGAATTAATTCGCATTTGAGATTAGTTGATAAAATTGCTTCTTGGATTCCAATTGATAAAGTGATTATTGAAACTGCGAACTTTGATATACAGAAAATAAAAGCTATATTAAACGACAAAGAAATTGAAGGAGTCGAATATCAGTTAGGAGAAATGTATGGATTTGAAAATGTTAAACAGTATGTAAGAGAACGAGACAATTATACTTGTCAAATATGCGAAGCTGGACAAGATAAAGATAAGAAAAATGTTCCTATAGAAGTACATCATATTATTCCACGTTCAAAAGGAGGTTCTAATAAGCCAGATAATTTAATTTCGTTATGTAAAACCTGTCATAAAAAAGTTCATATGAATAATAATGACAATGATTTATTTAGAAAATTGCAACATGATGGAGTGAAAAATACATACAAAGATGCTTCATTTATGAACATCATGAGATGGACGCTATATAATCAGTTAAAAGAAAAATATGACGTATCTATATCATATGGTTATATAACAAAATTAAATAGACGAATGGCAAATCTGAAAAAGTACCATTATATTGATGCGTTGTGCATTTCAGATTATCATGAAATTACACTTACTAAAAATATTTATTTAGTTGAACAAAAACGATGTAATGATAGATGTATGGAATCGTTTTTTGATGCCAAATATATTGATAGTAGAGATAATAAAATAAAGGAAGGAACTGAATTATGTAAAGTCAGAAAATCATATGCATCGAGAAGATCTACAAGAAAAGAAGATATTGAAAACAATCGTATTTTTAGAAAAGAAAAAGTTGAAAAAGGAAGAAGACAATATAGATGTCATTCATATTGTTTAAAAGCAGGAGATTTAGTATATATAAATTATGGAAAACATAAAGGCAAAATAGCAGAATTTTCAACAATGAAAAAAACTCCAACTGGTTCATATCAAATAAAATTTATTTATGATGGACAAGAATGTAAATGTCCATCAATATCTATCAAACCAGAAGAGTATATTCAATTAACAACAAATCAATGTGACAAAGTAAAAATTGTACGTACTCGTAGAGGTATGATTTGGCGAAAAACTGATAGATTAGAATATGAGTCAAACACACCTGAACAGTATAGACCTTAATACATATCATATCTAAAACATTCTTATAAAAGATCCCAATTTTATCATAATTGAATATATAGAAAGAGGTGATAACCATGATCCTAGTAATGCGAATAATCCTTGTACCATTATGTATCGCAAATGCGATTGTTCAGAAACGAAACACACAAAAAGTCCTCTGGTCTTGCATGGCATTATGTTGGCTTGGATTGTGTGTAGATGAAATTATGAAAATTTGGTAAAGAAAAGGAGAAAAATGAGAGACAGAAGTGAATTTGGAAGAATGTATGGAATTATTTTCACCAATGATGATTATGTTGGTATGAAAAAGCTTGATGAAATTTTAAGAGAAAAGTTGGCACAAGGAATTAAGTGTGTAAGACATGACCGACTTGGATATTATTGTAATTACATTATGAAATTTTCGGATGATGATGTATGGAGAATTATTTCACCACATGACAAATCTGTGAGGTGCTTAAAATGGAATTTAGCATATATAGACGCTTATAATACTACTTTGGATGATTACATGAATATTATTATTCCTTCTGGTGATACAACAATGGTTGAAGAACCAAAATATTTTAATTGGGATAATGAATATTTTAAAGATTTAGTTATTGGCAAACGGCAAGAATTTAAGTGGATAGAATAATACGATGAAATGTGAGTTTTAGGAGTAATTAAGAATGATAGAATTGATTTATAATATTATGTTAATTATGATACCTGTAATATATTTAACAAATGTTATTTACAATTGGGTTTTTAAGGAGAAGAAATGAAAGAGAGTCAGTGTGATAAATTATTTAACAGATTTGTAGATAGTTATAACAGTTCTAACTGGCATCCAAATGACATTAGAAGATTTCATGAATATGTAGAATACTGTTATATGAATAATATAGATTGTTATGCTATGATTGAAAAAATTAAAAGATGCACATTTACAAAAGAAACAAAAGATATACTTATAAGAAATGCATTAGACGTATATGAGTATTTACGAATAAAAGATATTTAAAACTTAGATGAATGACTTGTTTTATTAAAACTTGAGTTTCAAAGAAAGGAAGTGAGATACAATAAGTAAAGAATTTGAAAATGAATTTTATAAATTAGATTATATGCATAATTATATTTTGAATACTATGAATCACATACCAAGATATGTCTATGGTAAACCAAAACAATCAAAACGACTCATTAAAGAATATATGCTGAAAAATGAATATGATGAATATTTTACAGAAGAAATTAATAATGATTTTTGTGAAGGTTTTGGATGCGCAGTTGATTTAATATTTAATGAATTTTTAGATGATATTCATGAAAAATATGATCTATTAAAAAAAGGAAGATATGGAGAGAATTATAATGGATAAGGAGAAAGAAAAATTATCTAAAGAGATATTTCTTATTTGTAAGGGAAGATACAATTACGAAAAGTATGGTTCAGTGTTTGATGCAATGAATAAATATTATCATAAACATTATTGTGATGATATTGACATTACATATAAACTTGCCAATCAGATATTTTTATTTCCTATGGTTGAATGGATATTGGAGAATCATAGAGATAATAAGTTGCATTCGTTTTTGTATCACATATTTAATAATAACTTATTTTGGAACGGAGAATGTAATTACGATGAGAACTTATTTAAAAAGATTTTGAGTTGGGTTGTTATAATAAATGTAAAACATTATAACGAAGAAACGGATGAATACGAATGGGTTATTGATTTATCTGATTTTGACGGAAAGGATGTTGATTTAGAATGATTAATAGTATCAAATAAGGAGAAAATATAGGTGTAGCAACACAGGTACAAGGTGCAGTTGTAGATGTATATCAACATCCAAAATTTAAAGGCATGTATGGATTTGTATATAGAGGTGAGAAGTGGACTTGTAGTGATTATGCTTTTGATAAGGAGTACAAGAGTGAAATGGATTAAGAGAAAAATAATTATGTGGTTATTTGGATATGATTTTCCTCGATATGTGAGACAGTTCTATAAGGAACAGGATCAAGTGAGAAAATTGTACTCTGATATGCTACATGAAGAAGAAAGATTGTTAAGATGGATAAAGCTAGCAGAAGAAAAGAGGTGAGAATAATTGAGTTACATAGGGAGTAGGGTTAAGTATATAGGCAATGTTTATGGTATGTCTTGTAAAGAAGGTATAATTATTGAAGAAAATACAGGCACTGTACAGGTTGAATTTGACAATGGGGTAATTCTTGATTTATGTAAAAAATATATTGTAATAAACGAAAGTGAGGATAATAACATGGCAAAATTAGAAGGATATTATGCAGTAGCAGTAACAGAAGAAGGAATTGGGTATAATAAAAGAAATTATTATTATGCGATTTTTGATGATGGTAACATATATAAAGTCGGAGATCAGGTTATAGTAAGTGGTTCAAATAATGACGTTTTGGAAATTAAAGATATTATCACATTAGAAGAAGCAAAAGAAAAAGGAAGAAAAGATATTACTGCGGAAGTTATTTGTAAGGTTGATACATTAGCGTATGATAAACGTGTGGAAGAACGTAAAGAGAAAGTTGAACGTAAGAAAGAAGCTGATAAAATTAAGAAACAGATGGATAAAATGATTGCAGAAATGGATCAGACAAAGCGTTATGAGATGTATGCAAGTGATAATCCTGAGCTAGCAGAGAAATTAAAAGCATATAAGGAGCTGATTGGAGAGTAATATGGAAGTCATGATAGCGATTTTAATTATAACATCTATTATGTTGAGTATATTTTTTGTGTACAATGCTGTTGAAAGTGATGATTTGCCACATGAAACATACTTAATTATTTACAAAGATAAAAATTTGTTTGGGATAATTACCACTACTTTATATTTGATTTTTTCAATTCCTGCACAGATAATTATATATTTATCTTATGTAATCATGGAGTTTATTGATTTGATTTATCGTTTAGGAGTAAAAAAGTAATGAACAAAGAAAAGATACATAAATTTCGTAGGAAGTTAGGTTGGGTTGTTTTTCTTGGTGGGATGGTGGCAAACGTGATAATTTCATGGGGATTTTTATTCATGAAACCCGTCTTTCATCTGTTATTTTCCATTGCAGCAGGGGTATTTTCAGTTAAATTATTGGGAATTTCACTATTAAAATGCTTTTTAGCTCCTATTGTATGGTATACATTATTATGGATTATAGAAGTAATTTTAGAATATTTGGGAGATTATTGATAAATAAAGAGAAAGAATTAAAAGAACATATTGAAAAACGTATTCAGAATTATGTTTGGAAAGCTTTGACAGGAAAGAAATTAACTATTGAAGATTTAGGAGGATATAGCGGTGGCGGTTTTAAGAACAGAAGATGGTAAAGAGTTGATTTTAACTTGTAGATGTGGATGTGATGATGGAATCCACTTTAAGATTGATAAGGATTTTGAAGATTATATGTATATGACATATACGAATGGTAATTTTTACCGTGATCAGGACAATGGATTCTTTAGAACATTAGGAAGAAAGTTACGAAAAGTTTTTGCAATCTTATTCAATCAAGATTACTATTATGCAGAAGCAGTATTCTCTAAAGAAGATTTTGAAGAGTTTAGAGAATATATTAATAGTTTTGCAGTACATAAAGAAAACTCCACTGACGTTGTGGACAATCAGTAGAGTTATTGGAATAGATCAAGACCAGTGATCTATGTAGAAAATCATATCATGTTTCTATGACTTGTTCAAGTCGATATTTCCAAGATAATAATTAAAAATCAATATTAAATATATAGGAAGGATTATTTTATGAACTCAGCATTTAGACAAATTTTAGAAAACCAGATGACAATTATGGAAGAATTAGGAGATATTAAATTTTGTGTATTAGGATTATTAAAAGGACATATCCCTGATGAATATAACAAGGCATTACTTGAAAGAATTGGGAGTACTGAAAAATTATTAAAACAGAGAATATAGTGATACATTGAATCTTGCTTTCAGGAGGTGCGATAAAGTGACAACAGTTGAATTTAGAAATGAATTAATAGACAGGTTGAATAATAATGCAAGTCGTTATCACGGTGGAATTTGTAACGGAAAATATTTTCCAGAAGTAGAAACATTTGATGTTGATGAAGTTTATGAGATTATCGACAGAATTTACTTCAATCAACCAGAAGATAATAACGAAAGTGAGTGATTATAATGTCATATTGGACTTACATAACAGGAACGATAACAGTATCTCCCATAGGGTGTACACAAGCTCAGAAAAGGTACATTCTCGATACCGTCCTGGCACATCTACCGATAGTTTCTGGTTCAGAGAAAGATATGGATGTATATGTGATTCAGAAAAATGGTCATAATAGTTCCTGTTCTTGTGATGAATTTGGTGAAAGAACTAATAATTTAACTGATTGGTATGGTGATAGAACAAGAAGTAGAGGAATGTTGTGTACACAAGATGAATACATCTTAGTCGTAGACGCTGCATTAAGAGATAGAGAATTTGATCAGACATACAGAGAATTTATGAAATGGATTGTAAGATTAGGTAAAAGAGTCATGATTGATAATATTCTTGTAAAAATTAGTGGATATGATAAGTCTACAATCATCAAAGATTATTGTGTGAAAAATGAAAAATATTCATATCAGAATGTTTTCTTGAATCTATTTGAAGGTACAAGCTGGGTTAAAGAAGATGGAGAAGTTAATTGGTGTGAATATATGCTATATCCAAGAGCTAAAGATTCTGATTATCCCATGATGTTAGCTTATAAGTATTTCAATGATAAGGAAAATGATGAAGAAGTAGAGAGAAGAATGAAGTATGAGAGGGGTAAATGAAAAGTATAAAGAGAAATATAAAACAGGAATGATATTCAGAAGTAAAAAATATCCATGGACTGATTTGGTAATTGATTTTGTTTCGTACATGAGAGGATCGGAAACAGCTTATACATTCAATATGAACTCAATTATAGACTGGGTAAGAATTAATGAAGAAGCATTCAATAAACATATCAGTGTAGCAAAAGGTATTAATTATAACAAAGTTAAAAATCATGAAGTGAGTACATTTCCATATCCATTTTTCGGTGAGATGCATCAGAAATCTATGGATAATTATATCAGAAAATATGAAATGGAATTTTGTGGTATGAGTGATAAAGAAGTTATTGTATTCAATGATGATGTTTTTGAGTATAGTTCTGGATTTAAAAAGTAACATCATGATAAAAATTAAAATATGGAGTACATAAAATGAGCTACTGTGACGGAACCTGTAAGTATCTGAATACAAGAAAACACAAATGTGAATTGACAGGAGAAAACTCACATACATGAAATGGAGTTATGGAATCGAGTATTCAGTGCATGAACACAGAGGATTCTGTGAGAAAGATAAGGAGGACACAAAATGAAATTATTTAAAACAGTAGATGAGAAATTAGCAGAAATTGGATTTACAAAAGAAAAAGAAGACAAGTATGGGTGTGTATATAAAAGAAAAGATAAGAAATATAATTTTACACAAAAAGTTGTCATTGAACACAAAAAATCTGGTAGACATATTTTACAGTCATATGATCCAGATTTAGGAGATGATAAAGGAATTGGAAATACTTGTGTAGGACTTACAGGATACGAAATGAAACTATTTCTTAAAAAGATGAAGCGGATGAAAATGTATTCTGGAAAGAAAGTAAGCATCGAATGAAATAATGAAATTGGCATTTCAAAGGAGCGGAATATGTTAATTAGAAGTCAGGATAAAGAAATTTTAATCAATTTTAATAACTCACCGGCAATCAAAATCATGGAAACTAAGGGAGATGCAATAATTATCTGTTCAGATACATATGAGACGTTTGTTATTGGGAATTATTCCACCAAAGCAAAATCCCTGAAAGTATTAGATATGATTCAGGAATCCTATATAAATGGACATATTGATTATCAGATGCCAGAAGATAGTGAGGTGGTATAAATGAAAAATAGAGAAAAATTCGCTAAAGAAATTTTGGATATTGCTTGTAAAGGAAACCATTTTGGAGTAACAAAAGCAGGTGAAATTATTAGTTGTCATGAGACCGATTGTGAAAAATGTTTATTTAATGGTGATATTGATTGTGATATTAGTTTGGAGCAATGGTCAGAATCAGAATATGTAGAGAAACATACAATTACATCAAAAGAAAAGGCATTTCTTGATACACTTGTACCTGACTGCAAATATATTGCAAGAGATGGTAATAATCGACTTTATATTTATGGTAAGAAACCAATACGTGAAGATAAAAGTGAATCTTGGGTATCTGATAATTCTAATTATTACTGTGCAACAAGAGATATGTTTGACTTTATTAAATGGGGAGACGTGGAACCTTGGAGAATTGAAGATTTAAAGAAATTAGAGGTGAGAGAATGAGTGGAGAAATGATGCAGTTTCCAAATAATATGAAACAATTTTTAAACAAATATTCATTTTTAGACAGAGAAAGAATATATACAAATGGAAGTTTATTGATTCCTACATTCAGAGCAGAACAAGCTCTTGAGTATTATGTTCCAAAATGGAATTCGATTAATAATGGTTTACCATGTATGGAATTAGTACATAAATCATCATTTAACAATACCTATGAATCAAAAAATGTTCTCATTCAAACAAAACGAGATGAAATATATTCGGCTTATTGTGTAAAAAGAGTATATAAAGACATGAAATTTAAGGAAGATATAAATTGGTACACGCATGGAACAATGAAAGTGATGAGTAAAGTTGTTGCATGGATGCCATTACCAGAATTATATACAGGTGAGTAATTATGTGTGATGATTATGAAGAAGATCCATACGACTACTGTTATGAATGTGGTGGTTATGGTGACAATTATTATCTGGACGAAGATGGAGAATTAATCTGTAGATGTCCTGAGTGTCTGATGAATCCTAATTCGTGGGATGATTAATACATATCAAGTAAATTTCTATGGGTGGTCACCCAATTATTTCCAAAAACAAAGAAATATTATTTTTATCGGATAGTCATGAATGTCCGATTTACGCAGCATTACAAAGTTTATAGAAAGGAATTTAGGTAAATTCTAGGATAAAGTAGTTGTACAACTCCCTATAAAATAAGGGAATTTGAGTCATTTAGTTGAAAATAATAATTCATCTGAGAATGGATTAAGAGTATTAAGTCTATTCGATGGTATATCTTGTGGCAGAATTGCATTGGATAGAGCTGGATTTAAGGTTAAAGATTATTACGCTTATGAGATTGAACAGAATGCAATCAAGATAAGCAGATATAATTATCCGTCCATTTATCAATGTGGTGATGTTTTTGATGAAGATTTTAGTAAATATGATGGTATTGATTTGTTAATTGGTGGCAGTCCCTGTACTGAATTTTCAGTAGCAAAGTGTTCTAAAACTGCAAAACATAAAAGAGAAGTCGTGCCTGGTGGAGATGGTTGGAAATTGTTTATGCAATATGTAAGAGCGTTACATGAATCGAAACCAAAATATTTTCTATATGAGAACAATTATGGCATTGCAGATTCTATACGTGATGCTATCACAAAAGAACTTGGTGTTGAACATGTGCTTTTAGACAGCCAATTAGTTTCAGCTCAAAGACGTAAGAGATTATATTGGACGAATATTCCAATAAAAGGAGAACCAGAAGATAGAGGAATTTTAGTAAAGGATGTGATTGTAAATGATTCTGAACTAATTAAGCAGTTTGATGATCGTATTAGAAACACATTAGTCAAATGTGAGAATTACATAAAATATGATTTAAGTGGCAAAGGACATTTTTCTCAGCAAGATAGGATGTATTTTCTTAATAATAAAGCACCAACAGTTCCAAGATGTAGAACTGAAACTAAATTTAATGTTTGGTTAGGTGGAGAAACATATAAGAAAACTTGTCCTGTTGAGATAGAAAGACTTCAAACATTACCAGATGGATATACGGAGTTTGGGTTGAATGAAGATGGAAGCATTGTGAAAATGCCGAAAACAAGAAGATTTGAAGCTATTGGTAACGGTTGGACTGTTGACATTATAGCTTGGATATTTAGTTTTATGAAGGAGAAACAAGATGCAAATAACAGCTAAAAGCTATTTTAGTGGAGCAGGAGGAATGGATTTAGGAATAGAGGAATCTGGAATTAACATAATTGAATCGTATGAGATAGATAAAAAGTGTTGCGACACTTTGAGAAAGAATTTCAAACATCATGTAAATGAGTCAGATATTACACAGATTACAGTTCTCGATCAGAATGATGCGGATGTTTATATTGGTACATTTCCATGTACACGATATTCAACCATTGCTGATATTTCAGGTATAAGAACAGGTGATGATTTATTTTTACATTTCTTTAGGCATATTGCTTTAGCACAACCAGAAATGTATGTAGTAGAAAACGTTCCTGGAATGCTTAAATTCAAAGTAGTTATGGAAGCATTGACAAAATTACCTGATTATTACGTGAGAGTTGAATGTCCTATTAACGCAAATATGTGGTTGCCACAAGAAAGAAAACGATTGATTCTAATTGGAAGTAAGAAACCATTTACCAATTTTGATTATCCTGATTCTCAACCATTAAAACTGAAAGATATTATCGAAAATGATGCTTCGATTGATATTCCACAATATGTATATAATCGCATTAATGGAAAATATAGAGATAAACCAATTGTTTCAGATCCAGATAATGATGATCTTGCTCCAACATGTGTAGCGCATTACGCAAAAGATAAAGGAACAAGATTAATCAAAGATGGAAAGAGAATTAGACCATATACAGTAAGGGAATATGCTAGACTGCAAGGTTTTCCAGATTGGTTTGAGTTCTGTGGAACAGATAATGATGCTTATAGACAGATTGGTAATGCTGTTGCTGTTCCAATGGGACGTTGGATTGGCAAACAGATTGTAAAATATTTTAATTCATAATAAGAAAAGGAGAAAAACACTATGGGAATTACAAGCAAACAGACAGGGAAATTTAGAGGAATGATGAGAAAAATTGAAAATGAACAGCTTAAAATTAAAGCTGATTCCGTGAAACGTAAGAAGAAAGAAGATAAGAAAAATGCCTGACATTACAATGTGTTGTAGTAGTGACTGCCCTAAACGTAGTCATTGCTACAGGGCGCAAGCCAAACCAGACAAATTACAGAGTTATTCAGACTTTTCTGCTGAGTGTTTTCAATACAATTTCTTGCGATATTGGAGCATGAGTAGGGAATCTGACGAGATGAAAGGGAATAGCGATGAACGACATTAGTCATTGTATAATGGGTGCGTTGATTATTCTAAATATGATTGCGGCAAAACGGTACGCTAATCGAAATAAATTAGAATATGTCATTATTTTATGTACAACTTCGATAATTATAACAATATTGATGTGTTGTTTAGTAATGAATGGTTGATTTCAAATGAGATGGTTAATTAATTATATACGAAGTTGTTTTTGTAAACATGACTGGGAATTAATTTTTGATACTCAAGTACATGGTGAAAAATTAGATGGAAGTCCTTATGAATATCCATTATATCGTGTAAAAACATATCGTTGTAAAAAATGTGGAATGGAGAAGAAATATAAAAGTGTTAAATAAATTTCCAATAATGCATTTGATTGGTAGTACGAAAATAGAAAATGAACAACAATTCATAGATGCTGAGAAATATTATACTAAAAATGGTTATATAGTATTTAAACCTGTATTTTTCGGGTTAGATAAAAATGATAAGAGGTTATCTATGTATACCGATATGTGTACACAAAAATTAAATATGTGTGATGTAGTTTGTGTCGTCACTGAACACATTGGAGAATCTACGAGAAAAAGAATAGAACAAGCAATGGAATCTGGTAAAGAAATTATATATTTTAATTTGGAAAGGAATAAATAATATGATTAAAATTGTTTGTATTGTGAGCTTTGTTTTACTTACATGTGTTGCTATTGGTGCATCGTTTGAATAAAATAACGAGGTGAAGAATGAAGAATTATATTCCTTTAAGATCGTCAAAATTATCAAAATACAAACAATATATGTATGTTGATTGTAAGAATTATCTTGCTGATGATTTATTCATAAAAAATAAAATCACGGTGAATTTTGAAGGTGATTTCACAAAGGATGACTCTGATTATATTTTTGTATATTGTAAAATAAAAAAGAAAAATCAGGATAAATTCATTAAGGCTCTTGAAGAATTGAAAAATAAGATGTTAATTATGGGACATTCTGATTATGAATCATTTTGTGAAGAACATATTAACAGAATTTTAAATGATGCAAACAATATATAAGTTGAAAGAAATCTTTTATTGTATCAAAGGTTACAAAAATGAAAAGACAAAAAGCAAATAAAAAGATCCAAAATATTGTTGGAAATATTTGTTGCAATTGCGGAAAAACAGATCATATAGAATATCATCATATAGTTCCGTTGTCATTGGGAGGAAATGATATTGAATCAAATATTGTTCCAATATGTCATGTTTGCCATATGGCAGCTCATCATGGTAGGAATATCAATCATTACTTTGGTTCATTCAATAAAGGTGGAAGACCTTCAATCGCTAATATTGAAGACGATTATAATATTTTTGATATGTATATAAATGGTGAAATTGGAAATAGAATGGTAAAACAAATGCTTGGATATTCTGATTCAACACAAATCAAAGATAGATCTGTTTTTAAAAAATACATAAAATCTAAAGGTATAAGTAGTATAAAAAATATCATAGATGTAGCAGCAACAAATAGATCCGATGGATTAAAAAATGGAGATGTAGTTGGAGAAATTATATATGAAGATGGTAGGCATGAAGATATTATTTATAAAGATACAGGATATAATCTTGTAGAATACCATCATCGTTGTAGTTGAAAAATTTATTTCATTTTAGAAGGTGATTTGATGATTAATATTCAAGATGTTTCATTATTAAAGATAACGAAAGTGAGAGATTGGTCTATTCTTTTTGACTATGATGGAAAACATTATTTATTGCATGGAACTGGCGAAAGTGGAGAACCTGATCGACAAGAATTGTACGAGAGAAATCTAAATCAAAATGGAAAATATGATTTAGAGTATAAAAATGTTTGCTATGGAACTGAATATGTATCAAGAGATTACATTAAAAGTAAGAGCAACAAAACTATTGTTTATAATCAAATTGATAAAGATTTTTTCGCTTATAAATTGACTAAACGAGGATTTGCGGAAGGTATTATGGAAGATAAAGTACAATATGAAAACGATAGAATAGATAAGATTCAGAAGAAAATTAGAATATTTGAATATAAAATTTCTGAACTGAGAAGAACAATACAAGATTATATTTAAAATATTTCAAGGAGAGAAATAATACATGATTAAATATATTTGTGACTTATGTGGCAAAGAATCAGGGTATTTAGACAAATATTATATTCCAATGATGTATTCAAATGGCAAATTCAAATCAGTACAATTACATTTATGTGATGATTGCTGTAATAGAATTGATTTATTCATACGTGATATAGCATCTAAGAATATAGGGAAAAGACTGGATCAGATGATGAACACAAACGATAAGGATGATCTTTGGTAGGAGAAATAAATAATATGTGGAAAGTAGATTATTACACTTTAGCGGTATGTGAAGATGGCTCTGTAGGAAATGTAAAACAATATAGTGACGTTTGGTACACAGAATATGGACCTCCAATTTTATTTGATAAATTACAAGAAATTACAGACAAAAGAAAAGGCAAAAATCAATATAAACCTGTAATTTTAAAAATTGAGTCTGTAGGAGGACATGGTGATATATGTTAGATCATTATGAATGGGAAAGTCAGATATACTTATATCCACCAGATAAAATGAATGATTTGTATTATAAAGTTTGTTGCTATTGGAATGCAAAAACTGAAATGTATGATTCTATTTTAGCTGACAGTTATCTATATGACTCAGCATATATTTCAAATCCTAAACTTCGTGGCTATTCTGCCGAATATTCCCGTCAAATATTTTTGTTTTGTCAACACGTACTTATTTGTGAATACAATAAGCCGTTTGATGAAAACTTATGGAAGAATATAAATAACAATAGATATACTGCTCGTCAGTGGATGAAAGAATATGAAAGATTAAAGTCTAATGGAGAATTAGATTTTATAGAAAGATATAAACAATAATAAATAAAAGGAGATTGAATGAACTACGAAGATTTTCTAAAACAAAAGGATTATGTTCTGGAAAGTAGTGGATTTAATATTGATAAAGATAAATTAAATCCCATGCTATTTGACTTTCAGAAAGACGTAGTAAGATGGGCATTAGCAAAAGGTAGAGCTTGTATTTTTGCAGAGTGTGGGCTTGGTAAAACGCCAATGCAATTATCATGGGCGCATCAAGTACATCTACATACGGGCGGTAAAGTTTTAATTCTTGCACCTCTATCGGTTGCGGATCAGACAAAGAGAGAATCTGAAAAATTCCATTACAATGCAAAAGTATGTGAGAAACAGGAAGATTGTATTGATGGAATCAACATTACAAACTATGAGAAATTAGACAAATTCGTAGCAAATGAATTTGTTGGAGTAGTCTTAGACGAGAGTTCAATTCTTAAATCCTACACTGGTAAAGTGAGGACTTCTATTATCGAGAATTTCCAAAATGTTCCCTATAAATTAGCTTGTACTGCGAACCTGCCCCAAATGATTATATGGAGTTGGGAAATCATTCGGAATTTTGTGGAGTTATGACACGTTCAGAGATGTTATCAATGTTCTTTGTTCATGATGGTGGTCAAACATCTAAGTGGAGATTAAAAGGTCATGCAAAAGATGTATTTTGGCAATGGATGGCAAGTTGGTCTGTATTTATTGATAATCCATCAAATTTAGGATATGACGGTACAGATTATGAATTACCTAATTTGAATATTCATGAAATTATAGTTGATGGAGATGAACCAATCACTGAATCACTCACATTAACAGAGCGTAGAAATGCAAGAAAAGATACTCTTGAATTAAGATGTCAAAAAGCAGCAGATTTAGTAAATAATTCAGATGAACAATGGTTAGTCTGGTGTGATCTTAATGCAGAAGGCGATAGATTGAATGAACTGATTGAAGAAAGTAAAAACGTTCAAGGAAGTGATAAGAATAAATACAAGAGTGAAACAATGCTATCATTTTCTGATGAAAAATTAAAATGTCTTATCAGCAAGCCACAGCTCGCAGGATATGGCATGAATTGGCAGAATTGCCACAATGTTATTTTTACTGGACTTTCTGATAGTTTTGAGCAATATTATCAGGCTGTAAGAAGATGTTGGCGTTTTGGTCAGACAAAAGAAGTCAATGTATACATAATCATTTCAGCAAAAGAAGGTTGTGTAAAAGAGAATATTGAAAGAAAGCAATTAGATTTCATTACTATGAGAGATGCAATGATTAATCTGACTAAAGAAATTACTAAGAAAGAGCTTAAATCAACGTGTAGGCTTACTACACCATATGAAGCAAATACAACAATGAAATTACCAAATTGGGAGGAATTCAAATAATGATGAACGTAATTGATCAAGCAGTAGCAAATAGATATGCACTTTATCATGGAGACAGTGTAGAAATTACTAAGGAGATTCCAGATAATAGCATTCACTACACTATCTTTTCACCACCATTTTCACAGTTATATGTGTACTCTAATTCAGATAGAGATATGGGTAATTGTAAAGGTGATGAAGAATTCTATAATCATTTCAAATATCTTGCAAAAGAATTATATAGAATTACAATGCCTGGACGACTTCTGAGTTTTCATTGTATGGATTTACCTCTTATGAAATCAAGAGATGGTGTAATTGGATTAAAAGATTTTCCTGCGCTCATGCTTAAAATCTTTCAGGATTGTGGATTTATCTATCATAGTAAAGTAACTATTTGGAAGAATCCTGTTACAGAAATGCAAAGAACAAAAGCACTTGGGCTTTTACATAAACAGATTAAGAAAGATAGTAGTATGAGTCGTCAAGGACTTCCAGATTATGTGATCACGGTTAGGAAGCCTGGTGATAATCCAGAACGAGTTGAACACACAAATGAATCATTTCCTGTTAATGTATGGCAAAATTACGCTTCACCTGTATGGATGGACATTAGGCAGAGTGATACATTACAGAGAAAATCAGCAAGATCTGAACAGGATGAGAAACATATTTGTCCATTACAGCTTGAAGTAATTCAGAGATGTATTGAATTATGGACGAATCCAAACGATATTGTGTTTGATCCGTTTGGTGGAATTGGTTCTACTCCATATGTTGCACTTAAATTAGGAAGAAGAGGAATTGCAAGTGAATTAAAAGATAGTTATTTTGAGCAGTTGAAGAAAAATGTAGAGTCTGTGGCTGCCGAAGAACCAGAATTATTTCCAGTTGGAGAAAAGAGTATTGAGGATGTAGTCGCATAAGCGGCTATATTCCTTATACAAAATATAATTTAAAGGAGAACAACACTATGAAAGATTCAGTAAAAGAAACATTAAAAAGACTTGGGATTTCACTAACAAAAGAAACAGATAAAGGAACTTGTGTGAAAACTTCATATGAATTATTGGAAGAATTAGCAGAAAAGTGGGAAACACAGTTATTAAAAGATTGATAGTTTGAAAGGGTGAGAACATGAAAACAAGTACCAGATATCAGTGTGAATTTTGTGGAACAGAATATTCAGATAAAAATAAATGTAAACAGTGTGAAGAAAATCATAAAACAAATTTAAAAATTATAGGAAAAAAATATGTCTCATTCAAAGGAGATAATACTGGATATCCTACAAGAATTGAAGTGGAGTTTGAGAATGGAGAATTTGTGACATATAAACGCTATTAGTTGAAACACGAGTTTCACAGGAGAAATAATTTATGAGTTATATTATTAAATCACCAGATGAACTAAAAGATCCATTCTTATGTTATTGTGTATTCCATAGATTTATGGAAGAAGCTGGCGAAGATTATATTGATTACAATGAATGTATTGTAAACGGGACACCATTATTGTTCTGGATGCTTGGCAAAGGATATATTTCAGATAAAGAAACAGAAGAAGTATTAAAGAGAAGTAATGGGAGATATATTTATGTTTCAGATATTTTAAAAGACGATGCGATTTTTAAAAAGAGTTACGGTGACACATCAATTGGATCAGCAAAATCATATAGCATTTTAGCGGAATATATGTGTCAGATTTCAGAATTTAGACAAAGATTATATGATAGTGTATATGACAAAGCAACAGGATTTGAGAATTATAAATTTTATAAAGATGAAAATGAAATTAGTCTTGCTTGTATTATCAGTGATGAAAATATGATTGAAAGTAAATTGTATTCTTTAGAAGAATTAAAAAATATGACAGTATATGAATTTGATGATTTATCATATAAAGATCAGTTTAATGCAGTAAGAAATCTTACTATTAAAGAAGCCGATGGTATAGAAGAAAAATATAGTTAGTTTAAACACGGTTTTCAAAATTTGTAGGAGAAAAACATGGTTTTAAAAGATAAATATAATAATAAATCATATTATTGCAAACTCACAGAAGACTTAGACCATTGCGCAGGATTTGATAAAAAAGCTTATAAGTATTATGAGCATTATTTACTTGATTATCGAAATGTTGATGGGTTTTATAATTTTCCAATTCGTGTTCCTGGTGGTACAGTTGGTGGAATTTGGGTAGACGATCATAATATAATTGTTAATATAAAGATTGATCGTAATTATGTTGTGAAAACATATTCTGATGAATTGGATGCAATTATAGAGAAATACATTGGTAAGAAGATTGAGCTTTAAGAGGTGAAGTAGATGGAGAGATTAACAAAATGGGAAGATGATAGTATCACATATAACGAAAAACGAGAGTTTGAGTGTGGTGAATATTGCGATAGCTGCTCACAGGGTGCAGGAAATTGCAAAACAGTAGAGAATATGATTAAAAAGCTTGCCACTTATGAAGACTTAGAAGAACAGGGATTGCTTGTGAGATTGCCGTGTAAACTTAAAGATAAACTATATCATTTTTACGGAATAGATCTTGAAGATAATTTTGCAGATGTAATATCAGACGAAATCATAATGGAAGTTGTAGCAACGGAATTTATAATTGATAGTTATGAAACCGCAATTAAGTGTATCACTGATTGGAATAGTCCATATGAATATTTGCCAGTGGTAGAGTTTGGTAAAACAGTATTCCTCAATCGTGAAGATGCTGAAAGAAAATTAAAGGAGTTAGAAAATGAATAATGTGTATCTAGTGATGAGAGAAAAAGATAATGTATTGGTTTCGATTATGCGAAATAAATTAGATGGTACATATTCTTTTGTAAATTTAACAAAAGGACACATATGTACTTGTAAATTTAATAGTATTGAAGAAGCGATAAACGATATTCAAACTAAAAAAGAAAATGATGAAGTTGTAGATTATTTTAAAGTAGGTGAGTAAATAGTGGATCGAAGAAATAGAAAGTATTATTTAGTGGAATTATCATATTGTCATAATGCATGTGTGAAAAAATTAAAAGAAATTAGAACTGTAAAAATTTCAAATCCTTATGATTTTGATAAAGATAAGGAATATGGATATGCAAATTGTTTAATTGGATTCTCCAATGATGTAGAAAATTCTGTTCTTACAGTTTTAAATTCAAAATGGGAATATGGTTATAAAGCAGAATATAAAGAAATTACTAAAGAAATGATTGGACATTAGGAAAGGTATAAATAAAAAATGGGAAAATCATTGAAATTTATAAAAGAGAGAATCCAATCAGGTGGAACAAACGGTATGGAAAATAATAAATATGACTGGATGGAAGAACAAACACCGTTTGAAGTTCTCAAAGAACCATTAAAATTAGTAATTAAAGATTCTATCTTATGTAACCAGACATTTGAATATAACATTCTAAATAAAGGTATATTTAATGTAAAACTTATTTATAATCCAGATGCCGAATATGATTATTTTACAATGCAACGTTGTTCATCTGATGGCACTTATGCACATCTTTATGAACTAATGGAAATATGTGTAGAAAACATCATTAATCTTAAAACTTATTTTAAGAATGTAACGCTTCCAAAAGATTTATCAGGGCATACTTTAATTTATACTATAGGTAATTTTGTTTTAACTTCCGAAACGGATAAGGAAAAATTTAAAACAGAGGATAAGCCTTGGTTGGATTGTAGATTTACAGCAATGTTACCTATTAAATTTGAGATTGAATAATATTTTAAATCGGACAGAAATTTAATTGGGAGTGATATCAATGTGTAAAACAAGTACAAATATTAAACATAATCCAAAAACAAAAGTAACCGATATAGAACAGATTCTCGAGATTATAGATGATAGACCTTATTATTCATTAAAATATAAAAAAGTTGGAGAAGACTATTATCATATAGGATATAGTTCATATGATTTCCATAATGTTCTTCAATGGGAGCAAGAATGTTTTGAGCTGGCTAATTGTATTGAATGTAAGTATGAACAGAAAAATGTTGTAGGGAGAAAGTGTCAAGCGTGTATAGGTAAAAATATGTTTGAGAAAATATGAGGAATAGAAAATGATTAGTTTAGCAGGAAGTAGATTTAGAGTAGAGTATGATTTTGATAACGATGAATATAAAGTATTCACTAGGGATCATAGTGGACAAAAAGAAGTCACGGAATCTTTGAGTGCAGAGGACAAGGAAGAACTAATAGATGATTTAATTTATGCTATTACAAAACTGGTCACAAAGGAAGCCTGAAACGGCAGTTTCATTTGGAGAAATAAAGCACATAACAATAAATAATATATAAAATAGGAGGAATAAAGAATGATGAACAATTTTTTAAACGGGATGTTTGGGAAAATTGGAAGTGGAATGTGTAGGCTTTCAATGAATGGAGGAATTGCAGTAAAAACATCAAACGGTTACAAAAGCTACAATGTTAAAACAGGTAAACTTACTAATTGTAGCAATTTTGTGTTTGATATTGGAGAAGAATTTTTCTTTGTAATTCCAACAAATAAAGTAGAAAAAGGTGATATTATTTTAGTTAATAATAAACCAAAATGTGTCATTGAATCTGATAAAACTAAAATTACTGTAATCAATTATGAAGATTCAACAGTAGAAACTATTTTACCTGAGAGACATGTATTTATGGGTAATACATATTTTTATGGGAAAATTGTTTCAATGTTTGGATGTGATATTTTAAAAGGAAAGAAAGGCACAAACAATATTTTTAAATATATGATGCTTTCACAAATGATGAAAGGTGAAAACAATTCTTCTGGAATGCTAAATGGAAATAGTGGAGGAATGAGTGCTATGTTACCATTTATGATGATGGGTGGAAATATGGGAGAAATGTTTGATGGAATGTTTGATTTTGATACAGACAATGATACAAATGTAGAAGAAGAGGAGGAAGCATAATATGGGATGTGGATCATGGACAAGAGCTAGTTATACAAGTTATTCAAAATCAGTAGGAAGAAGTGTTTCAAAAGATGGAACAATTAGTGGTTCTTATTCTAATCAGGATATGTTCAAAGCTACAAATATTGATCCTGCACTGAATCCCAAAAATGTAATCAGAGAATGTTGCGACACAGAAGAACATCCAAATACAGTTCCAGTTATTTTAGCATTAGATGTTACTGGATCTATGGGACAAGCTGCCGTTGAAGTAGCAAAGAAACTCAATGTAATTATGACTAAATTATATGAGAAAGTAACAGATGTTGAATTTCTCATTATGGGGATTGGAGATTTAGCATGTGACTTTTATCCTATTCAAGCTTCTCAGTTTGAATCAGATATTCGTATTGCTGAACAGCTTGATAAAATTTATTTTGAATTTGGTGGTGGTGGAAATAATTACGAGTCTTATACCGCAGCATGGTATTTTGGTTCTCGTCATACAAAGCTTGATTGTTTAAATCGTGGAAGAAAAGGAATTATCATCACTATGGGAGATGAACAGCTTAATCCATATCTTCCGTTAAGAGGTCGTTATAGCGGATTGATTGAAGCAACAGGGGATAATCTTCAAGATGATGTAGAAACAAAAGATTTATATAATGAAGTTTCTAAAAAATTTAATATTTATCATTTAGATGTAAATCATGGTCGTAGATGGGACGAAGATGAGATTGAAACATCTTATAGAAAATATCTTGACGATGTTCATTTTAGAAAAGTGACTATGGATAGTATTACGAATGAAATTGTAGACATTATCATTAATGAAGCAGAAAATAATGTAGTAAATTCAGTTACAAAATCTTCTGGTTCAGAAGAAATTACATGGTAGAATAGGAGAATTAAAAGATGAAAGACATTAAGATTGTAATTGGAGCAAATTTTGGGGATGAAGGAAAGGGCTTGATGACAGATTATTTTTCGCAAAAATCCAATAGCATTGTTGTGTGTTCAAATGGTGGAGCGCAAAGAGGACATACTGTAACAACGCCAACTGCAATTAGACATGTCTTTCATCATTTTGGATCAGGTACATTTAATAACGCAAGTACATATTTATCTGAGGATTTTATTCTTAATCCAATTATTTTTAAACAAGAATATGATGAGTTAGTAAAACTTAATCATAATCCAAATGTATATATTAATCAAAATTGCATGATAACAACTCCATTTGATATGATAGCTAATCAAATCGTTGAGGAAAGCCGTGGTAAAAATAAACATGGTAGTTGTGGATTAGGGGTTTTTGAGACAATTAAAAGATATAGAGCTGGTGTAACTGATTTAGATTACAATATTAAAGAATACTATTTGGAACAACTTAAAAAGGAGGACATTGAATTATCAGGCGAATGGTTGAAAATCTTTTTTGATAATGGTATATTTGAACATTTCTTAGAAGACTTGGATTTTATGAATAGCCATTCATTGTGTATTTCAGATGAATATTTCTTAAATCAGTATGACAATATTATTTTTGAAGCAGCACAAGGGCTTTTACTTGATCAAAATAATATTGATTATTTTCCACATCTTACCCCATCTAACACTGGAATTAAAAATCCCAAGAAAATAATTGAAAATATTGAATGGAATGATGATATAAATATTGAAACTTGTTATGCATCTCGTACTTATTTAACAAGACATGGCGCAGGGAAATTTCCATCAGAATGCAATAAAAATTTTATTAACGAATATATGTATGATAAAACAAATGTTCCAAATCCTTTTCAAGATAGATTAAGATATGGATATCTTAATCTAAGAGAACTATATAATAGATGTTCTGATGATATTGGAGATTTTGGAAACACAAAATCAATTGCAATTACCCATTGTAACGAATATGACAAATGGGATAATGATTTGCTTATAAATTTATTTAATGATTGGAATATTTATTATTCTGATGGAGAAACCCGAAATGATGTAGATTTAAGATAAATAAAATGTTGTTTTCAAAGGAGGATAAGATGAAAAGACAGATAAGAAAATTAGTTTTTGAGACAAATTCATCAAGCACACACGCTATTTGCATTACAAAAAAGAAAGATAATTATAAACTTCCAAATCATATTGATTTTGAATTTGGTGAGTTTGGGTGGGAATATGGTGAATATAGTGATACACGTAATAAAGCATCATATTTAATTACTGCAATTTTTAGTTTTAGCAAAAGTGAAGCAGATGAAAACCTTACACGATTAAAAAATATTTTGGATTCTCATAATATTACATATTCAATTCCAGAACCAAAAGTTGAATTAGATAGGTGGAGAGGAAAAGAATATTATTATTATGATATTGGTGATAATTACATTGACCACGTAAGAGAAACGCAAGACTTTGTAGATGCGGTTTTATCAGATTCAGAAAAGTTATTTAGATATTTATTCGGAGATTCTTTTATTATTACTGGTAATGACAATGACGATAGCTACAGGGATAGAATGTGTATCTATGAAGGTGAAGAAGAAACAGATTATGGATGCTATCCGATTTACGGAGATTTAAAACCTGAATTTAATGATTATGAAATTTATGAGAAAGGAAATTAAATTATGAAGAGACAAATTAGACGAGGTGTATTTGAAACTAATTCATCAAGCGTACATAGCTTAACAATGTGTACACAATCAGATTATGATAGATGGAAAAATGGAGAACTTATTTATGATTATTGGGATGGTAAGTTAATTTCAACTGACGAATTAGATGATGATTATGAAGAAGGAAGATATTATACATATGAGAATTTTAATGATTATGAACAATTTGATTTTGAAACATATGAATATGACTTTACGACAGAAAATGGTGATACGGTAGTTGCATTTGGATATTACGGTCACGATTGATTAGGAGGATTAAGAATGGGATTATTAGGAAGATATAAAAACGGTAACTTTGTGACAACTATTTTAAGTGACGGAACAAAAATTAGAGAAACAGAAGATGATGAATTTATTCCTTCATTTGCTGAAAATATGGATATAAAAATTTGCAACTATTGTGATATGGGATGTAAATTTTGTCATGAGGGTAGCACAATAAATGGCAAGTTTGGTAATATTTTAAATGAAAAATTTGTTGATACTTTACATCCATATCAAGAAGTTGCGATTGGCGGTGGTGATGCAACCAGTCATCCTGATTTAATTCCATTCTTACAAAAACTAAAAGAACGAAAAGTTATTGCAAATATGACTGTTAATCAGATCCATTTTGAAAAGAAGCATGAATTAATAAAGAGATTAGTCAATGAGAAATTAATCTATGGTCTTGGCGTTTCGTTAGTAAATCCCACAAAACATTTTATTGAACTTATAAAACAATATCCAAATGCAGTTATTCATGTAATTAATGGTGTATTAAAACCATCTGATATAAAAGCATTAGAGAATAATAATTTAAAGATGTTAATTCTTGGGTATAAACATTTGCGTAGAGGTAATGAGTATTTTGAAGAAGAACAGAATGATATTGAGACTAAGCAGCAATGGTTATATGAAAATCTTGAAGATATTATTCAGAAATTTAAAGTTGTAAGTTTCGATAATCTTGCCATTGAACAGTTGAATGTAAAAAGATTATTAACACAGGAAGAATGGGATGAGTTTTATATGGGTGATGACGGAAAAGTTACATATTATGTTGATATGGTAGAGCGTAAATTTGCTCAGAGTTCAACTGCTCCATTTGATAAAAGATACGATTTACTTGATTCAGTAGACGATATGTTTCATGTTATTACAAATTTATAGAGGATATGATATGACAGAACAAGAAATGATTGAATATTTAAAATCAACAGGACTATACGAAGAACATGAAGATTTCTTTTATGAAAAAGAAATGCTAAATACAAATAAAACTGTTCCAATTAGTGATCTTGTTGAAAGATTTATTGGAATTGATAAAGAATTTGAAGGAAGACCTTGGAATATCTTACAAATTCTTACAAATATTAATATGATTATTCCTGTAGAGGATAGAAAATAATAGAGGAATTAAAATGAACAGATTTTTTGGAATGATGCCACGTAATGAAATTGATAAAGAAGAAACATTGATTGATGAAAATAATTATAAAGTAACAATTCAAGCTGGATGCAATGGATATACGATTATATATGCAGATGGAAGTTCTATGTATGAAGATATTACTTGTTCTACAGAAGAGAATTTTAACAAGGCATTCAGATTAGCTGAAAGTAGTGTTGGAAAACTAACTAGGACTGGACAAGTAAGTGAGGAACGTTAAATTGATTGAACTACATAAAGTAGAACAACGATTGAAAGAAATAGAAAAGAAGTTTGGTAAAGATGACTTATTTGGGTATATTGATGGATATGATTTCTCACTTATTATGCAAGATTTATTAATTCCAGATGGAGATTATGTCGTTGATACAGGTAACTGGGAGAATGTAAATTATTTCTGTGCATATGGATTGATTAAGAGAATAAAGAAACATCCGTTAATATGGAGATTATTTTTTATAATCTAGTGATGAATTGTTGTTTCATTTGAAAGAAAGGAGAATTTTATGCCAACAAGAGATGATCTAGGAACTAGAATGAAAACTTTTTATGAGGAAATTCCAAAAACAAAACTTATGCGTCGCTGTCCAGTTACTATTAGAATTGATGGAAAAGCATTCCATACATTTACAAGAGGATTTCAAAAACCATTTGATGAAGTTTTAATTGAAGCTATGCAGAAAACAATGAAATATCTTTGTGAAAATATCCAAGGATGTGTATTGGGATATACTCAGTCTGATGAGATTACATTGATTCTGGTTGACTATAAGAAATTAAATTCTTCTGCATGGTTTGATTATGAAGTTCAGAAAATGTGCAGTATCGCAGCGAGTATGGCTACAATGGCGTTTAATAGATTTTTCATGTATGAATATGAAGAGTTTAATAGATGGGTTAATGAAGGAAATCCAACAGATGAAGATAGACGATTAAATGATATTTATTATGATGCGATGTGTAAAGGTGCAATGTTTGATGCACGTTGTTTCAATATTCCAAAAGAAGAAGTAACAAATCTTATCTACTGGCGACAATTAGACGCTTCTCGTAATTCAATTCAGATGGTAGGTCAAGCCAATTTCTCTCATAAAGAACTACAAAATAAATCATGTAATCAAATTCAGGATATGTTAATGGAGCAAAAAGGTATCAATTGGAATGATTTACCGACATATCAGAAAAGAGGGGCTTGTTGTATTAAAAATAGCCATATAGTTAGATGTTCATCAGATGGAACAGAACTTTGTATAATTAAAGATCCTGGAAAACCCACAAATGAATGGATTATTGATAAAAATATTCCTATTTTTAAAGGATGTAAGAGGGAATATATTGATAAGTTAATTAATGTAGGAGAATGAATTGCGTCTTTCATGAGGTGAGAAATATGTTTGAATTAGAATTATTTGATAAAATTCCAATGTCTGTTTATAAATTAATTTATGAACAAACTTTTGAATCACAAAGAATGCAAGATGAAGATGAATTATATTTTACACATGGAATATCTGATCCAAATAGTTGCGATTATCATATGATGGATTTTGAAACAACTGAAATTTTAGGTACATTTATGGATTTACGTCCAGTATCTCCAAATCAATTAAAGAGGATATTAATTTTAGGCTATTTATTTAATATGGTTTTTGGTAGATATTATACGGATAAAAATGAGGAATAATAAATGGATGAATTTACAGTAACCTTAGAATTGTTATTTATGGTGTTACTTAGTGGATGCGTATTAATTGGGAGGAATAAAGAATGAGATTGATTGATGCAGATAAAATAATTAATTCTCTTGGAAGTTCAGATGTAGATTTATACATATCTGGATTGATTGATGAACAGCCGACAGCTTTTGATGTGGACAAGGTTGTGGAGCAGTTGAAACAGTTAAAAATGAGATACTTCTTAACAATTGCAAATACGGGAGATGCCGATAAAGATTGTGCTTATAAAAACATTGCAAATACAATTGATAGAGCCATTGATATTATAAAAGGTGGTAGAGTTGAATGAGAGAAATTCTTTTCAGGGCAAAGCGGGTTGGAGACGATGAATGGGTTGAGGGATATTATCAGAAAAGACGTAACTTTTTAGGAAATGAAGAACATTTAATCTTCCATGTAGATAGTCATACGGTATGGGAATACACGGAAATTAATCCAGAAACCCTCTGCCAGTTCACGGGGCTTTATGACAGATATGAAAACAAAATTTGGGAGAACGATGTTTTAAAAACATGGTCTGATGAATATGCGCAAGTTAAATTCGGACTGTACAACACAGGTTTTGCTAGTGGTAATTGCAACCAAGGATTCTATGTTACATTTTCGGAAGATTCATATAACCGGCATGAACTAGGATATTGGTGTAAAAAAACTTATGTAAGAGGAAACATTTTCGATAATCCAGAATTATTACAGGAGGAAGCAGATGAGTAAATCTAGTGATTGATACACCAGAAACTTGTGTAGAATGTATATTTTGTCAAGAATACAGTACAAAAAGTAGAGAATATGCATATTGCTATGTGACCAATGGGGATAGCGAAAATGACATAAAACTAATTGACTGTATATACGGATATCGTCAATCTAAACCCGATTGGTGTCCATTGATAGAATTACCTAAAAAGAAAAATTGGGGAGAAATATTTAATGGAAATGTTAAAGGTTGGAATGATTGTTTGAGAGAAATTACAGGTAGTCAAAAAATTAACAGTTGAAAGTTTACTTTCAACTCATAAAATGGAGGGATTTATATGAAAAAGCATATTGATGTAGATTTTAATTGCGGAATGACAATTGAAGAAGCTGTTAAATACTTACACCAGTTGTCATATAAAACTGGTAAGGATTATTGTGGAGCTTTTAATGGTAATACTTTAAGTTCTGATATGACAGTAGATGAAGCATATGTTAAATGTATTGGTAAAACATTTAAAGAATTTAAAGATGAAAAAGAAAAAATGAGACAAGATTTAATCAGGAGAGAAGAAGAACATAAAAAGAAAATTCCAGAACTAACAAAATATTGGATTAAAGAAGGACATAAAGTTTTATCACAAGACAAATGGGACGAATGGGATAGATGTGTACCTATCAGATTAGGTGATCTGTACAAAGGAATGGAGTTAGGTCAATGTTTAGATATTATTAAAACTGTTAAGGATAATTCTATTGTCGCAGGTATTGAAGTAATGAAGAATCAAGGTCACTCAGGAATGTCTTGGGGACTTATGAAATCTATGATTTATACATTTTGCGATTGTGGTAACGAATTTGTTGAAGCTTTAGATAATATGTAATTTTTCTAAGAGCATTTCTGCTCAAAATTCCATAAAAAATACAATTGAATAGAGGTGAGAGTAATAGTACACAAATCTAAAAGATTCACTAATACATGGTGGAGTTTATGTACTAACTATGAGGATTATCTTAACTTTGCAAAAGAAATGTATCAATGGAAAAGTGAAGATGCCATATTTGGCGGTGAGCAATTCCAAACAGACGCTTCATTATTTGATAGTGTGAGTTCTTGGATGGACACATTTGAAGTTCCATATATATTAGAAGATCCTAATGATAAGTACTCTGATGAGCATGAGATTAATAATCCATTGACTGATAAATACGAAATTAAAAATAAACCAGAAGAGAATGAATATCCAGTAGTGGTTTATATGTATAGAGTGCAAGGTTATTTTAATGTTGATTGGTTTATCATTAAAGAATTGGAAAGTGAGGATAAATAATGCCGACAGGATATACGTCTTATATTAAGGATGGGAAAATAACATCTGGTAAAGAATTTTTGAAGCTATGTACAAGAGCATTTGGAATTGCGATTGATTTAAAAGATGAATCTTTAGATGTTCCAACACCAAATCATTTTGAGCCACATCCTTATTATGAAAAAGCATACAAAGATTCTGTAGTGTCAAGAGAAAAAGCGTATAGCATGACTTTTGAAGAGGTAAAAGAAGATATAATATCTAAGTATCATGATAATAAGGGTAGGGCAGCAAAAATACTTGAAGAATATAAAGATGAAGATAAAAAGTACCTAAAAGTACGAGAAGAAGTTGAAAAATGGATTCCACCAACACCAGAACATTAAAATCTAAAGAAATTTTGTTTAGAACAAATTGATATGTCATTGAATACATCTTTATATGAATGGTGTGAAAAAGATATAAATAAGGAATTAGATACTTCTGATGATACAGTTAAGAAATATATTGATATTTTAAGAGATAATGCAGATGAAAAATTGAAAAGAGCATATAAACATTGGCAAGAAGAATTAAGGAGAGTAGAAGAAAAGAATCTATGGATGAAACAATTTTTAGATAGTTTGGAGGACATAAAATGGTAAATTTTGAAGAAAAATTTAATGATTTAATTCAGAAAAAGATTATCAATGACATTTCAAAACAGGATCTTATCAAAATTAATTATGATAATAGGTATGAAGTTCCATACGAAATCCTTAAAGAATGTTATGAAAAAATTGATATTGAAAAAGTAAAAGAGAAAATTATATCACGATTAGAAGAAGAAATGGCAGATAAGATTGTTAATAAAATGGTTACTGAATTTTCAAATGACATTAAACAGATTATGTGCAATCGTGAACTTAGAGAAGATTTGAGATATTATATGAGAACTAAAATTAAAGAAATCAATGACAAAGTGATGGGCTAGCATCACATGAAACAAACGATTCAAGGAGGTGATTTAAACGTCAAAAACTTGTTTTATTATATTTTTTATAGTTCTATGGATTATGAGTGGATTCATTTCTATTGTTTTTGCATACGCATATAGTACAAGAGGAGAAGAATATAATCCAAATTATCTTGATGGAGAAATTAAATATATAATATTATTATCTTTTGGTGGTTGTATGACATTAATAGTAACCATAGTTGCTTTTATATATGTATGGATTAATGAACACAAACCAAAATCAAGATCATTTACAAAATTTATCTATTGGTTAGGAAACATTGGAGTTAAGAAAGATGATGATAAGACATGAGGGTTGTAGAACTTATAAGAAAATTACAAGAAATCGGCTATGATGAGAATACTGAATTGACATTTAGTTGCACAGATGGTGAAACAGGTGAGTATTACGTTATTCCATTTGAAGAAATTACATATGGAGAAGAATTAACTGGTGAGTCGTATGATAATGATGTGATTGATATTTCAGTAGATATTGATTCAGTGGAAGAATATATCAAGGCAAAAGCAGAAGTTGAATTAGAGAAACAAACGCAAAGAGTAATTAAAGCATTAGAGGATTATAGTTAATATGAGAACATATAAAAAGGTATTATTTTATAAAGAAGCGGAATCACCTCTTGCATGGAGAGATGATCGTAAGGCAAGAACAAAAATCGAAGTTATTATGTGGTTTGATTTTAAAGAAGGATTAAGATTTTCAGTTGGAGCAGGAAATATTACTTCTTGTGAAAGAAACATCTTTAAAGCCATTTGGAGAGTATTGGAACATGAATCTATTGGAATGGCGAAATATGATTGTTTGAAAGAAGATACTAGATCAAAGGGACTATGGAAAAAATTATAAAGAGAAAGAGGTAATAGAATATGAAAACAATCTATGAATTAAATGAGAAAGATATCGCAACGCTTGTAGCCGAAAAATTTGACATTGGAACAGAATGTGTTCACGTAAGCTATGACAATGTAACAACTGGATATGGTGTTGCAGAAACTACGAATCCTACTATTAAGATTCAAATTATTACGGATAAAGAAATAGACGAAGTATAACTTTGAATTCTCGATTTCATGGGATAAAAGGTGATGTTTTATGAATAAAAGAACACGTAAAAAGCGGTTAAAGAAACAAGGATTGTATGTAAATCCAAAAGAAACATGGAATCTGGATTGTAATATTGCAAAATATGTTCTTCCAAGATTAAAGATGTATAAGAAATTAACCATTGCTTATCCTGGATATGGCGAAGCGAATACACCTGAAAAATGGGATGCTCTATTGGATAAAATGATTTGGTCATTCGAGCAAGTTGCTAATGATTATGAGATATATGCGTCTATAAATTTTAAGGATTCCGATTGGATGGATAAATACAATGAACTGAATGATAAGATTCAAGAAGGATTGATATTATTTGCAAAATGGTTTCGGTATTTATGGTGGTGAGAAAATGAAAGAGATTTTAGGTAATAACCTTGAGCAATTCTTTTTTGTACTGGATTATCCAAAAGAATATGGAGCAGTATGTACATACAAAAGTAATAGATATGAAGTTTGGTTAATGGATGATGAAATATTTGATATGATTTCAGATCTGTCAGAAGAAAAATTTGTGAAATTCGCAGGTGAAGATGCTTGGTGGAGAAGTAGTAACGGTAGTGTATTATATTCACTTGATAAAGGAGAAGTAACAATTAACAACCAGAAAATGATTGGATGGATTAGAAAACCTTGGGATGAAGAAATATCAATCATTATCAGAGTATCTATGTGAATTTATTGGAGCTTCTACACCTCAGAATGTTGTGGCTTGTGTAATGGATTTAGCAAAATTCAATCATTTATCAATGGGTGAATTGTTTAAAAAATATGAACCAGTGGAGGATTAAATTGAAAAATATAAAAGCGATTATTGGTACTAATCTTGAGAAGCTTTTTTTAAATTTAAAATATCCAGAACATTGCAAAGCTGCCTGTATATATAAAAATAATGAATATGAAATAGAAGTATGGGTTATGCCAGACAAAGTATACGATATTATTGTTAAGATGTCTAGTAGAAAATTTAAGAAACTAGCCGGAGAAAATGCATTTTGGGCGGAATGGGTTGGAAATGGAGTAGAAAGAGATGAATATGGGAGAGTAACTGGTTGGTCTTGGACTGAATTGCCGTAAATAATTCGAATATAGAATTAAAAGATTGAATTATTTAGAAAATACATAAAGGAGTATGTTGAAATATGAAGAAATCAGAACCAAAATTAATTTTAAATCTGCAAGTTGATAGTGAAGAACTCGATCAGAAAGTTAAACTTGCAATGGATAAGTACATTGAAGATGTAATTGTGGGTAATCTTGATGATGAAATTGAAAAGATTGTCACTAAAAGAATTGAAGCATTAGTATCAGCAGATAGATGGAATCCAAATCGAAAAATTAAAGATAAAACATTAGAAACGTATGTAAAAGAAGCAACAGAGAAAGTTATTAGTGATGTAATTGATAAGAATATCAAAGATATTTTTGCAAAGAAAGTTGCGGAGATGCTATAGGTTAAATATGAAGAGAAAGAAGAAACAGAATAACAAATTATCAGACAAAGAAAAATTGTTGAATAATTTTAAAACAGTGGAAGATTATATGGTAAAGAAAATCGAGAATCATATTACGCAAAGCATTTATAAAGAAATAGAACAACGTTTATATTTTAATAAAATCGTAAGTGATGTTTATACAAAATTTAAAGACAAAAAGTAACATAAAATATTTCTTTCATCGTAGTCTTGAATATCCTTGATTTCACTGACTTCTGAAAGAGATAACGTAATCAGAATACATAGAATCATGTGGTTTTGGGACGCTGAAACCGTATAAATATTAGTGATTTAATATATCACATGAAAGAAATAATTGATCGAAGAAAGGAAAACATAGTCTCATGAGGTAAGCTGCGCAGCACTTTAGGGACGAATATGAATAATAAAACATTTAATCCATTAAATGTAAGCAGTAAATTTGCAATCTGTGGGCTACCAATAAGAGTAGATACATATAAAACTTGTAGTTTTGGATGTAAATATTGCTTTTCAAATTACAGAAAGATTATGGAATTTGAGAAACAATTACAAGTAGCGAATATCAAATCTGTAGAAAGAAAACTGGATAAAATACTTAACAAGAAAGAAGTAAATCCTGAAAATTTCTTAGATGTATTAATTTCACAAGGATATGACTGGCATTGTGGTGGAATGAGCGATCCATTTCAACCAGTAGAACAGAAACTTCAAATTACAAAACAGTTGATTGATATAACAAATCAGTATGATATACATATTTTGTTTAGCACTAAATCTGATACAACTTATAATTGTGATATAAAACCAGAATTACATACATTTCAATTGTCTGTTACTAACACTAATGATAGAGTAGATTTTGAGCCAAATGTACCAGATATTTCAAAAAGATACAAATTCTATAAATCTCTTAAAGAACGTGGATTTAAAGTAGGTATTAGAATCCAACCGTTTATCCCAGATATTTCCACATTAGACATAATAGAAAAATTTAAAGATGCTGATCATTTCACAATTGAAGGATTGAAACTTGTTCCACAAAATAAGCAACATAAAGATTACTTGCTTGAATTAACAGGATTACATCATTCTGATTTTACACAAATGGGATTATTGAATTTAAAACCAGAAATAAGAAATGAATTATATAAGCCATTTATTGATAAGCTGCAAGAATATGGAATCTCATATAGTATTGCTGATAATGATTTACATCATTTAGGAACGTCAAAGTGTTGTTGTGGAGACACTTTGATACATAAAAGTACAGATTTTAATAATACGTCAATGATATGTAGATATGGAATCAACTATACAAGAGAACAGTTAAATAAAGAACTTAAAAGGTGTAGTGTTGATTGTTGTAAATGTAATCAGTTATTTACATCTAATAGGCAAGAAGGATGTGTAACAGTACAGGATTTTTATAATAAGAGGTTCGATAGAAAATCAAGTCCATTTAGTCCTAAATTTCTGTATCTAAATTAAAAATAATCGTCAGAAAAATCACCCCATCCTTCAGACATAGCTTTAGAAATAAGTTCTAGCATAACAGCAAAAGATGGAATCCTTGCTTGCCCTCTTGATGGAATCATATTTCCATCGGATGTTCTCCAAATAAATCTATAACCTTCTTTTTCTTTATTATCTGAATATGGGTATATAACATGTTGTAAACATAAAAATTCCCCGTCTTTTGCTTGTTTTTTAATTTCGTTTAATATTTTTATTGTCATAATCAATTATCCTCTTGAAATTTTTCTTAACTAAATTAGATCATATTTTGTATAAAAAATCAAGAGGTATATTGATTTATCAAAAAATCTATCATTACAACCAAATAAAATGTTTATTAAGAAAGAAAGGGATAACAATGAAATGTGTAAGTAAGAAACAATATGAATGCATAAAATTAACAAAGGAAAATTTAAAAGAATTTTTAAGAATAGTTGAACCTTATCTTGATAGTAAATATGTCTTTATCCAAGATGATAATGATAAATATTGTCTTGTTAAACTTTTTAAAGTGGAGAAATATTATTTTTACAATGATTGGTATGTTTTCGATTGGGACGAAGCAACGTGGGGACGTTATACAGACGAAGAATTTAAAGAAGAATTTGAATTATTAGATGAATAAAGGAATAAATAAATGAGAATATTTGATGAAAATAATTATTGTATACAACCAGTGCTAAATGTTGCTGATTTATCGGATGATAAAATTGTAATCTTATATCCGAAAGAATTTATTGGTGATCCAGTATTAGAAGAAAATATTCCTAAAATGATTTCAGTAGTTAGAGAATATATTAAAGAGTTTGAATCATATTTAATGTTTAAAAATATGATAGGAAATGCTAGATGGGATTCAGAGAAACTTAAATATGGCAATATAGCCTATGAGCACCAGGAAAAAGCAGATAAATTAGCAGAAAAAATGAACGAAGGTATTAGCCCTTATGGTTGGTATATTAATAAAGTAAATGATAAATTAGCGTTCAATGGAATTTCACAAGAAGTTGATTACGCCGTATGTTTAGAAAAGATTGAAAGGTGATTCACGATAGAAATTAAATTAAAAAATGGAAGTAAATTAGAGAATATAGAATCAAAAGATAGTAAACGTAGTAATTCCATGAGAATTAAATTTGGAGAATGGGAAACTACAACACAAGAAAATTCAGAAGAAGTAATGAAGAAACAAATTTTATATTATCAGGAGCACCCAGAAGAATTTCTTGAATTGATGGGGCATGATTTACACTTGTATTGGTATCAGAAATTATGGATAAAGTTTTTAGCAAAAATTGGGAGGTAAATTATGAATTTCGCAAGCGCATTATTTTCACTTAAAAGAGGACACAAAATCAGGAGAAAACATTGGACAGGTTGGTGGGAACTGGATGGTAATGAAGTTATGATGCACTGTCATGATGGTAGAATTATCAATATCAGAGATTCAGAAGATATTACATATACAATCGAGAACATGGCATGCGATGATTGGACTATTGCTGATAATTGTGGAGTAAAGGGAGAAATTTAGATCAGATGAAAGTTCCCTTTCATCGTAAAAAATAGGTCTTTTGAGGTGTATTTTTGATTGAAATATGCCTTAAAAGGCACATATGAGGTGATAAATGGATGAATAATGTTAAAGTTACAAAGCAATTTGTGGAATATTCGAAGAGATTAGCGGAAGATATTCTTGGATTTAATCAATGTTGTAGTCACGGTCGTACAGATAGCGAAAGAAATAGAAAACTAAGATACCATATTAAACGTTGTGAGAAATTGCTTAATGAAATGGAGAAGTGATATATGAATTATATAAAACGTGGGATTAAAGTATCTTTATGTTTTTATGGTAATTCTCAGACAAAATATTTTATGAACGAAAAAAATGAATTTACGATTAATGGGAAACCTACGTTCCAACATATAGAGGGGTTTCAAATGTGGATTCCACCAGAAAAAAGAAGTTTTACTTTAGTCCCTGATTATAGTTACAAAAATTATAAACATATTAGAAACTATGAAGAATTACTATATCATGCAATTATGGATGGAAATAATGCAGAAAAGTTTGGAAGAAATTGTGTACATGCTATTGAAGATTATATGAAATCTTATGGTATCAATTACATTCCAAAATATTCAATTGAATTTGAACGATGTGATATTGTGGAGTGAATGGTGTATGAGAGGTCAACGAGCAGAATTAAAAATTATAGATGATTCATTTGACAATTGGTGTATTGAACATGAAGAGGAAATAAATGAAATTTTACAGCCATTTTTTAAAACATCCGATGAGGTCAAAGAATTTAAAAATCAGTTTATTTATATGTCATCTAAAGGAGAAATGAAATGATTCTGATTGAAGGTAATTGGGAAGAAGTTAATGATCTTCAAGATGCTGCTTGTCTTGTAAGAAGTTATTACAATTCGGATTTGGCGGATGAGATTGAGAAGCTAACACCGATACATAGCGATGAAGAATATCAGGAATTGTTAGATAAAGTTTATGATTTAGAAAAAGAAAACGAAGATTTGCAAGATGAAAATTGTTCTTTAGATTCGAAGAATGATATGTTAAGAGAGAAAATTGAGCAGTTAGAAGATATACTAGAAAGTTGAATTTTTCATTTCATGGAAAGGAGAAATGACATTATGGGTTGTCCAGAAAATTCTTATGAGCGAATGTGTAGAGAAATAGACAGGATTATGTCTGATAAACCTAATACGAATTTTGATATTTCATTTGATGAGGTATTAAATCGAGTTAAAGCATATGAACATAATCCTAATTTTTATTATAATAGTGGAATAGCTGCTAGAAATGTTTTTTGTGATATTGCTGAAAACGAAGGAAATGATGCTTTTAATGCAGCATGTGCTGGATTGTATATGTTTGAAGAATTGATTGGGTTACACAAAGGGGATGAAGATATATGAATTCGACAGAACAAGATAATATAAATTTCCTGCTTAACAAATATAAAGATATAGTCAAAAATGATGATGGTTCATTTAGATTGGCTCATCGTTGTATTCCTGGTGATAATGATAGCTATGTCAAATTTGTATACACAGGTAGACACAATTATAATGAACTTGAACATAACTGTTATTGTCATAAATGTAAATATTGTGAATTAAATCATCCATTTAATTACTGTCTTCTAAGAACAACTCTTGAAAACTCATCTATTAAAGTTCCTACGCATTATGTTGCTAATTGTGACGCATATGATCCAATAGAATATCTCAATATCATTCGTAATAAAAGTGAAATGATTACCTTCATAGAAATGATTCAACAATATTTTGGCAGTCCTGAGTATTGCGAAAAATATTTTGGATTTAATACAAATGTAGATGATGATACAGGAGAAGTTTTAGAGACAATTAGAGAATATTATGAACGTGATGGAGAATTTAATAATATACCAGATAAATACCCATGTGTAATTTATTTTCCAATTGACGATATAGACATTCACAAGAAACTAGAATGGATTTATATAGGAGAATCAGCATGAAGAAAACATTAGTTATTAGTGCTTATACCTGTTGCGGTAAAACATATGCAAGTGAACACATAAAAGATTATGATATCTTGGATGTTGATATTCGTAAATTTAAGACCATAAAGCGATTACCAAACGAAGAAGAAATTGAAAAAGAACGTCAATGGTGGGAATCAAGTCTGCATCTTATGTCTACAGAAGCACATCTAAATCAATTCAAACAACAAATTATCAGTGTCGATAATCCAAATTTTCCAGACAATTTTATCCAATATATAAAAGAGAATATAGGTAAAGTAGACGTTATATTTGTAGATAGCGACGTTAGGATTAGACAATGGCTTAATGAAGCAAAAATTAAATTTGTAACGGTTTATCCTCGGAATAGTTGTTTGTGTGAATGGGTTGGAAGAATGTATTTACAGGATTATCCTGATTTGATTATCAGAAACAAAATTAATGGATGGCATCATGAGGTATACCCTGTTAAAGAGCCATATGGAGATCAACTAATTCGATTGTCTCACGGAAAATACATTAGTGAGAAATTTATTGATGATTGTTTTATTTTAGGCTATGGAATAAATGGAGGATTAGAGAATGAAAGTAATTCAAAATAATTATAAAAATATACCAAGAAATCCGCAACAATTACCAGAACAAACTAAACCAAAAATAGAAAAAGTAAAAATAAAATGTGAGAATTGCGGATCAATTCTTGAAGTGTTAAGAGAAGATACTCATATAGGATACTTAGGATTACCCCATGTCACCTGTCCATGCTGCGATTACGAGATGGACGTTGAAGAATTTGACGATGATTCTATTGATATTTATGTATCAAACGTAAAATATCCTACGCATTTTACTGTATCAAGTAAAGATTTTAGAGCTATTGAAGTTTCAGATGAAGAAATTAATAAATGGATTCAACAAGGAATTGAATATTTTAGAGGAAACCCAGAAGCATATTCTTATTTTATGGGTTCTGGTAACAGTATGATACATATGTACAAATTCGATGAGGATAAAGAATACTATGTCGTAGTGTCAAAAGATTATGAATCAGGTAAAATTGAGTTTGATAAAGAAGATTGTGTATGAGTAAAAAAAATAAAATCAAAGGTAAATGTCCTAGATGTGGTTCTAAATTAGAGATGGGTTTATTGTGTTATGAATTTTCATATATGGACAAACCAGAAGTCACAGAACTTTTACCAATATGTACAAATGATAATTGCGATGAATCGTGTGGATATGGTAGTGAAATCAGATATAGATGGATCAACCATAGGACAGTAAAAATTGATGGATTATGGGACTAATTAAAACTCTGATTTCATAGAGAAAGTGAGAACATTATGAGTATAAACGAAGATTTTCAAATTCTTGCGAAAAAGTTGGACAATTGTGAACTACTTACTAATTACAATCTGAATGTATTAAATGAAGATATGATGTTGTTACAAAATGCTTTTATTGGAGCGTTAGTTGCAAGAGATATTTCTGAAATGGAACGCTTATTGAATAATATAAAAGAACTTGCATACAGAATGAGGAATACATTAAAGAGAACAGAATCAATAGAATCACCAGATGTATTGGCTTCAAAATTTGTAGCGACTTATGATATTTTTGAGAAGATTTCAAAGATTCAAACAAAGAAATAAATAGTGTAGACATGGTGTGATTCTATATGTAGAAATATAGAATGGTAGGGTTCAAGTCCCTACCTACACATTCAAAAATAAATATGAAAGGAGAATAATTATGGCAAATATACCGCCAAAGAATCAAAGATTTGAAAGTGGCGAAATTGTGTTTTGGTGTCATCAATGTGGACATAAATATTCAGTTCATTATGGAATTGTAGATGAACAGTATAAATTTGGCGTTTATATTGATTATCTCTCACCAAGAGAACGTAGAAGAATCTATTCTGACTATGTAAAAGGTATTCCGATTGATGAATTTGAAACAGAACAAAGATTTCACAAACTTCCTAAGAATTGGAGTTATGATACAAAGCTATTTGAGATTAAACAAGATCCATTAACAGATGAAGAGATTAATTTTAAATTGGACATTAACAAACCAGAAACATTAAAAGAAGCATATAATAAAGGATTCTTAGTAAAACGTGCGAAAATCTTTCATGGAGAAATTCGTTCAGAGATTACTAATGATGGTTGGAGAATACATAAAGGGTATCCGCAAGATTTGGGAATCAATAGGACTCCAAATTATACAACTATAACTTGCTCAAAAGTATATCGCACATATGATGAAGCACAGAAAGAAGTAGATGAACATATTGCGGAATATAAACGTCAAGCTGCTTTATCTGATTACGATTGGTCTGTTGAGCAGATTGATAAGATATTAGGTTATTATAAGAACATTTGCGATTTAACTGATAGTGAAGTAAAACAGTATCGTGATTGGATATTATCACAAGATGATATAGAGAATATAGAAGTAAGAATCCATTTCGGAAATCTCGAATTTCGAAATTGGAACAAACATAAGAAATGGCATGGTATAGAAACTAATATGTGAGGTGGATTATGAGAAATATAGATAGATTTAGAGCAATGTCACTTGAAGAACTTGCACCATATTTAGTTTATAGAACTATGATCAATAAATCAGAAGTTTGGTGTAGTCCTAGTGGATATACGTTTAGTAATAAAGATGCTGCGATTGAGAATTGTATTCATTGGTTAGATAAAGAATATCATAAGGAGAATTAAAAGATAAGAGTAAATAAATTCTGAATTTCATGGAGAATAAAAAAATGGGAGAAGATAATAAAGAGATTAATGAAATACATTTAACGAATGGTGACAATCCAATTATGCAAATTACTGATATTCAAGATGGTGATTTGAAATATGAATACAATACAAAATATAAAGCACGATTAAATAAATTTGATGGTTCATTTTGTATTAATGTATCTGAGCCAATTGATTATAAAAAGATACATAAGCTTTTTGGTATTGATGAATCTAAGATTACTGATAAATACGATATGAAAGTTTCAAAACTTATTCCATGTAAATGGCACAAAAAGAAGAGAATTAATAAAAAGATGCTAAAGAAACATGGACATCCAAATTATGTTCATAGATTTGAAATTGTAAAAGGGTGGAAGTTAAATGCATACACAAATGGAGAATTTGAATTTGCCAAGGATGGTGATAAGTTATGAAAGATGTTAAAATTGCAAGATTTGTAGAATTAATCATTAAAGGCAAAACAGCAATCGAAGCTGCGAGAGAATCCGGTATATCACATTTACTAATGGATGAAGTATTGACAGAATTATCAAAAGAAGATTATGAATCTGATTGGGATAAATTAGCAAAGGCAATTATGGGAGAGTGTATATGATTAAAAATGAAAAAGATAGTGTTTATTTAATCAATCATTCATATGGAGAAGTAATAGATGGAATTACATGGGATGAATCTTCCGCAAAATTCCTGGTAGATAAGCTCAATGAGAGATGTAAAAAAGTAAATAAATGTATTAAATGTAGAAAAAGCAATTTTAAAATTGGTGAAGAAACGTGTGATAAAGCAGAAATCTATTTTAGTAGCAATGGATATGGTAGTAGATGTGCTGTATATTGCGTCAATGATGTTACTGATAAATTAAATAAAGATTATATTGAATCACCATATGAGTATCATTATCAGAAGATTGACGTACTTGATGTGAAGAAAATGTTAGGAGAATAAGATTTATGATTAGTGCAAAAGAAGCAAGAGAATTAAGTAAAAGAAATACAGAATATAATGATAAATTAAAAAATTATATTAATAAAATAGACAATGAAATACGAAAACATGCTTCATACTCAGAAGATGATGCAATTCAATGGACAATTTCAAAACCAGAACCATTTAGAACGTTATCAAAAGATTTAGAAGATGTTTTAAGAAAAAATGGTTATGATTTTGCTGTAAAATATGAAAAAGACCATAGTATAATTCAAATTTCTTGGTAAATGGAGAATAAATAAATGAACATTAAAGTAACTGGTAAAATTGAAAAACCTGTTGAGATTAATCCATTAGATGTAATCAGAGAGTTAAAGTTGCAATTGCTTGGTAGAAATGATTATTTCATTGGTGACGATGGACAAGTTTATTATCAAGAACAATGTAGCTTATATGGAGATTATGAAAATATTTTAGCACCAGATTATCTTCAAAAGAAAGTTGACTTAGTAAGAGCATTAAATATTCTTATAAATGAATTATCGTAAAGGAGAAGTTAATGAACAGACAAATGTGTGATGTTTGTAAAACACAAGATGCATCAACAAGCTATAAAGTGAAAGAATCACATATGATGCATGGATCATGGGAAGGAATATGGGAACCATATAAAAAGATTGACATATGTGATAAATGCGCAGAGAAAATATTGCATATGGAAACATTAGGTTCAAGAATGCGTGATTCACTTCGTAGACAAAAAGAAATAAATATAAAATGTGGATTAGAAAAAAGAGAAATAAAACAGGGTGATATTGTTAAACATTTCAAAAGAGAAACAACAATTTTGTCAAATGAATACCTATATAAAATTTTGTGTGTTGCCAAACTTACAGAAGAAGATGAATATGTAGTTGTATATCAGGCTTTATATGGCGATTTTAAAATCTATGCAAGACCTTATGAAATGTTTATAAGTGAAGTGGATCATCAAAAATATCCTGATATTAAACAAAAATATAGATTTGAAAAATGGAATGGAGAATAAATAAATGGCATGTGAGAAATATACAAATTGTGAATATTGCAAAAAAGATTATCATTGTCCATACGATCACATGTGTGATGGAAGTCCTTGATGTAGAGAATTTCAATGTACAGTAGATAATTGTAAAAGATATGAGTGTATCTCATATGAAGAAGAATTATTCGAGTTGAGAGGATATTGAAAGGAGAATAAATACATATGAAATATAGTGACAATATTACAATTCAAAAATTCATAGAACAATTGATTGATGTATTAAAATACGAGAATACATATAGAGAACCAAATGGTAAAAAGCTGGATATCCCGTTTTTGGTATCTGTGCTATGGCAAGATTTAACGAATAACTATGAATGTTATAATGAATTTTGTTCTGATTTAAGAGATTGTGATAATTATGATATTGTAATTGGAGAAGACAATTATAGTATCTGTAAAGTAAATGTATTTCTTTACAATGAAACCGAAAATGATAATTGGAAATGTGCAGAAGAATCAGATTTTAGATATGAAATTACATTCAGTTACGATGAACGTAATTGGGGAGATTGTGAATGTAATCCTGGTGATCCAGATTATAGAGAAGATAAAGAATGTTGTGGACATGGATGTGATTGGGATGCTCCAAGTGTCGAAGTTAGAAAAAGTTTTCTTGTATCGAATCACTCATGGAGTGGTGATAAACATGATTATTGGGACTTTGAAGATAAGTTTTATGCAGATGATAAAGAAGAAAATGAAAAGAAACTTCTAGCAGAAAGAGAATGTAAGATTAGAAATCTTAAAGAAACTATCGAAAATGCTCAAAAAGAGTTAAAAAAGTTAGAGAATTTATAGATGAAACTTTCGTTTCAAATGGAGAATATATAGATAGGAGATGAGAAATGATGAAACCAATTATTAATCCATGGTTGATTTATTTTGCTAGTAGAGCAGATGCGTTAGGAACTTTATTTCTAATTGTTGCAATAGTTGCATTTGTGATATGTTGGATAGAATTTGATGATTTAACAAAAAATGGATTTAAACTATTTATTTCAATTGGGATTATTTTTATGATTCTAACAGTTCTTACCAAACTACTGAAACCGTTTATACAATGATGGTAGCAAATGAAATTACATCGGACAATATTCAAGCCATTGGTAAAACTGGTAAAGATGTAGTGGATTACATTACAAATCAGATTGACAAAATTATGAATAAGGATGATGAAAAGGAGAATAAATGATTAATGTAGTAGAAGATATTGTTAAAATTATGAAATATGACAAATCACATAATTTTAAAGTTGTAGTTGAACCAAATGGAATTACAGTATCACTTAGTGAAGGAAACTTTAATGATGTCTTTGATATTCCAATAAAATATGATTGCTCAGACGGAATATATATTGATAATGAAAAGCAAAAGGGAGTAATTGGTATTTGCGACATTAATCTTGTTAAAGATATTATGGAATATCTTGAAAAACATATGAATGAACTTGATGAGTTATGTACTCAATGTGATTGGTCAGGTAGACAGGAAGAAAATTAAAATCCAAATTTCATCGGAGAATATAAAATATGAATGACAATTATAAAAAATGGAATGAAACGATTTGTCAAATGATTGACAGGAATTATAATGTAGAATGCACTGGATGTCGAGATGATGTTAAGTTTAATCATAATTTTATTAATTCAACAAGAGACATAATGTTTTATAAAAGATATAGAAATGTAAAATTAATAAATATTATGGGATTGTTTGAACAGTTCCATTTTCAAACAGAAGATGGTGAGTTATTAATACTTCCAGGACGATACATTATTTCAATTTTGCCAGTAAAAAATAAAGAGAAATAAATCTTGTAGATTCAATCGAATCGAATTTTCCAAATAAATCGAAACTGAATAGAGAAATAAAATATGGGTGGTTAGCAGCATACCCTTGGGATTTTGCACCCATAAACCACTGTTGACATAGAATTTATCTTATAGATTTAATTCCATGTTCCGTCCGATAGGGCGTTTATCATAAATGTTGATACATTTCTACAACATTACAGAGTTATAAAAAATAATAATTATACAAGGAGGACATTTAAATGTCAGACACAAAGAAAAAAGGAAGATTATTTGATTTACCAGAAACAAAAGGAGCATTCCAGTTAAAAGCAATTGCTACTGGGATGAATAAAGACAAAGTATACAAAGAACTCAGAACTAAGAGTAATCGAGAGATGAGAATGCTTAACTTTGGAGCAACTTACGAAGATGGTAAAACATTATATATTAATCTTCAAGGTATGGAACAGGAATATGTTTACTTTTCTAAGAGAGCAGAGAAGAAGGGTGACAAACCAGAAATAGTAAAAGTTCCGTGGGCTGATAGATTTACATATAATCGTGAAGGATTCAGATTAATTGGTAAAAATATTGGTGTAAAAAAGAAAATTGATTCCGAAGGCAAAACAGTAAATGATAAAAAAGTACTTACGGATTTTGATGCTTGTAAAGAAATTAAAGACAATCTAAAAGATGGTAACAGTGTATTTATCAGAGGAAACATTGATTATAGTAGTTTTCCTGATAACAATGGCAATAAAAGAACATCAACAAAACTTATTCCTAATCAGGTTTCATTATGTGCAGATATTGACTTTAATGATGAAAAGTTTGAAAAGCAGAATGACTTTAATCAGGTAATCATTTTTATGGGAATCGAACAGGAAAAATCAGATAATGATAAACCTACAGGAAGATTCATTGTACTGGCAAAAATTGTTACATATAGCAATATTGAAGATGTAGAGTTTGTCATTGAAGATACTTCACTTGCAAATAAATTTAGAAAGTCATTAAAACCATATAATGCAATCAAAGTTAGTGGACATATGATTTCTGCTACTCAGATTGAAACAGTAGAAAACGATGATGAGTGGGGAGAAGAAGATAAGATCGAGAAAGTATCTGCGCCAACAAAACGTGAGTTTATTATTACTGGCGCAAAAGGTTCTTCAATCGACAAAGAACTCTATACAGAAGAGAATGTTATGGAAGCAATCGCAAAAATTAGAAATGCTAATAAGGCAGAAGAAAGTTTTGGATCAACGTCTGATGATTGGGGAAATGTAGATAGTCTCGATGACGGAGATGATGATGCTTGGGATTAATTAGTATTTAATTCATGAGTAGCAATGGAACGTCAGAAATGGCGTTCCTAATATAAAAATAATAATTACATATAATTGGAGGAATTTATCAATGGCAAAAGCAAGAAAAGCATCAGTAACACAAAGTAAATTAGGAATGATTTTATATGGAGAACAGTTTACAGGCAAATCTACAATGGCAATGCAGCTTGCATATTTTAAACGACCAGATGGTAAGCCATTTAGAGTATTATATCTCGATCCTGAAACTGGTTCAATTGATGACTATCTTGGAGAACTAGAAGCAAATGGTGTAAATCTTGAGAATATTTATATTGTATATACACAATCTCTTGGTGAAGTAAGACAGTATATTGCAAAAGTAAAAAATGGTGAAGATTTTTATGAATTAGACGATGATGGAATGGAAACAGATAATGTAGTTCTTGATGCTGACGGAGAACCATTTAGAGCAGATGCAATTGTTGTAGATGGAACTACAATCCTTAATCTTACAGCAAAACAAGGACTTGTTGAATTTTCTAAGAAAAGAAATAAAGTTAAAGCAGATAAAGATGGACTTGTTGGAGATGCCAGACTGGTAAAAATTGAAGGTGCAGGAATGGAGCTGAAAGATTATCAGACAATTAATTTCAAAGGACAGGATTTAATCCTTGATCTTATGGCTTCTGGTGTTCATTATATTGTGACTGCTAGAGAAACAGATGAAAAGCAAACAATTAAACAGGCAGATGGAACAACAATGAGTGTTGTAACGGGCAAGAAAATTCCAGACGGATTTAAAGGTATGGCGTATAATACTAAAACTGAAATTCGTATGTTTAGAAACGAAGATGGAACTGTATGCGCACATATCAAAAAAGATAGAACCCATACACATGCAGATAATTCTATTGTAGAAGATCCAACATTACTTGATTGGCAGTCCGTAATTGATAAAACAGCAGATAAAAAATCATTTGTCGTTAAAAATGACTTAACAAAAGCAGTTGATGTAGAACAAGATATTTATAGCAAAGAAATTCTTGGAAAAGTTGGTGAACCAGATATGTCTGAATCAGACAATAATGTATCTAGTTCAGTAAGCACTGATGTAGAAGTTCTTAAAAAAGAAATTATTGCTAGAAGAAATACACTTCCACCCACTGAAAAGAAAGCAATGAAAGAAAAACTTGAAGCAGCAGGTCTTCCTACAGCATACAAAAATGTTACTGATGTTGAGATTCTAAAAAAAGTATTAGAAATGTTTGAGTAATTAAAAAATATTCACTACCTGGTTATATTAACTGGGTAGTGTTTGAAGGTATTATATGAGAGCTAATTATAAAGATGTTATAAAAAAAAGAGCACCAAAATGTTTTTGTTGCAGAGAACAATTTGAACTTCATAGAGGACACAATGATGATAGTATTTTATTTTTCGACAATCATTTTTTTCATAAAAAATGTTTTGTTGAAAAGAATAAAATTGTTAGATTATGTCATGAATGTAAACAAGAAATAGAATTAATTGAAAATAGTGATAATATTGTCCGTTACGATGGAAGATTTTATCATAAAGATTGTTTTATACAATGGTGTAATGGAACAAAGCACCGTAGTCAAAAAAGACAATTTGCTCTAAAAAATATTGATGAATATGTAAAAAATGCAAATTCTGAAATAGATATACTATTAAAACAAAAGTATATTGACAGTAAGCATTTAGATAAATTAGCGAATAGAGCGTGTGAAAAAATTCAGCAAATATTTGATGAAACGGATTTAAATGCATTTTTACGAGAAGAATATGGTTCAAATATCTTGGGTAGTAAGAGTACATTCTGGGTGAACTATCTTGCTCCAATTTTAAAAGGAACACAAAATAGCCAAATTATTATCCCAGCAAGTGATTTGTTATATATGTGGAAAAAAAAATTAGATTACTTACACAAACAAAATGAAAGACTTAAATCAAAACACCCAGATCAAATATTTCAACCAATACATATTGCATCATATGATTTGGCAATTCTTGTAAATAAATATGATAGTTATTTACGTTGGAAAGAAAAACAAAAAATACTTGAATCTGAAAAAGAAATAGAGAAATCACAAAATATTGTTAGTAAATCAATCGGTTATACAAATGTAGAAAAAGGCAATTCTAATAATACAGATAATATTTCAGATTTAGTGGATGATATTTTTGGATAAGGAGTTAGCATATTGGAAAATGAACATGAGTTAAGAGATTGTAATATTCAGAGTGAAATATGTTTCGTTGGTGCGCTTCTTCGTTCTCCAGACTTAGTTGTAAACTATAGTAATTTTATGAGAAGCAAATATGATTTCTCGGATCAAGCAACAAAGTTTTTCTATGATAGCTTTGAAACATATTATCTTACATTTTCGCAAACTGTAGACGAAACAAAAATGAATGTTTTTATGAGTCAAAATGAGGAAAGACTAAAACTTTATAAACAATATAAAGGTTGGAAAACACTTCAACGTTATATGACTCTTGCAGATGAAAATGATGTAAAAAATTATTTTGATACTGTAAAGAAATATTCATTAGTAAGAGAATATGGAAGAAATGGATTTCCAGTTGAAAAAATATTATCTCATAAAAACTTTGATAAAATGTCTCCGAATGACATTTATAGAATTATCCGCACAAAAGCAGATAAAATAAATACAGTAATTAATGCTGGTGAAGAAGCAGTAGAACTTACTGATAAAAACTCATCTCAAATTGATAAATATCTTGAAAAACCAAATTTCGGTTTACCTTTCCCTTGGTATATGTATAATGAATATTTTCTTGGTCTTAGAGAAACAAAAGTATTATTTGAAGGATTTCTTTCAAATGAGGGTAAAACCAGAAAGCTTGTGTTACTAGCGGCATATGTTGCGCTTGTTCAAAATGAAAATTTCTTTCTTATGAGCAACGAAATGGACGAAGAAGATCTTAGAAGTTGTTTGATTACGACTGTTATCAATAATAAAGAATTTCAAGATTTACATGGTGTATACATAAATAAGCCAGAAAAAGAAATTGTATTAGGTGTTTACCATGATAAAAAAGGTAACATTTTACGAAGAAAAATTGATGATAGTGGTGTATACATAGAAAGTAATGAAGATTATATTCAAAGAATTAAAGATACATCAGAAGAATACTGGAATGTAAAAAAAATTACAGACTGGATTGATTCTCATGAAAAAGGTAAGGTCATGTTCAAAGATGTTGGAGATGATTATAGTCCTGAAAGAATTGAATTTGAATTGCGAAAAGCAAAAATGGTTCAGAATATCAAATACTATGGATATGATACCCTTAAAGGTTATAACACTGATGATTGGTCACAAATTAAGCAGTTTGCAACAAAACTCAAAGAACTTACAAAAGAGCTTCGTATGAGTGGATTTGCTGTATTTCAGCTTAGTGACGATACAGTATTTACTGATATTTTTAGCTTGAGTAGTAATAATATTGCAAATGCAAAACAGATCAAGCACGTTGCAGATATTTTAAATATTGGTAAAAAACTTTCAAAGGAAGAATATCACAAATATCAAGTTGTTTTAGAAGTTGATTCTTGGGGTGAACCAATTACAGAAGACTTAGACCTAAGTAAACAGTATTTTTGTATTAAGGTGGATAAAAACAGAGCAGGTAGTAAAGACAAGATTATGTTATTTGAAATTAATCTAAACTTTAATACTTGGGTAAATATAGGATATATCATAAAGAAACAGAGAAATAATGATTAGTTGGAGGGTGGCAGCTTGGATGTACGAGAATTAAAAAATTATATATTTGAAAATAATTATTCGGAGCAAATATTGGAATCTCTTGGTTGCCACCATATCAAGTATCATTCAGCAGGAGCATATTGGACAGCGGGCAATCCAGACGGAGATAATAAAGGTGCAATTATTCTATACAATAATGAATCACTTATTTGCTTAAATAAAACACGACAAATGATTAAGGTTAATAGGCAAACAGATTTAATTGATTTAGTTTGCTATGTTAAGAATCTTACATTTCCAGAAGGATTAAAAGAAATATGTTCAGAAATAGGTATGTCTTATTATCATGATTTTAATGAAGATGTACCAGATAGTTTTAAAATACTGAAAATGTTAGAAGATATGGATTCTAGTATATCAGAAGAAAGAGAAAAACCATTAGCCCCAATTTCAGAAGATATTCTTTTATATTATAAACCATATGTAAATGATTTATTTTATGAAGATCACATAGATTACCAAACTCAAAAAGAATTTGAAATTGGATTTGATGAAGAAAGTAATAGATATACAGTTCCAATTCGTTCAGAGATTGGGGATTTAGTTGGAGTTAAAGCAAGATACTTTGATAGAAAAGTTCCTGATGGAATGAATAAATACATTTATTTAGAACCATGTGCAAAATCAAAAATTATATATGGATTGAATAAAACACTTCCATATATAAAAAGAACAGGACGTATTTATGTAGGAGAAGCAGAGAAGTTTGTTCTTGAGCTGTGGAGTCATGGAGTGAGAAATACAGGTGGTACAGGTGGAAAAGAATTATCTCAATATCAAATAGATATGTTAATACGGCTTGGAGTAGAAGTTATATTTTGTTTTGATGAAGATGTAACAAAAGAAGAACTTGAATTATTAGCAGAAAGGTTCCCGAATGGTATGCCTTTGTACTATATGTTTGATGAAGAAAAAAAACTTTTACATGAGCATGAATCACCGTCTGATAATCCTGAAATTTGGGACTATATGGTAGAACATAATATATATAAACTTAGATAAGAGGGTGTATATTTGAAATATAGATTGTACGAAAACAGTAAAAATGATACTTCTAATGTATTAAAAGAAGTTTTAAAAAACAGAGGAATTGACAATTACTATGAATATTTAAATTTAAAAAGTGATGTAGTTATTCCGTATTCCAGGTTAGACAATATAGACAAAGCAGTTAATTTATTTATGAAACATTTTGAAAATAGAAATAAAATAGAGATATTAGTTGACTCTGATCCAGATGGTTATTGTTCCGCTGCAATGATATATTCATACATAAAACAATTGGATAATAGTTATCCAGTGGGATATATATTACACACAAGGGCAAAATCTCATGTGCTTGATGATGATGTTGCAGTTTCAGAAGATACAAAATTACTTATTATTCCAGATGCAGGAACAAATGACGTAATACAATGTAAGACTTTAAATGAAAATGGGATTGATATTTTAATCCTTGATCACCATGAATCAGAAGAAAAAAATCCATACGCATTAATTGTAAACAATCAGATGAGTGCTAATTATACTAATAAGAGTTTTTGCGGAGCAGGTATTGTTTATAAATTTTTACAAGCATTAGATTCTGAAACTTGGAATGAATTTGCTGATGATTATTTGGATTTATGTGCTTTAGCAAATATTAGTGATGTTATGGATATGAGGTCATTTGAAACACGATACTTAACAGATGTGGGACTGTCAAATATTACAAACAAATGTTTTCAGTCACTTATTAAATCACAAGATTATAGTATAAATGACAAAATCAATATTCACAATATTCAGTGGTATATTACACCAATTCTAAATGGAATGATTCGCATTGGTTCATTCAAAGACAAAGAACTATTATTTAAAGCATTTATCGAGCAAGATGAAGTCTTTGAATATAAGAAACGTGCTACAAAAAATAAACCTATGGAGACTATTCAAGAGAATATTTACGATAGGGCTGCAAGGTTATGTAAAAATGCAAAGTCAAGACAAGACAAATTAAAAGAAAAAGGTGTAAAAATTATCTCCGAAATTGCAAGCCAATTACCAGATACAGATAAAGTAATTATGCTTGATACAACAGAATATCTTGACGGTGGGCTAACTGGTGTAACTGCTATTAAAATTGCAGAACAATATAATAAACCATGTATTTTGCTAAAAAAATATTATGATAAAAAAACAAATAGTACGGTATATGGTGGAAGTGCAAGAAACGTAAACCATAGTCCTATTGATAGTTTTAAAGATATTGTTAATTCAACAGAAATTATTCACGGCAAAGGACATCCAAATGCGTTTGGTATAGTAGATTTGTCACTAGATAATATTGAAAACGCCTTGAAGCAGCTAAATACACTTCTTAAAGATATTGAATATGATTCTACATATAAAGTTGATTTTATCTTAGACATAAATCATGTCACAATTCCATTAATTATAGAATTATCAAAATTTGAAAATATTGTTGGTCAAGGAATTGAAGAACCGATAATTGCGGTAGAGAATATTTCATTAACAAGAAATAGTTTTGAAGTATTTGGCAAAAATGAAGATACAATAAGCTTTATGATTAATGGTATAAAATATATTCAGTTTAAATGTAAAGAAGGAAATAGATTATATGATTTTTTACAAAATGCATGGGACAACAATGATGTAATTTTCTTTACAATAGTTGGAAAACCAACAATTAATGAATATAACGGTATTAGAACACCACAAATTATTATCGAAGATGTAAATGTAATTGATACAATTAGTCAAGATGATAGTGGTGATGACTGGTAGGAGAAAAATATGTATAGTGCATTACACAATCATGATTATTATTCACTTCTTGATGGATATGGAAGTCCAAAGGAAATGCTTGATAGAGCAAAAGAAATAGGATTAAAAGCATATGCAATTACAAATCATGGAAATGCTTATGCATTCATTTACTATGATCTTATTAAAAAAGAATATCCTGATATTAAGATGATTTATGGATGTGAGTTATATGAATGCGAAGACATTACAATTAAAAACAAAGAAAGTAAATATTTTCATTTAATTTGTCTTATTAGAAATGAACAGGGAAGAAAAGATTTAAATAAAGTTATTACAAAAAGTAATTTTGAAGGATTTTACTTCAAGCCAAGATGTGCAATTGAAGATTTAAAGCCTTATGCAGAAAATTTTGTTATTTCATCTGCTTGTTTAGCAAGTAAATTAGCAAGAGAATCAGATTTTAAAAAGTGTATTGAATATGTGAATGAATATAAATCTATTTTCCCACATTTCTATCTTGAGATGCAATCTCATAGTCATCAGGATCAGTGTTTATATAACCAAAAAATCTTAGAATTATCAAAAATCACAAATACCCCATTTATTATTACAACTGATAGTCATGCTCCAAGAAAAGAAGATTTATATTATCAGGATAAACTTATCCAAATTGGTAGAAAAAGTACAAATAATGATAAAAATGCTATTGAAAATAGCGAAATCTATGAAGGTTGTTATATACAGACCGAAGAAGAAATTCATGAATGTATGGATGATCAAATCGGGTATGAAAATGTTTGCATTGGATTAGAAAATACAAATAAGGTGGCAGATTTAATTGAAGAAGTTAATATGCCGTTTCAAAAACCTCAACTACCAACATTTCCGCTACCAGACGGTTATAAGGACAATAATGAATTTTTATGGCATTTGATAAAACAAGGATGGAAAGATAGAGGATATGATAAGTTAGATAAAGAATCACAACAAATAAGAAAGAACAGGCTTAACTATGAAATGAGTGTTATTCATTCAATGGGATTTGACGGATATTTCTTGTTTGTGTGGGATTTTATCAAAGCTGCTGAAAATTTAGGAATTGAAGTTGGCAAAGGTAGGGGTAGTGCCGCAGGCTCACTTGTATGTTATTGCTGTCATATTACAGATATTGATCCTATTAAATATGGATTAATTTTTGAGCGTTTCTTAAATCCAGAACGTGTCGGACTTCCAGATATAGATACAGATGTTGGTGATAGGGACGCAATTATCAAATATCTTGTAGATAAATATGGAGAAGATAGAGTATGTCAGATTATCAACTATTCATATATTACTCCAACAGTAGCCATTACTGATGTAGGCAAAATTCTTGGATTCCCATATAACCAGATGCAAAAACTTTCTCAAAAATTTACATCTGATAAATGGGACGAATGCATGAAAACAAATCCTAAATTGCTTATAGATAATCCACAATATGCAGAACTGTTTGATATTGCGAAACATTTAAGTGGTCGTGTAAAAACAGTATCTATTCATGCTGGTGGTATTGGTATTGTTGATACATCTGTTAACGACTATATGCCAATGAAAATTGGTACAAATGGTGAGCATGTAATCCAAGCAGATAAACACTATATTGAAGATATAGGTATTGTAAAATTTGACCTTTTAGGCGTAGCAACTCTTAATCTTGTGAAAGAGATTAAAGATGACTTACATTTAAATCCTTGGGACTATGATATTAACAATCCTGCGTTTGAAAATGATCGACTAACATATGAACTTCTAGCAAGTGGTAAAACAAATGGAGTATTCCAGGTTGAATCAGCAGGAATGAAAGACTTGCTTATTAGGTTAAAACCAAAATTAGAACAATTAGACTTTGAAGTTATTTCTGTTATTTTAGCACTGTATAGACCAGATAGTATGGGCGCACTTGATGAATATGTTGAGATGGCTACAGGAGGAAGTAGACCACCATCAATTCATCCTGATATGGACGAAATTCTTAAAGATACAAATTACTGTATGATTTATCAGGAGCAATTACTTGATATTGTAAAAAAGTTTGGTGGAAGAACATATGGTGGTGCGGATTTGTTCCGTAAGGCAATTGGAAAGAAGATTGTAGAATTAGTTAAAAAAGAGTCTGAAATTCTTAGAAATGAAATAGTTGACAATGGCTATTCAAAAGAAATTGCTAATAAAATTGCAGATGAACTTTCTTCTAAAGGAGGTTATCTTTTCAACAAAAGTCATTCATATAGCTATGCGGTACTTTGTTTTGAAACTGCATGGTTCAAAGCTCACTATCCTACATATTTTTTCAAGGCATTATTTAACCAAAACAAAGATAAAGCAGGCGCAATCAACAAATATATTCTTGATGCAAAATATTTTAAAGTAAGTGTTAAACCACCGAATATAAATCATTCTGGTATGAATTTTACAGTAGATAATGGACAAGTATTATTTGGGTTATCTGCAATTAGTGGCATTGGAGAATCACTTTCTAAGCAGATCATTGAAGAAAGAGAGAATAATGGTATATATAAATCATTTAATGATTTGGTAACAAGACTTTCTTTAGGCAAAGCTTCTGTTATTGCGTTAATTAAATCTGGTGCGATTCCATGTAAAAATAAAAAAGAAAAACTTGTATCATATTTAAAATCACAATATCAACCACTTAAATTTTCAGAAGTACAATCTTTACCTACATATAAAAAACTTGAAGAAGATTGGGGAATTAATTTACAAGACTATATTATTTCTACATCTGGAAAAAGAATAGTATACGATAAAGATGCGTTACTTATTAAATATAACAAGTTAAAAAAAGAACAATTTAATGATAGTCAGGAAATTAGATTTCAAAAATATATTGATGAGAATAAGAAATATCTTGAAGATGAACAGTTTTGGGAATTTCAGACATTGCAAGTCTTTATTAATGACAATCCATTTGATGCAGCGTATAAATTTTTGACACCATTTGAAGATATTATTGATGGAGAGAAATGTACATTAGTTGGTATTATTGCAAAAGTGCAAAAAAAGAAAGACAAAAATGGTAAACAATTTGCATATATCAATATATATTCAAGTTTTGGGCTAGTAGAAGGAATTGTTTGGCATAATCAATTAAAAGAATATGAAGATATTGTAAAAAAAGGACAACAGGTGGCGATTCTTTGTAAGAAAGATAGTGAAGAAAAAGTAGTTGTAGAGAAATTAAAACCATACAACAAATGGTTAGAATATGTGAGAAAACAAGGGGTGAAAGTATAAATGAATGAAGATGATATTTTACAGTTTAATATAATTGTATTAAGCGAAACGTATTATTCAGACGAAACAACATGGGGATGTTTTAATTTCTCTACAAAAGATGATATTCCATACTTTGTAGAAACATCTATATCATTTGATCCATTTAAAGAAAACCATTCAGATGAGAATGTAAAAGTAAGTAAGTTAGTAGGTAAAATGCAACATCTAGTTGTTGGTGGAGAATATATAGTTAAAGCGCAATATAAGCGTGACAAAAAATATGGTGATCAGTACACTCCGATTGCAATTTATGCGGTTATTCCTCAAACGAGAGAAACACAATTACTATTTTTGAAATCAATGATTCCTATTACAATTGCAGAAAATCTTATAGACGCATATCCAAATGTCGTAAATGATGTTGCGAATGGGACTTTAAAGGATATTGATTATAGCTTAGTAAAAGGAGTAAGAGAATTAACATGGAATAGAATTAAAGAAAAAATTATTAACAATTATTTAATTTCGGATATTATTGTGATGTTAAAACCCTTAGGCGTAACATATGCAATGATAAAAAAGCTATTATCAGAAGAGCCTAACCCTGTATTGTTAAAACAAGAAATTGAAAAAAATCCGTGGATATTAACAAAAATTAACGGGCTAGGGTTCAAACGTGTCGATGACTTAGCATTGAGATTACATCCAGACAAAATTGATTCTATAGATAGATTAGTTGCCTTTGTAAAATATTATTTTATAGAACTTGGAGAAAGTAATGGTCATACATGGTGTTCTGAATCTATTTTAAAGTCTGCAATTAGCAATAATGTTCCTGAATGTGTAGATGAAATAGATTGGTTATTAACTAATGATGAATTTTTATATATTGATAATGAACGTGTAGGACTAAAATATTATCATGATATTGAATTAAAAATATTTGATATTATAAAAAGAAAAGCTGATACATTGACTTTTGATGTTCCCCAAGATGTAGTTGACAATGCAATTAATCAAGCCGAAGAGGAGCAAGGTTTTCAGTATACAACTGAACAAAATTATGTAATCAGACAATCACTTCAAAGAAGTGTTAGCTTTATTACAGGGAAAGCAGGTACGGGAAAATCGTCAATTATGAGAGGAATTATAAAAGCATATCAATTGGCGAATAAAAATATAGCAGCATCCGCTTTATCAGCAATGGCTTCACAACGAATTACAGAAGCAACAGATTTTCCTGCCGCTACAATCCATAGAACATTAGGATGTGTTGGATTGAATAAGTTTACATTTAATAAAGATAATCATTTACTTACTAATGTGGCGTTCATGGATGAAGGAAGTATGGTTAATGCAAGTTTGTTTTTAAATTGGTTAGAAGCAATTGGTAACAATACTAAAATTGTAATTTGCGGTGATCATAAACAGTTACCACCAATAGGATTTGGTAATATATTTTCAGATTTAATTGAAGTATTTGATAACTCAGTTGTAAGTAAATTAACAAAACCGATGCGACAAGCTGAGAAATCTGGAATCCTTGTTGATGCTAATAAAATTCGTGAAAACATTAATCCTATTACAGAAACATTGCAACCTAGAATTATTCATGGAGAATTACATGATATGTATTATATGTTCCGTACAAATAGACAATCACTATTTAATATTGCAATTAAAACATTTTTGCAGTCAGTTAAAACGGATGGTATTGATAATGTAGTTATTGCAGTACCTCGGAAACAAGGATGTCTTAATAGTTCAAGAGAAATTAATAAAGTCATTCAGGAGAAATTATTAGGAGAAGAACTGAAAAGCATTGATAGTTTTGAAGTAACATTTAAACTTGGGGCAAAAGTTATGCAAACAATAAATGATTATGATAAAAATGTTTTCAATGGAGAAATAGGTTATATAACAGATATTGGAGAAAGAGAAAATGAAAATAAGAAAAAAGAAGAATACTGTGTTGTAACATATAGAGACACTTTTGGAAAGGACAAACAAATTGAATATGTAAAAAAAGAGCTTAATGCGCTAGATCTTGCATATGCTATGACAGTACATAAATTACAAGGAGCAGGTAGAAAAACGGTAATAGGTATTATTGATAATACACATTATCAACTATTAGATAACTGTATGTTATATACGTTGATAACTAGGGCAAAAAAGCGTTGCTTATTACTTGCTGAACCACAAGCTTTTTTACAATGTATTAGGACAAGTCATAACAGGAGAAATACTTGGATGGCGTTAATGTAACTAAATGAAAGCAGAATTTCATTGCAAAAGCGACACTATATATAGTGTTTCGGATTGATAAAAATACCATATATAGCGTACTAGAAAAGAGGTGAACAACTATTATTCCAGAAAAATGTAATAAATGTGGTTGTGAAGAATTTTATACAAAAGAAAGTGGCACACAGACAGGACTTTATTGTAAGAAATGTAATAAATGGATGAAATGGTTAAGTAAGAAAGAAGTAACTGATTTCAATAAGTGCAACGTTGCTGATGTACAGATTGATACAAATGGTGACATTCACGGCAAATTAGTTTCTTCAATTGAAGATCGTTTATGGAGATTCGTAGAATTTCTTGATAAGAAAATTAATGAAGAATTAGAAAGAGAACCATTGTCTCAATCTGATTCTATTGCAAAATGTTCATATTCACTTGCATTAGAAAGAGATAAAAATGCACTAATTAATATTCTTAATGGTAGAGAATTTTATGATATAGGAGAGTAAATATGTTATATAAAATTGCAAGTATCAAACATAGCGGTACATGTGGCAAACGTGGTACTGAAAGAACAGATGGTAGATATCCTCTAAGAATTGGCAGAGTCGTAAAACTCAATATTGATGATATTGAAATTGGATACCCATTAGTGATTAGATATGTAAAAGATTCTGATGGGATACCAATGAAGTTTAGTTTTTTGAAAACAAGTTATGTTACATCTGTTAATTGCGCAGGAAAAATCTCACGTAATTCATTATTTGTAGTTGTGGAAACTGAAAATTCTATATTTGAATTTGAAAGAGTTGCGGATTTTTATACAGATTATGCAGAAGTAGAAACGGAAGAATATGAATAAAGAAGTAAAAGACTACATAATACGAGTAAAAGAAACTTTAATGAGTAAATATAATATGGATGCAGATAGCGCACGTTTTGATATTATATTTTCACATATGTTTTCTTCATTAGTAAAACCTCCATATGAAGGCATACATAATGACGTAGAAGTTGTTGCGGATAAGATTTACAATGAGTGGATTGAAAGAAGAAGGTGATTATACGAATTATTATATCTCAGATGTACATTTATTTCATGTATGATGAAGTATATGGATTATACACCTAGAACATTAGCAGAAATTATTGGAAAGGAAGATATTAAATGCCAGTAAGCAATGATAATTTTTATAAACCAGAAGAAGCTATACACGAATTGCAAGTACAAGAAACTATTCTTAAAACAGCAATTGATGTACAAGTTGCATTGAGAATTTTAGTTGATAAAGAGATATTAACTCGTGAAGAAGTGCAGAAATATAGAGAAGAAGTAAGTAATAGTCCTAAATATAAAATCGTACTTGATGATATTAAAAGGCAAAAAGCAGGATTTCAAGCAGCAAAAGATAACCCTCAAGAATATTTAAGAGCGTTATTTAAAGCAAAAATGAATGGAGATATTAAATAGAAAGGCGATTAAATGAAAGATATTTTAGGAAGAGAACTACAAGACGGTGATATATGTGTTGGAAAAGGCACTGGACGTAATGTAATTGGAATGTCAATTTGTGTCTGGTATGGCAATTCAATGACTGATGAAGATGGATGTAAGCGTCATATGAGAGATGTATTTAAAGTTGTAAATCCATCAAGTGATGAACTTGAAATAGCAGATAAGATTAAAAATAAATTACGAGAACAAGAAGAAGAAAAGGAAAGGAAAAAGAACATTAAAACTATTCCATTAAAAGATTTAGTAATAGGTGGGATATATAAAGGAATTTATGGAGAATATTATTTATATTTAGGAAACAGAATAGTTTCTAATGAATATAGCGATGGGTTACTTGAAGAAAAAGGGAACTGTTTTATTTCTATATCGAAAGATAATACAGAACTAAGAAGAGAATTTAATGTATCAGATATTGAGGTTTTAAAAGGATGTAAAAAATTAGTAGAACATATAAAAACTGTAGAATTAAAAAAATTCCCAATAGTAATTGAGTCCTGTTCTCCGCTTGATTACAAAAGAAAACTTACAATAAGATGAAAGAACTGTTTCATGGAGATTAAAATGAGATATAAGAATAGAATACCAGAATTTACAAAAGAATTCGAAAAAGTATGGGTGAAGTATTATCCAGATTGGAGATTTAGTGAGTTGATGGACTTTCTACATTATATTGCACTTGAACAGAAACGAGATTCATTCTTTTCAGAAGAATCAGAGATGTTAAAGTATCTGAAAGAATATGCAAAGAAAAGTCCATATTATAAGGAGAATAAATGAGTAAGAAGAATTATAAATATGTTCCTTGTGTGAAATATGGTGATAATAGCGGATGGATGGGAGATAAATTCTCTACCATGCAAAAAGCATGGGATTATCTCATGGAACATAAAAAGAAGTATGATACAAGTAACGATGTTGTATTTATAGGCGTTATCAAATGCAAGAAAGATGAAAACCCATTTACACGAATTGTTGATATTGGAATAAGGAATTATAACGCATGGGAGTAGAAAGTAAATATAAACGTATTGAAAAGATGAAAAGTTTGATTGAAGAACTAAATAATGCTTCTATTGCATATTACACAAGTACACCAATTATGTCTGATTATGACTGGGATAAAAAATATGAAGAATTACAGATATTAGAAAGTCAAGAAAATATCATCTTCCCAAACAGTCCTACTCAAAACGTTGGATATACTGTATCAGATAAATTGAATGATGTTAAGCTGGATCATTTAATGTTATCGCTCGACAAAACAAAATCTCTTAATGATTTAAAACAATTTGCAGGAAATAAACAGTGTATTGTATCTGTGAAATGTGATTGTCTTAGTACGACATTAAAGTATATTCATGGAGAATTAGTAAGTGCAGTTACTAGAGGTAATGGATATGAAGGTACAGATGTTCTCCAAAATGTATTGACAATCAAAAATATTCCAAAGAAAATTCCATACGATGATGAACTAATTATTGATGGGGAAACTATTATTGGATGGGACACATTCAATGAGATTAACTCAAAAATTAAACTACCTGACGAAAAGTATAAACATCCACGAAATCTTGTATCTGGCTCATTACTTTTATTAGACAGTAAAGAAGCTGCACAAAGAAATATGCGATTCATTGCATGGCGTGTTATTAAAGGATTTGAACATAAATCTGTTTATGCAGATTTGCTAAATGCAGAAAAATGTGGATTTGAAAGAGTTCCAATGATTCCATATATAGGATGTGAAAATACCCAAACTGTATTAGATACAATTAAAGACGTTGCTGATGCAAACAATATCCCATATGACGGAGCGGTAATGACATATGATGATTACGCTTATGGAGAATCATTAGGTAAGACTGATAAATTCTTTAGACATTCTATTGCATATAAATATGAAGATCAGTTATATGAAACTGTACTAAAAGATATTGAATGGAATACTTCTAAGACAGGATTGATTAATCCAGTAGCAATATTTGAACCTATTGATTTAGATGGTGCAATTACAACCAGAGCTACATTACATAACATTTCTTATATCAAAAAATTATCTCTTGGTATCGGTGACAGAATCAGAGTATATCGCTCAAATAAAGTTATTCCAAAAGTACATGATAGTATTGATAAATCAAATAATTTTACAATTCCAGATAAATGTCCTATTTGTGGTGGAGAAACTAAAATTGTAAAAGAAAATGATTCGGAAGTTCTTATGTGTATAAATAATGATTGTCAAGGTAAATTATTAGGCAAACTTGTTCATGCGGTAAGTAGAAATGCACTGAATATTGACGGATTATCAGAAGCTACACTTGAGAAATTTATTTCTCTTGGATGGTTAGATTCCATTAAGAGTATTTATCATCTATCCGATTATAAAGGGAAAATGTATGGTCTTGATGGATTTGGTAAAAAATCAGTAGATAAATTGTTAAAGTCTATTGAAAAGAGCAAAGAAACTACACTTGACAGATTTGTTTATAGTTTGTCAATTCCTATGATTGGTAAAAGTGCAAGTAAAGATGTTGCTGAATTTTTTGAATATGATTTGATAAAATTTTTGGGGAAAACATATTCTGTCAATTGTTTAGGCGATGTAGCTTACAAGAATTATAAAAAATATTGTAGAAATCATTATGAAGAAATTCTTGATTTGTCAAGTGAGTTTAATTTTAAAACACAAGATAAATCGCTAACAAACAAAACAAATATTCTTCAAGACAAAACATTTGTTATAACAGGATCATTAGAGAAATACAGTAATAGAGATGAACTGAAATCTATTATTGAGTCAAATGGCGGTAAAGTATCTGGTTCTGTATCTGCTAAGACATTTGCGTTGATTAATAATGATATTGAATCTTCTTCCAGTAAGAACAAGAAAGCAAAATCATTGGGAGTGCAAATTATCAATGAAGAACAATTTATGCAACTATTAAATTAACATTATAATAGGAAAGGATTTTATAAAATGAAGTGTAAAGTCAAATTAAACACAATCAATGACGCAGGGTTATTCGTAGCAAAATGTGGAGAATATAAAGATGTAGATATCGACTACGTATATTCTAGGTATACGATTGATGCCAAATCTATTATGGGGATTCTAAGCACAAGTCTTAATAAAGAGTGTGTTGTAAATTTCTTATCGGATGATGAAAAATTATGTAATCAATTTAAAGAAGATATTAGATTATGGATCGTGGAGGAATAAAGAATGGGAACAATTACAATTTTACCAGAAACAACTAAAACACCAATTACACTTATTGGTAATAGAGCAGGTATTTGTTGGGGAGCAGATGTGACAAACGCTGAAAAAAACTATAAACGTGGTGTTGACTGTATTAAATCTGGTCATGGACGTACATTTGAATTTCCTGATGTTCATATGGTTATTGATGGATTTAGTGCAAGAGTAATGAGAGAATACGAAAGACATGTAGGTGGATTATCCCCTTGGTTACAAGCGTCTACAAGATATATCAATTACAATGACTTTGATATTATCGTTCCTAAATCTATTAAATCAAATGGAGATGCAACAATTACATATAATCAAGCTGTGAAAAACATTAGAAAAGCATTGTCAGAATTAAATGAGTTAGGTATTCCAAGAGAAGATCTTGCGAATTTACTTCCATTAGGAATGACAACTAAAATTGTTGAAAAAAGAAATCTTCGTAATCTCATTGATATGAGCCATGTAAGAAAATGTACAAGAGCATATTGGGAATTTAGAGAATTATTTTCCACTATTGAAAATGCTTTAAGAGAATATTCAGATGAATGGGCGTGGATTGTTGATAATATGTTTAAACCCAAATGTGAATTAACTGGATATTGTGATGAGACTAAATCTTGCGGTCGTAAGCCAAGAAAGGAAGCGTGATTATTATACATACAGTATATTGTGTATTAGGAAGAACAGGATCAGGCAAATCAACTGTGACAAAAGAAGTAGCAAAGCAATTGAATATGAATACCTTGCGCTCATATTCAACTAGACAATATCTACGACAAGGTGAAACAAAAGAAAATTCAGACCATATATTAATTTCACCAGATGAAATAGAGAAATATCGTAATGATATGATCGCCTATACTGATAGAGTAGGATATTGCAATTTCGCAACAAAACAACAACTCTTAGATAATGACTTCTACATTATTAATCCCACAGGATATGACGAATTAAAACTTAAAACCAAAGATATGGATATTGAATTAGTAACCATTATGGTGAATATTCCATATAATGATTTGCGCCAAAGAGCAAGAAAACGTGGAGATTATGATGCTTGGCAAGCCAACTACATCAAAGAAAGTGAAGAATTTTCCAATTTTGAGAAATCCAATCTTATTGATTACTTTGTATTGAATGATAGAAGTCTGGAAGAATCTGTTGCGAAAATGGTACGTGTAATCAATAAGGACAGAGCAAAACGAGGTATCACAAATGAGAAATGATATTAAAACACTATATGTTGATTTTGATGGAACGTTAGTCGCCACCATAGATGCGATTGTTGATTTATATAATGAAGATTTTCAATACTACAAGAAATTCCATTATGTAAATTGGTGGGCTGTTGATACTTGGGGATTTGAAGAATGCAATTGTGCGCCACCTGGATATATTGATTTGTATTTCAATCAACCACGATTCTTTGCGAATTTGCATTTTATGCCTTGGGCTGAACGTGCAATTAATGAACTATCTGAATATTATTCTATTAAAATTGTGTCACATGGATATTCACCTAATCTTAAACAAAAAGATGAATGGATTAAGAAAAGATTTCCAGATGTAAAATTTATTGGTGTAAATCTCAAAGAACATTCCGACAAATCGCATATTGATATGAGTGATGGGCTATTCATTGATGATAGTGCAAGAAATCTTGTGACTTCCAATGCAAAAGAAACGATTTGTTTTGGTAGAACATATAGCTGGAATAAAGATTGGGCAGGTAAAAGATTACAGAATTGGGCTGAAATTAGACAATATCTGCTTGGAGTTGGGAAAGAGGTGACTTTGGAGAAGTGATTATTAGTAGCGGAGAGCTAGTACGGGAGTTAAAACGCATTGGGGATAATTTTATTACTGTTGAAGTTGGGAATAGAGAATATGTAATTGATATGATTTCACATAAACCAAATTGTGCTGACTCATTATGCACACATCTTGTTTTGAAATGTAAAGATGGTGGCAACGGTGAAATCAAAAGAATTTGTTCATAAGAGTGGAGATATTGGCTGATAGGTTACATCTTGTAGATAAAGATAATGTGCTAAGTATAAATCTGATATTACTATTTTCAGAAAAACATTCTAATTATGACTATTAACAAATTATATAAATATCTCCACTACGGATATTATAACACAGAAAAAGAGAAAATAAATATATACGAAAAAAATAGTAAAGGAAGATAAGAAAATGACCGAAAACGAAAAGAAACTACTTGTGGAACTTATTTGCAATGAACAAACCCATATGATTATCAAAGATCATACCAGATATGATACTGATAAATATAAAGAATTAGAAGCACTTAAAATTAAGATTAAAGATATGTGAGAGGGGTGGTTATTATGAATGTAGTTATTGTCGGAGTTGGAGCTTTTATCATTGCGTGTTTGCTTGTAATTGCGTATATGTGCTTGTGTTTGGCAGTTTCAACGAAAGATAGAGAGAAGATTGAGAAGAAAATATTTAATAAGAGATTTGATAAAGGAGATAGTGAATGATTAAGGTAATCAAGAGAGATGGTCGTAAAGTAGAATTTGATAAATCAAAGATTAAAAATGCTGTTTTGAAGGCTTTTGAGGAAGTAGATGGTGAAATTACACCAGAAGCAAAAGTAAAAGCTTGTGAAGTTGCAAATTACATTAATTCTTTAAATTATAATCGTATTTCTGTTGAGGAAATTCAAGATATTGTAGAAGAAAAACTAATGGCTAGTAAACGAAAAGATGTAGCAAAAGCATTTATTATTTATCGTAATAAAAGAACAGAAGCAAGAGAATCAAAAACTCAACTTATGAAAGACATTTCTGAAAAACTTATGGCTTCAAATGTTCAAAATCAAAACGCTAATGTCGATGAAAAATCTTTTGGGGGAAGAGTCGGTGAAGCTAGTGACGCTGTATTAAAAAAATATGCTTTAGATCATTGCATGTCACCTATGGCAAAAGCAAATCATCTCAATAATGAAATTTATACACATGATTTAGCTGCTTATCCAGTAGGATCACATAACTGTTTAAGTTTGCCAATTGATCAATTAATGGCAAATGGATTTAATACTAGACAAGCAGATGTTCGTCCTGCCAATAGCATTAGTACATTTTTTCAACTTCTAGCAGTATTAAAACAGTTACAAAGTTTACAGCAGTTTGGCGGTGTATCTTCTACTCATTTAGATTGGTCTGCTGTTCCATATGTAAGAAAATCATTTAAAAAACATTTAAAAGATGGGTTTAAATACATTGCCAAAGAAAATAGTTACGTTCAAGAACTTTTAAATTCTGATAAAGAAATTTCTATTGATGATTCTTTTATTAAAGAAAATTATCCAAAAGTATATGAATATGCTTATGATATGACTGAAAAAGAAACTAATCAAGCCGTAGAAGGTATGTATCATAATTTAAACACGTTACAAAGCAGAAGTGGTAATCAGCTTCCTTTTACTTCAATTAATTATGGTACTTGCACATTACCAGAAGGTAGAATGGTTATAAAAGCACTATTAAATGGCTCGTTAGCAGGTGTAGGTAAGTTGCATAAAACATCTATTTTCCCTTGTGGAATTTTCCAGTGCATGAACGGAGTAAATAGAAAACTTGGTGATCCAAACTATGATTTATTTCAGTTAGCATTAAAATCTACTGCACAAAGATTATATCCAAACTATGCAAATGTAGATTGGAGTGGAAATGCAGGATATGATATTAATGATCCAAAAACGTATTTTTCTACAATGGGCTGTAGGACAGCTAATGGATATGATATTAATGGATTTGGACAATTGAAAGATGGAAGAGGAAACATTTGTCCAGTAACAATCATTATGCCTACGTTGGCAATGGAAGTAAAAGAAGCTTTAGAAATTCCTGACAATGATGGTATGACACAGAATGAAAAAGAATCTAATTTAGTCTCGAATTTTATGCTTTTACTTGATGAAAAAATTCACGAAGCTAAAGATATGTTAATTGAACGATTCGATTGGATTTGTTCTCAATCTCCTGATTCCGCAAAATTCATGTATGAAAATGGAACAATGGCAGGATATATTCCAGAAGAAGGCATTCGTTCTGCATTAAAACATGGAACTCTTGCAATTGGACAATTAGGATTAGCAGAAACATTACAAATTCTTATTGGTTGTAATCATACAAAATCAAAAGGAATGGAATTAGCAAAACATATTGAACAGTTATTTAAAGATAGATGTGCCGAATTTAAAGAGCAATATAAATTAAATTTTGGAGTGTACTACACACCAGCCGAAAATTTATGTTTTACATCAATGAAGAAATTCAAAGAAAAGTATGGAACTATTAAAAATGTATCTGACAAACAATTCTTTACAAATTCGATTCATGTCCCTGTCTGGGAAAAGGTAAATCCATTTGAAAAAATTGATATTGAATCACAATTAACTGGATATAGCAGCGCAGGATGTATCACATATGTTGAGTTAGAGTCTAGTGTTAAGCATAATACCGAAGCACTAGAAGAAATTGTTAATTACGCTATGGATCACGACATTCCATATTTTGCAATTAATGTGCCAAATGATACATGTATGACTTGTGGATATTGTGATGAAATCGGAGATACCTGCCCTATGTGTGGAGGAAAAGATATTAAACGATTACGCAGAGTAACAGGATATTTAACAGGTGATTATAAAACGGCATTTAATAACGGCAAAATTGAAGAAGTAGAATTAAGAACTAAACATAGTGACATTAAAAAGGAGCTTTAATTTATGAAATATGCAGAAGTTTTAGATTGTGATGTGGTTAATGGTAAAAGAATTGGAATTTCTTTATTTGTTCAAGGGTGTCCAGAACCGCATTGTAAAGGATGCTTCAATTCACAAGCATGGGACTTTGAAGGTGGAGAAGATTTATCTGATACAAAATTAGACCACTTATTTAGAATGATTGATCGTCCATATATTAAACGTATTAGTATTCTTGGGGGAGAACCACTTTGTAAGCAAAATATTGACAATGTAACAGCAATTGTTAAGGAATGTAAAGAAAAATTTCCAGAAAAACAAGTATGGGTATGGACTAGATATTCCTTTGAAACTGATATTTCATCTAAGGAAATTGTTAAATATGCAGACTATATTGTTGATGGAGAATTTATCTTAGAACAAAAAGACTTATCTCTTGCGTTTAGAGGTAGCAGAAATCAGCATATTTGGGAGAAACAAGCGGATGGAACATGGGAAAATAGGAGTGATGATTTATAAGAGTACAATCAGAAGAAACAAAAAATAAAAGATATAAGGAAGCCCAACAATATATTGGTAAGAAATTCAACCATTGGACAATCACGAAATATAATCAAGAAGTGACAGAATCTCACTATAAGGAGGGCAAGCCACTTGGCTTGTTCTTCGATTGTGAGTGTGATTGTGAAAAACATACAGTTGTTACTCATCGACTATCTACATTAATACATGGAAAATCCAAATCATGTGGATGTATTAAATTTAATAATCCAAATATTATAGAAGATTTAACTGGACAAAAATTTGGTAGACTAACTGTTATTGGTAGAGACATCGAAAGAGATAAAAAAGATAATAAAAACGGTAAAAATAGAACACATTGGCTATGCCAATGTGACTGTGGTAATCCTAAATTAGCTAGTGTTACTGGACATCAATTAAAATCAGGGCATACACAATCTTGTGGTTGCTATGCATCTGAGCAAATAGCCAAACGAAATAAAAAATATTCAACAAAAATCAATTCTTATATAGAGAATAATGATAATACAATTACATTATTAGACGACAATAATAATAAGTGTCTCATTGATAAAGAAGATTATGATATTTTAAAAAGATGGTATTGGAGAAAAATTGAAAAACGAGATAATCTTGAAAAGGGCTATTGGATAACCAATGTCAAAAATGATGATAAATATAAAACATCGACATTATTTATTCATCAAGTTATAGCAGAAATTAAATATGGAGACTATAATCGAAAAGTTCATGTCCCAGATCATTTATCACGAGATACAAGTGATAATCGAAAATGTAATATTGTTCTAAAATCCAATCAGAAAAATTCCCACAACAGAGGTTTAAGCAAGACAAATACATCAGGTAAAACAGGAGTAAGTTTTAATAAATCTAAAGATTTATGGTGTGCATATATTACAGTTAATTATAATACCGTATATCTTGGAGAATTTACTAAATATGAAGATGCTGTTCATGCTCGTAAAGAAACAGAAATAAAATATGGATTCACATGTGACGATATTGTAGCGTCATATGACAATGCAAGTTAAAGGAGAAAATCTTATGGTAGAACCAAAAACATATCGTGTAAAACAATCAGTCAAAGATAGAGATTTTGTATCTAATAATTTTAGAGTAACACAAACTCAGTATATACTGAACAAACCATTGTATACAGAAGAAATCATTCTCAATCTTACCGTAGATAAAGAAGATTACTTTATATCAACGAATGTACGATATGCAAACGGTACGTTATTTGCACCATTCTATAATCCAGATGATAGAGGTAATAATAAGCTCTACAAAAAAGTAGTAAAAGCGTATAACAAATTCATGAGTAATATGAAAGATATTTTTGAGGAAGTATCAGAGAATGAAGACTATTAACAAGGGAGATATTGTGTATTACACACGAGTATTTCCAGAAACAGGCACATATGATTTGTGCGATTGAGTTATAAGAACTGTTATGGATAATTGGTTCTGTGGTGTAGACAAGAAAGACAAACGTGCATATTTACTAGGGTTCAATGAGATAGATGAAAATGTCTTTGATAATCGTTCAATTGCTCTTAAAAGAATACACAATGCAGAACAGAAATATCCGCAAATAAACGGAGAAACATATTATGAGGAATATTAAAAATAACGTTGATTTAGAATGGAATGTATTTGTGTTTGATATAAATAAAAGACAAACGAAAGTATTTAATATCTTTAATCATATCAGTTACAAACAGGAAATTGTCGAATTATTAAATCGCAGAGATGATTACACACTGGAAGAATTTAGAGAAAAAGTTAAATTATCAACTATGTATTATTATTGGTGTAAATGCGAATGGGAGATTCTAATTGCTCCTTTGATTGGTGATTTTAATAAAGAATCTGTCAAAATAGACATATATAAACAATTAGAAATAAATTGGAATCACTACATAAAATATTTATGGGAGATATAAATTTATGCTTAAATACTATATACCAATAACAGAAGTGCGGATTAATTCTATTAAACCATTCGATATAAATTTATACGCACATAAGATATCTGAAAGTCATCCAGGCACAGACGTAATCAAGATCAACTGGGATAACGCAGAAGAAGAAATTCAAAAACTTGGTTTGTGTCTTCCATTTGGAATTACGAAGCGAAGAAAAGGATTAAAGTTATTCTTTTGGAATGATTTATTCACAAACGTTAAGCAATGGAAAGAATATTTAGATATAGAAATTAAAACATCTTGGAGAGAATATAAACCTACAATTAAAGAAATTATGGACTTCAAAGACAGTGATAAAGCTATTCAATATCTTGTTGAACGTGGTCTTAATGTAAGTTCATTAATAAAATAATTATAAGAAATTACATACACAAAGGAGATTATTAATATGGCAAAGAGAGTTGCAAAATTTGAGAAAGTTACATACGGACAGTTTGAAAAAGATTGGCTTGATACATTTGATATTCCTGAATTAGATACATCAACCAGACGTGAGATTGAGAGTATTTACGGAGCAATTACACTACCCAAAAGAGCAACAAAAGGCAGCGCAGGATATGACTTTGTAAGTCCTCTGACATTCACTTTAAAGCCTGGCGAAACTATTAAAATTCCTACTGGAATCAGATGCGGAATGAATACTGATTGGGTGTTAATGCTGTATCCTAGAAGTGGATTAGGATTCAAATTTAAAGCTAGGCTTTGTAACACTGTTGGGGTTGTGGATAGCGATTTTTATTATAGTGATAATGAAGGTCATATCTTTGTTAAACTCTCAAATGAAGGAGATAAGGAGATTAAAATTCTTAGAGGAAATGCATTTTGTCAAGGAATTTTTATGCAGTATGGAATCACAGAAGATGATAAAGTAGAAACCTCTCGCAATGGTGGATTTGGCAGTACGGATAAGAATAAAAAGGAATGATTTGAATGTCTGATTTAGAAGAAATGTTAACACCTATGGATATCATGAATCACCTAAAATTAGGAAGAAATAAGACCTATAATCTTATTAAATTGAAGAGTTTTCCTAAAATCAAAATAGGAAATACATACCGTATTCCTAAAGATAAATATATAAAATGGGTGTCTGATAACATAAAAAATACAATATATTTATAATAAAAATGGGAGCCATATCGTAATGATATGCTCCCTTATTTTAGTTTATAACAATAGATTTATTGCTTCTGATTTATGCTTATTCATAATGTGCAAATAAATGTTGTAAGTTGTAGATACATCATCGTGACCAAGAATTTCAGATATAACTTTAATATCTACAAGCTTATTTTCTTCCCAACCTTTTTGTAATAACATTGAACCAAATGAGTGTCTTAAATCGTGAAGCCCAAACCCATCAGCATTTATTTCTGATCGTGTTAATATAGCTTTCAGAGTTCTTGTTAATGTAGACTGAGATGGCGGTATGTTGTTTTTGGTAACAAATACACAATCATCATTGCCTGCACTTTTCCCAGGTTCAATTGATTTCAAATATAATAATTGCTCTCGTGCAACAGTAGACATAGGAATTATTCTAATAGATGCTGGTTTCTTTGGAATATCAATTATCCATTGATACTTACCATCTATTTTTATGCGTTCCATTGTTTTATTGATATTAATTGTATTATTCTCAAAATCTATATCCTTCCATGTAAGTGCGTATGCTTCACCCACTCTCATTCCAGTATACAGTATAATCAAACAAAATCTTGCATTTCTTCCGTAAATAAAATCTCCTGTTCTTACACCTGCAATTGTTTCATCGGCTTTCATTAATGCGACTTCTTTAAATCTATCAGCTTGTTCTAATGACAAAAATGAATGTTCTTTCTTTTGTACAGCATAATTAGTTTTATGTGGCATTCTAACACCATTTGTAGGGTTTGATGTCATTATATTTACGGATATCAAATAATTAAATACAGTGTTGAGTAGTGTTCTTGTCTTTTTGACGGTGCTTTCTGAATATTTTTTTGATAACTCAACATAATAATTTTGTATTAACATAGAATCTATTGATCCCATCTGCACCTCTGAAATTTTATTTGTCTTAATATAACATCTATTTGTAGCTTGTAATGTGGCGTAGTTATTTGCTTTAAATGTTGACTCAAGTGAAGTAAGAACACTATCAATGCAATCGCCTAATGTCATTTTTAAATAATCTCTATTTGTGATATGCATAGTTTTTGATTCAAACTCTTGAATTTTACGTCTTACATCTGCCTTTGTCCGACCAGTAAATTCCTTTCGTGAACTCATTCCATCATATTTTTTTCGATACCTTTGATAGACCACTCCTTTCTTAGTAACAGTGTCCCATGATCCAGTTCCTTTTTCTCTCCTAGATACTGTCATATTTACACCTCCGATAAACATTTGTCGAATTGTCCATACAAAATAAAAAACTTTACTTTTCAGTAAAAATGTGCTAGTATATATAACGTGTTAGATATATTATACCATATTGAGTGGCAAGTTACAATCATAGTTCACCCTTATGAATAAATTTGAACTATAATTCACCCAGTATTCACCCTTATGAATTAAATTTAATAGGGTGAAAGAGGTACAAACTAACACGACTAGGTATCAAGTTTGGCAACTGAATATTTCTTATAAAATTGTTTTAAAGCCAGTAAAATCAATACTTTCCAGTATTTACAAGGGCTTTAAAAGATTGATTTTCAAGATACGCGCCTGTAGCTCAGTGGATAGAGCAGTGGTTTCCGGTACCATTCTAAAATGATTAAGAATACTATAAATTCAATGCTAGATAAAAATGTTCACCCTTGTTTCACCCTTATTATATTGTATATTTGGGTGAAACAATTAAGATATGGGTGAACTTAATTTATATTTAGAAAGAAATATGTAAAGTCATATCTGTATTACAACTTATTCTTTTATATCATTTGACGTTAAGATTCAAAATATAATTGTATATACAATATTATATGAACGGCTCTCACACATAGGATTACTTTATTTTCATTCAAACAGAATTAAATTGTATCTACAATTCACAAACGTAAAAAAATAGGACAGAAGAGTATCATTACTCAACTGTCCTAAATTATTTTTATCCTCTTGACTCGCAGAACAAATGTTTGTATAATGTAAGCATGGAGGTAAGATGCTATGAACACAAATCAATTACAATATGAAAATAGTAATACAAAAAATCTTATTAATGAAATTTATCGTATAAATCCAAATGTAAGGTTCACTACATTCGGGAATGTAATATCTGAAAAGGAAGCCATGATGTTATATCGTGCCGTATTAAAAAATAGCAATAATAAGAATACCAATCTTGTTTATATACCAATGTTCCGTATGTAAGCGTAAAAAATAGGGTAACCAGAAATTAATCTGATTACCCTATAACTATTTATTCTTCTAATTTATCGTGGTCAAACCCAACACTCATTAATTTTTTATATTTATCATTTACAAATTCCATAGAAGATGTTACTCGACCATTCTCCATCCCGTTTTCTTCCAGAATTTTTTCATACTTAACATATGTATCAATAACATGATCATACTGTTCTTTGCTGCATCTACGATGATTCATAATCGCACTTGCAAAATCTAACATTTCCCAACGCATATCGTCAATTTCTTTATTGATAAATAGCTGTTTTAGTTCTGTCATTTGATTGCTCAAACTCTCTTGATTCGCTTGCAAATTATTACGAATTTCAATACTCTGTCCATGATATGTTTCTTGATTATCCAGAAATGTTGTCTTGACTTTTTTTAATTCACTTTCTAATGTGTCTAGTCGTTCATTTACGGCGTTTTCTCTTAATTCCTTACCAGACTTTAAGTCAAGTGATTCGAGCGTTCCTTTCCATAATTTAGTGCCTTCTACGATCAATAGAAGAACTAATACCACACAGAGAATAATTGTAAATATCCCCTGTGAATTTATTTCATTTAATGTACTAATCATCTCATTATCCTCAATCCTTTCCGCAAAAAGCTAATATCATTTCTTCTTAATGTACTTAGCAGAAGAGAATCCATATTTACCTTTATAACAAATATAATACCATTTATTACCATCTGAACCTGTCGTACTATCACATACGCTAACTGGTGTATTATATTTTAATGGACTAAAGGAACACTCTAAATCTGCATTAGATGTTCCTGGGCTTTTTCTAACTTTTAACCCAGATTTAGCGGTAATAACACCTTTCCATTTTTCTGATTTGTTATATCCTTTTTTTGCAGGTTTACTTGTAGAAGCACTAGGTTTTGTAACAACTGCATTAGGATCTTTGATGTTAGTTTTCTCAACATAACCTACAAATTTATCTGCAATCTTCACTTGATAACGTGTTCCAGACACGCCAATTACGTCTACTAAATTACCTTTATTTAGCTTTGGATATGTAGATAATTTTGATGTTCCTGTAGGATTTGCAAATACATCTGTGCCATCTTTTGTGGCTGCACCTACCCATTTATTGTAGGTTGTTGTGGATGGTTTTGAAGTAGAAGATGAGTTCATAATTGATTTGACGATAGAATAATCTGGACGACAGAATTTTGTTCCAGGGAGATTTGAATTATTATAATGCTTGGAACATACTTCCCCGCCATTGGCTATTATTGTACTTCCATTACTTGTATTTCCTTCAATTGTATAGAACTTATCACCCTCAACTTTAGTAACAATGCCAGTATGAGCAAATGTACCATTACGATAAAAAATCACAATATCTCCACGTTGAGGATTTGCATATTTTGTAAATCTTGCTCCAAGAGTAGGACAATAAACATATGGAAAATCATTCTCATGTTTAAGTAATTTTTTCGCAGTTTCAAGTCCAAAAGTCTTATACATACACCACGATACCCATACAGCACACCAAGCAGATCCATTCCATGACGGCTTTAAATCTCTCCAATATTTTGTATAGTTACCATCCCCAACATTTGCTGTCTTATTATCAAGTTGTGCATTAGATTTCTTTTCCATATATCCAATTTCTGCTTGAGCAGTAGCAATAAGAGCATCAATAGCTTTATCTTTATTCATAGTATCACTTCCTTGTATAGTTGTTGGTTTAGGAGAATTTATAGAAGTAGTAGAAGATTTAGAATAGTCTTTATAGAATACACTACGGTCAACTTTTGTTGGAATACCATTTATAGTTGCTTTCGAGCTATATTGCCAGCCAATAACACCATTAGAAGCAGGAACTCGTAGTCTTTCCTGTAGTTCTCCTGTATCGTTACTCGGATATCTTGCTGTCCATACATCGTACTTTTTAGCACCTTCTGGTAACTGGTTCTGATACCAAGAATAACCACAGTAAATACCAAATTTATATCCAGCTTTGATTATAATTGCTCTAAATGCTTCAATCATTTTCATCATTAAACTGTCAGATAAATTCTCCTGACATTTATCCTCTATATCAAGAAATACTGGATAATCCAGTTTTCTTTTATTCAATGTTTTAATAACTACATTTGCTTCATTTTTAATCTGAGCAATAGTAGTAGCATAGCTGTATTTATAGACTCCAACAGGAATCTTATTCTCAATACAGCCTTTATAATTAGGTTCAAATGTGCTATCAACAATATTTCCTTTTTCTGTGATTCTTAGGATAACGAAGCCCATTCCATAACTAGCAACAGTTTTCCAGTCGATTTTTCCATTCCATCTGGAAACATCAATTCCTTTAATTTCTGCCATAAATTCACCTCATTTTCATAAAAATAAAGAGCCTTGCTATCACACAAGACCCTCATAATTTGTTTTAAGCTATGAAATCTATCTTTTATTTACCATTCATTTCCATTTTTGCCAATCGTTTACTAATGAAATTATATCGTATTACATATATAATTTTCATACCATGACCAGAAAGGAGGTGGAAAATAATGGCGTTATACGAGATTAAAAATTACATCAAGTTACTCTGTATAAGGGTTGACCATATCGAAAGCTATGTAGTAGATGAAATTAACACTTCTGATGAAAAAGAAATTAATGACTTCATCAAAATGTATAAGCATCGAAAAGGTCTAAAAATCCTTATATTTGAGATGACAGATGACGTGCATATTATCACGTATGAACAAATGCAAAGCTTTATACATACGCTACATGTCTTTGATTACATTAGACAAGTTATTGAAAATGAATCAAATAGACTTGTAGTTGTCAATGACAGCGAAAATCCTGATGCATTGCAAACTGATTCATATATGCACAAATTATTAAACCTAAATAAATAATGGTTTTTAGGGTAGGAGAGAAGTCCTACCCTTTTTAATCAATTTACATTCAATGCTTCTCGAATCGCTTCCAGATCATCTGTCGTCAGTGCCGGATAATCCGCTGCAATGTCCTCAAATACTTCTCCGTTCTTAATGCGAATTCTGAATGCTCTTACCATAATCTTTAATTTTAATGCGTTTAATGTCTTCATTATTCATTTCCTCCTATTAAATCTGCCATCATTAAAACGATGTCATCTGTTGTTGTTTCAAGTGTGTCCGTACGTTGCTCTACTTTGTCCAGTCGTTCCTCTGGCGTAGGTTCAGGCTCTGGGTACACTGGATCATCCACAAGTGTCCATATCTGGATAATCTCAGTATCAGATTCTTTCCAACTTGATTCGTAGTGCTTGCCCTCTACCGTGCTCTCTGGCATGTCTGTGTAGACCACAGGTTTATAACCTAATTCCATTAGCTTTTCAGCAGATGGGTTATTTACCGTACATCCATTCCATGTCACTGTTTTCGGCGCACTTCTTAACATTCCGTTTTGTAGTTTTGCGTACAATTTATCACCTCCTCGTTAGTCCGAAGTATGGGTTTTTATTTTTCGCGATATTTACTTTTGCCTTAATGGTATCTGGTTTTAATGTGCTGTAAGTATTGTATTTCATCTCATTTTTATCTACCTAATATTTTTGTTGTTATCTTTCCTGTATAATTTGCTGGAAATTCCAATGTGAATTTTCCAGTATTTGTTTCATTTCCGATTTGTTCTACTTGTCTTAACATTTGTACGGTATTAGTCTGTATACTATTTATGCTTTTTGACATTTCTAACACGTTTACTGGCTTTGTCCAAATATGATATGATGTGTCATATTTTGTTGCAAAATCAGCGTTCAATGTATAAAATCCTATGTACGCTCCGTTTATTGTCGGTTTACAATTGCCTTTACATTGTTCTATTCCCGTATGCTTTTCTATCTGTATGTATATCCAATATTCCTCATGTTTTTCAGCATTGGCAAGATTAAATTCTACAGTCTTTTGGTCTGTTATTTCTTTGCTTTCATTCAGCAATTCAACCCATTCTTTCATTTCATTTTCCTCCTGTCCATTTATAAGCATCGTTCTTCTGCGGATCATAGTGACACCGCCCAACTCTGATACGCCATACACCCTTCAAGGATGCTGATTTCGTACACTTTATTTTTTTCAACAGTAAAATTGTCTGGAACTGATACATTTGCAGGATGTACAAGTTCTGTTGCTGTAGCGCCACTTCGGAATACGAAATGATATCCGTTAGCTATGCTCGTGTCCTCTGGTGTTGCAAGGGTGTATGTGAGACTTGCCATCTCTGGAAAGATGTACAGTTTGTTAGGGTCTATTTCAGCAGTAGAATCCGAAGATGTCTTCTCTATTCTCAATGTTGATGCACCCTCTGGAATAGATACAGTTACAGCACCAGCCCCATCATATTCAGCAGTTACAGCACCAGTAAATGTTAATGGTTTAGGATTCTTTAACGCTGTTGGAATTGTCTCTTTAACTTTTTTAATTTGATCACCCGTTGCTTTCGCATCTGCGGCGACTCCACTTTTGGTAAGGGTATCATCAATTGTGACGGAACTTTCACCACCAGTTGTGGGGAGATTAATCCAATGAGCATCGTAATCATTATTAGTATTTTTTGCCAATACTTGTCCAGATGTTCCTCCTGTTGGAATACCTTCGCCTGGATTACCTTTCTCGCCTTTTTCACCTTGCATACCAGTAAGGCAAGGTATATATGCCCATTGTCCGTCAGAATTTTTATATTTACTTGCACCAGTATTAAGTGTTTTCATAAAATTCCTCCTTATTAATAAGTTATTAAAGTTACATTCGTCAAATTGCACAAAAATGATTTTGAAATAATGTTATTTTACGTTACTAAAATTACTTATTTTGTGCGAAATGACGAAAATATACTATTAAAATTTGTCATTCATCTAATTTGTTTTTAAACATGAATTAAATAAATAATTATGCTTTATTTTCTAATGCAGAAATTTTATTTAATACTATTTGTAATTCATCATAAATTTTCTTACTACTCCAAGTATCAGTAGTATTAACCACGTCATCTTTTAACTCTGGTATATTAATTGATTCATTAGATGTTGGATTGATCCATAATCCAGTTTGAGTATTGGTTGGCATACTATCAGTAATTTCTACCCCACATAACAATTGCAATTTGTTATAAATTTCATCTACTGAATTTTTATTTTCACTAATTGACGTAGCAAGTTTTTTATACTCATCTGTCACATCTCCATCATATAATGTATATAAATTCATCCAACGTGAATCTGTAATTTCTGTATTAGTAGGTATATCTGCTGTAGCAATATATCCATAACTAATTTTATTAACTTTATTAGTCACTAAATCAAGCTTTGTATAGCTCGATGATTTTTTCCATACACCTTTCGGTGTTATAAAAACTTTTCCGAGATTTTTAACAGCCATTAATATTCATCCTCCTTTACTTATTCATTTATACTTCCAGATCCTAGCTTATAAATATATTTGTTACGCACATCATCATATAGACATAAAACACCATCATCTTTTTTAACTGGAATAAGATGAGATATTAATACATCCCCTGAGTAAATTTTTGCATAGTAAATCTTACCTTTTAGTCCAGTTCCAGCGTTAGTTCCGTTCTTTGACATATTTCCAATATAAAGTGGACTTGTAAGAGAAAATGAATCAATAGAGTCTGTATCTACAGAAGAACTTCCGAAATTAAATGTTGCGCCATTTTGTTTAATTGTCCAATTACCACCCCAAAATGCAGAGGGTTTAGCTGCACTGTCTATTGTTCCTCTAATCGCATAAAAATTATCAGTGCAAGTATATCCATATTTATATTTATCATCTCTTGCACCGCATATATAAGTTGTTCCAGTGTTTACATACAAACTTACTTCCGTATTAGTATTTTGATTAGGCAAAATTTCTGTATCGAAATAACAATTTCCATCTAAACTCAAACTTGCAATTTCTGTATGATTTTCTGTAATGGATTTTTTATTAATAGTAACAGAACATTGCGCTGTGTAATTGCCGTCAAGTGTTGTGACAGTAACAACCGAATGCCCAATTTCTTTTCCAATTATTTTTCCGTTTTCCACAATAACATTTGAATTATTTACGCTCCATGTAACATTTTGATTTGTTGCGTAACTTGGGAGTACGGTGGCTACTAATTGTACGGATTCTCCGACTTCCAAGGTAATAGCGTTATGATTTAATGTAACTCCTGTAACTTTTACAAGATCTGGTATATCGGATGCTAATCCATAAGCAATTCCAAGGTTTTGAAGAGTTTTGTCAATTACAGGGCAATAATGGGTTCTATAGAATTGTTCATTTGGATGTACTCCATCACCTTTTTTACTGTTTGGATTATATGTATATTTATTTTTGTTTAATTCAGTCATTGCTATTTGTGCATATTTACGCATATCAAGATACGGCATATTCCATTTTTCACAGATTTCAATCGCTTTTTCGTAAATCGAATTTAAGTATGAAGTATCCTTTTTGAAACTGTGCGGAATAATATACAATTTAACTGCTAAAGGATATTTGTCCATAATATATTGTAATGCTCTTTCCATTGCTCCACAGAATGTAGCCGTGTTATAAGAAGCATCATAATCCGACTCAATCGTTCCAATTGGGACACCCGTTGTATTATCATTTACTCCACCATTAAAGATAATCGCATCTGCTTTCCCTGTATATGTTGTAATTTGAGTTACAATTGGTGTATGTGCGGGATTGCTTGTTACTGCCATGTTAGCCCCGGACTCAGCCATATTCAGCCATGTTGAATCGGTGTATTTTTCTTTTAACGGTTCTGTAATGCCTGTTCCTTCTTCCCATCCCCATCCTGCCATAATGCTATCGCCTAATACTAATATTGTTTTTCCTTTATATGGATTAGCTGTTATAACAGTACTTTCATTAGCACCTCTTGGAATTCCTAAATTGAGAACAGGATTTTCTGGTGTTCCTGTAATTGACGCAGTAGCAGATTGTCCAGCATCTAACGTATTAACTCGACCTATTGTAAAATTTGGTGTTGTACCTGAATCTCCATCGTATAACGTATATAAATTCATCCAACGTGAATCTGTGAGTTCTGTATTAGCAGATATATCAGTAGTAGCAATATATCCACTACTAATTTTGCCAATTTTATTAGTCACAATATCTAATTTTGTATAATTTAAAGTTTTATTCCATTGACCTTTCGGAGTCATAAACACTTTTCCGAGATTGTTAACCGACATTAATAATCCTCCTTATATTGATATAAATAACCATTTTGTATATAGTAAGCAGATGAATACGTTTCTAACATACCAGTTTCGAAATTAATCCATATGTCTTCAGTTTCGTCTAAGGAGTCATCGTCTTCATCTAACTCAATCAACTCCATAACATTTCCATCCATATCTTGAAAACATTCAAAAGACATTGTAATTTCAGAAGGAGAACCATCTGATGAAAATGCAAGATCTAATTCATATTTGGGGCAACATTTATATGCGGTTAAACGTAATGCTGATTCTTCACAATCTTCTGTTTTACTTGTGGTAATCATTTGAATAAAATAAGTAGAAAGATAATTTAAGTTACTAAAAGAAATTCGTTTTATCCCATTATTCTTTTTTTCTAAATATCCTACGAAATAAGTTTCATTGGTTTTAATATCTGTTAAATTTTTAGCCGTAAAAGTTTTCCCTATGATAGACCCTTCAATTTCTCTTCCTGTAAAATCATTGTTTGTATATACAAAAACTGTTCCCATAATCGGAGCGTATTTTAATTGTAATTTTCCATCTGTTGTAGCAGTAATACTTTCATTTCGTGTAAGTATTCCATCGGTTGATATACTTCCATTATTTAAAAGAGAGTATATTTTAAAAGGATGAACTTGAAATGTTATACTAATATTTCCTTCTACGGGACTATCAAATCGAACATATCTTGCTCCATTTTTATAAGTATAAATGGAATTAGAAGTAAAACCATATGTGTTTGTATTACAATAATCAACATACATTACAGGAGCTTTTGTATAATAATCTCGGATGTCTAAATCGCAGCACATACGATTTGCCATATTTTTGTCCATGATTATTTACCTCATTACTTTCCTGTGTCTGATATATCTTTTTCATTTTGTTTAATAATATCTCTCAATGTTGGGAGTGCGTTATCAATCTGTTCATCAATCCATTTAACAAGTTCTTCTTGATTTACAACTTTTGCAAGAATAGGATATTCCTTATAAATCTCACTGATTACTTCACTACGCTTGATACTTCCTGCCTTTTCCCATTCAGCATAATCTTTCTCTGCTTGAGTAATCAGTTTTAAGATATTTTCGGAAATCTGTTTCTTGGCAATTTCAATTTTCTTGTCTGTGGAAAGTTTTGAATATGATTCAAATTTTTTCCATAAAGCTAAAGCCAAACCAATGATAACTAAGATAGTAGTCCAATTATCATTGATTAAAGATAAGAAGTTTTTGATACCATTTAAAATATCCATACGAGTTCTCCTTGTATTATTTATTATCCAACAGCTTCATCACTGTCGGTTTGTTCATCAACGGTGGAAGAGTAGTCTTCATTTAATGGCATTTCAAATTGACCACGTTTATGCTCGTTATCACTCATTTTGAAATAACCTAGCGCAGTAGGTATGAGAGTAGTAGCAACACCAATAAGCGCATACATAAAACTTGTGTCCTCAGTTTTTAATGCCATATATTCAGAGAAAAATAAAATCTCCAAACAGATCACAATGATTGTCCAGAGAACTTTTTTACTTGTACGTATTTTTTTGAATTTGAATCTACTCTTTTTCATCCGATGAAGTTTCCGTTTCATCGTAATATTTTTATTACGTTCTTTTATTTTTGCTTCTTTCTGTTTATATTCTTGTTCTGTCATTCTGTCTTATCCTCATCTGTTTTCCCAAAAATCTTAACCAATTTTAAAATTTCGCTTCCTGATAAAGTATCATATTTCCCATTAGAATCCTCATAATCAAAAATAGATTCTGGAACTTGATAAATTTTCACATCAACTTCAAGACTGATAAGTTCTAAGATTTCATTGTTGTAGTCTTCGATATGATTCTCATCAACTGTAGGGATTCCTATTTTTGAAATGACGAGATTTCCGTCAGAATCTTTTAGTAAAAAATCTTTATATGATTCTATAATTTTGTTTAAAGATTTTTCATAAAATTGATTTTCTTTTTGAAAGCTATCAAGATTTTTCATAATTACGTAATTTATTTTTTGTGGAAGTTTTCTTTCAGAGATTTTATCTAAGAATCTTACGATTTGTACAACTTCAATATTTCTATACTTCATATATTTTCTTCTCCTTAATTTTATATATAATAAAACAGACTATAGATTACTCCATAGCCTGTTTAAGAGTTTCTATTTCTTTTTTGAGGGATTCTATAACTGATAGAGCATCAGTAAGCTGTGATTCGAGAGAATCTATACGATGGTGGGCTTTTTGTGTCATATATGTGTTAAATGGTATAAATTCATTATACGATAAACCATATACATAACCACCTTCATATGATTGAGACTCATCACAAGATACTATTGAGCAATTTGACGCATCAAGTCCAACTGTTTTTAATGATTCTTCTACTTCTTGTGCCACAAATCCAAAATGAATACCGCTATCTTCATCATGTAATACTTTATACTTCGTTGGCTTTAATGACATATACATATCATAAAAATCATCATTCAATATGCATTTATCAATTTTGAATCGTCCATCCGATAATTGCTGCATACCATCTCTGGTAACAACTTTATACCAAGGATGCGTGTCTCCACCATTTCCACCTAAATATAATCTATACGTATCTCCGGCATTATTGGCTAATGTCGGACAAAATGCGTAATGATTGCTATTACTTCCTTCATAAAAATCTACGGAATATCTTGAATTATACCCAATATTAAAAGTAGATCCAGATAAGTATAGTCCATTTCCGGCATAATAATTGCTACCGCCACCACTACCATCTCTATATCCAACATTTCCACTACTATCAATAACAAGATATCTGTTTGAAGATTTTGCGGGTATTCCAGAGAATCTAACTGTATCACCGTTTGCATACAGATTTTTAGTCCAAACTTGCATCCATTTATGACTTCTTGTTCCAAGTTTAATTGCTTCATCGTAAGCTAATGTGCTATCGTTTACATCGCCTGGAATAAGACACAATCCACTATCTGCTGCAATTTGAAGTCTTATAGAAGCAGGAGTATCGTTCATTGTGGTAGTTATTTCGACATATGTTGTATCTTGAGTTGTGACACAATTTACAGATGAACGATTCTGCTGTCGAGATGCAGTAACGTATTGTGAAGCAAGAATAGCTCTTCTAACAAATTTCGAGTTACTTGTTGTAAGATCTATATATTGTGTCCATGCTTTTCCGTCATGTCCCATATATAAATCAGCATATCCCGCATTTGGATTCCATTCATATTCATTCGTATCACACCATATTACTTTTGAAGCTTTGCTCTTACCGTCGACATATATGTTATAATTATCTTTTGCATATATAGAAGTTGCAGTAATGTCACCTGTAATATCAGCATCAGTAGCAGTTAATTTTCCACCAGTAGTAACTTGAAAAGAGCTATTACAGCTTATTCCGTATTTGGGTGAAATATATACACCAGAACCGCCAAGTACATTCTGTCCCGACCAAAGAGAATAATTGTCAATATTAAATCCGCCGATTTCACCAGAAGTCGAAACAATCTTTCCAGAAAACTCACCTTCCTTTGCAATGAGCTTACCTTCACTGGTAATTTGTGCGGAAATTGTGCCACTTTTATTTGAAATAAGAAGCTGGCCACCTTTGATATTTGGGGCAATTACCCATTGCTTATCAATATAAGTGCTTCCAAGAATATCATTTTTTATAGTATTAGCAGTGGTGTCGTCAGTGTACTTGTTCTGTTTCGTCCAATCATTAATACTAAATAAAGTTCCATCAGCTTTAGGATTTATACAAGTAAGAATTTCATTCCTATATTCATTTGGATGTTCTGCATCAATATATATACCATTTTCACCAACAAACCATAAATCCCCTTTATTATAAGGTGTTTTTGGAGTATCAGTAAATATCTGTGCCTTACCATTAATCTCATTCCAAACTGATTCTGGAACATCACCCGTAAAATCATCCCATGAAGAACCATTCCACATTTTCACGACATTATGTGTAGTGTCATACCACAAATCATTTTCATGTGATTTCTTTTCTTCGTCAGTCCAATTTACAGATGGATCATCACTCTGTCTGAATGTATCAATCTTACCATCAATCTGTTCTTTGACAGTAACCATAAACTCATTCAAAGTATCTTTTACAACGACATTTTCTGTCCCTGTGACACTATCCCATGCGATAGAAGCATTTCCTGCTAATCTAATATTTCCATTATCATCAATATATAACTGTCTTTCATAAGTTATATTGCCTTCATCATCTGTAATTTCCTTACGAATTGTAAATACATTTTTGTTCATAGTATTGGTAGTTACAATGATTCCGTCTTTAGCCATTTCAATAGACTTTTCTTCATTGTAAATACCTACTTCACTTGTAAGAATTAAATTACTCACAAGAGTATCAGCGATAACACCATAAGATTCCTTATATGTTTTATCTTTTGGATCGTAATAAATAAAATTACCAATACCAGCTCTTGCAGTTTTCCAATTATCATCAGTGATATAAATTCCATGATTAATAATTTTTAACTGTGAATCTGTATAATCAGAAATAATATCATCATACTCACGACATAATAATCCATGCTCATCCCATGTAATATCCTGGTTATCTGCATTACTAACGATTTTTGTATTTGTCATACTTAAACCTTTAGCAATCATTTCATTCATTTTATTCTTGAAATCAGTATTAATAGTAGATTGTCTAACTACACCATTATATGATGTAGCCATCTTTGAAGCTACTTCTTCCAGCCGTTCATAATATGACATTCCATCTGGAAGTTTTATGATATCAGAAAATGTAACACTAATATTTTGAGTATCAGAGAAATCAATTTCATATTCGATAATTCTTAATTGATATACCTTATCGTCAATTCCAACACAAATCCAGTTACCATTTTTAAAGTTATTTGTCACAGGCTCAAATTCTTTCATTCGTAAGAAATTCTTAATTGTTCCCGTGATAGAATGTTGGAGAGTAGCAGACTTAAATAATTCTTTTGTGGCAACTGTAATAAACTCAATTGCATTTTTCATTAAATCTGTATTATTAAGTCCATCAGAAATGTAGTTATCATTAGAATATTTGTCCATACGGATAAATGAGCTAAATTCTTTGTATAAATCAATTCCAATGTAATTCTTAAAATTTAACGCATCTTGTACTTCTGTGATAATTCTTTCAATTTCAATCTGAACACCATCTTGCACAAGTTGATTCTGGTTGTTGTATTTTCCTTCAACAATATATACCTCATCTTCACGTATTTTAATCTCATCTTGAATTGCATTCATCTTATTATAATAAGGAATATATACATTCTCATACAGAACTTTTGTATTGATTCCATATATACTTGACGTACTGTTTGAAGAAATTCCTTGTTGTACCATCATATCAATACAAGACTGACAACACTTTTGGAATATTTGTAATGTATTTAAACAATATTTTTTCAACTGTGATTTAAAAACAGTCATATCTTGTTTGAATAATCCTACGATATCATAGTAATTTTCATCTGAACGAGCAAGAATAGAATCTATACGTTGTTTTACATATGATTCATAGTTTTCATTGATGCTAATTGATACAAATTGAGAAGTGAATTTATCATCTTTATCAGCATAATTCTCTAAGTTAAACTTACCCTTCCATACATTATTAGACAATGTAGTGTTTGTAACTGTAACTTTGAAAACACCTTTGACAATAGATTGTGCCAACATAACCATAATATTATCAGCAGTAGACACAGAAAGATTTTTAAGAGAAGTAGTAGAAGCAGAAGATGGGAGATTAGCCATCAAATATTCGCCTTGTGATTTTGCGTTATTATCTGGTTTATCGACTGGTGGCATTAACTTATTTCTTAAAAGTTGTACCATATCAATTGTATCAAAATAAATACGCATCAACTTTGGATATCCAACAATAGGATTCTTAATCTCTGTATCTTTTAAATTTTCTTCATAAGTTTTATATTTATTTACAAGGACATTATAACTTGTCACGAAAGAATCATTTATAATAAAATTATAATCAGATTGATACTTTTCATATAAAGCATCGTAAGACTTTAATTTTTCTTGTAATTCTGGTGACATTTCTTCTCTTGTTTCATCGGGGAAGTAGTAGATATAATCTGTCCCGTTAGGATTACATGAACGAATAGCAGCGGTCATTAAATCATCACCTGCTTCAAGTTTCATGCAGTTCTTTACAGAATCAGTATCAACAGAATATGTAATCTCATCAGCAAGATTATCCCTTGAGATAAATACATTTGTGTACTCTCCATATCCTAATATGATATTCGTGCTCCCACATTTCGGACATTTATGAACAAATGTATCTCTATTCCCACAATCTACACAATTTGCTTCCAAATCATATACAGAAATTGTTCTTTCTGGTTTTCCATTTTCATCAGAACCACATCCAAATATAAATAAACAATCAAGTTCTTCTGAAACTTCTTGGAGTGCATCATAAATAGATGTATCATCAAATGTAAAAGTTCTCTGTAAATTCATCAAACTTTTATCAATGTGCTTAACTTTATAATGCGGTGCTTTATCTGTAAGCAATCTATCCATCAATGAAGCTTCTGGATGATCTGGATTATAAAATGTTGTGGGTATTTTATAGTCTTCTCTAGCGATATCTGTTTCAGTATTAATCTCAATTCCATATAACATAATTTGAGATAATTCGGCTTCGCCTAAAGTCTTACCAGAAATATTCTTAATATTTTCATCTTCTTCATTTACTTCTACGGTAATTTCATACCACATATCCCACTCAGGAATCCAAACTAATTTAAAATCTTTGATATCATTCCAACATTTAATGATGTTGTCATTCATTTTCTTATGTGCAGCAAATGTAATATCTGACGCTTCTTTCATGGAATGTTTTGCAACAATATTATCCACGTTTACAATATTGCCAAGTTTATCTCCATTTTTCTTAGCGAGAACAAAACTAATATCCTCTACGTTGCCAGAGGTGTCCATTCTTAATTTATGTACGTTCATTCTTAAAGTCCAACTCCTTTCGCAACAGGATAGTATTTAATTGTAATTTCACATGGGATATTTACAGAAATGATATTTTTATTATTTGTATAAGAGTTTGCAATTCTAAAGAATACAAAATTAAAATCATTATATAATTTATGAGATGAGAGAGAAGTAGATATGTTTAAATTCTCATCAACAGAAATAACTTCATTTATAGAACAATTCTTAATTATAGTTGTACGATTTTCAACAGAATTTGTAATTTTTAAATCCCCACTTAAAAGGCATTTAATCTGTATATCAGGATAAATATAGCCTATATCATCTGATTCATCTATGATAGTGAATTGTTCATTTGCCTTAAATGTATGTGTGATTGTTTTACAATCCTGTGTTGCAAATGGTTTACCCATAGTAAATGTCAATTCAAAGCCAATTACTTGTCCACAAAATTCAATTGTTTCAATATTAAAACTTCCTTTAAATAGCATAGTTTGATTTTCAGATGTAATTATTTTTAAAATGTGAAACCCATCGTTTCTATTAAGCCATCTATACACAAAACGTTGTTCATCAGTGGTGAAATATTTGTTTCCACGATTTAATTGCATATAAGGATCTTTACAAATTTGAAAAGTAAATTCACCTGCTTCGTCATATCCAGAATTAACTAGGATAAATTCTTTTCCATTTTTCATAGATGTTACGTCAAAATTTATCTTAGAACCATAATCCACTGTTTCATCATCACTTGAATCAAATGAACAAACTACAATTCCTTTGCTTGAAGCTAAAGTTCCATCATATTCAAAATCTAATGCTTTCATACTTCACCACCTTTACCATTTATTTTCTATTTATCTAACAAGCCATCTGGCAAGTTTATATTTCCATGTATCGCCTTTATTAATTGCAAGTGTAATTTCTTTCATCAATTTTACATCTTGAATAAGTAATTCATACTGTGTTTTAACTTTCACAGTTTCAATAAAAAGTTCATTCCACTGATGTTTGAGATCATTAAGATATTTTTTGTCCATATCGGATATTTGAACAGATTCATTCTGTTCTATATCTTTTACTTTTTCTTGCAATTTTTGAATCTTATTTTGTTGTTGTTTTGCAATATCTTGTTTTATACTTTTATCAAGTAAATCTTGTACAGTTTTATCTGACATTTAATTCCCTCTTTCTATATAAAAAAGAGACTACCAATCATAGATAGTCTCTTAATTGTAAAATTTGTCGAATTATAATTGACACAAATATATTCATTTTATATAATATACTGTAAGACAGATTCCACGTTCTAATTCTAAAGGCTAGTTGGGATGGTTGTTAGCGGTCTGAGTCACGTCAGAACAGTGATGTTCTGTTTATATAGATATCCTCATGACTTCATGTTGGAAATAACTTACAAAGGAGGATATAGTGTGATTCTTGATACTATGTATAAAATAGGAATCCAAATCATAAGCGGTGTTATTGCTGGTTGTGTACTGGATTTTCTAAGATATTATAGATGCAAAAACGACCGCCATAATCCAAATAGCGATCGTTAATGCGTTGAATAATTAAATTTATTTAGCCTTTAACCTTCCAAAGTTTGGCTCAAACCGTCTAACGGAATCTGTCTTTTTCTTATATTCGTTATCTTACAACAAATTTAAATCGTTGTAAAGAGTTTCTGGTCAATTTCTTATATTATATATTTATATGTCAATTTTTAATGAGAACTACTCCGATGAAAGAGTAGTTCCCTAAAATTAAACTCTATACTTATATTTGGCTAATGAACTTCCACCTCTGATTCGATCAATCGTCATTGCTTTAATAGCTTTCTCAATGTCCTTGTTTGTTGTGAGTTCATGTAATAAATCATTTGCATTTTGTACATTAGGCATATTACACTGAATTGTAACACCACCAACATCTACACTACTAGAATTATCAACATTCTTCACACCAAACTTTTCGCCATCACTATAATCACTCAAGAATGAACCAGGATTACCCATGAAGTCCCATAAGTTCTTAGTCATATCTGCATTTAACACAGACACATCTCTACTTAATGGAGTCAGAATACTACCGTCATTTCTGACAATAGCTTCTTCACCCTGTTCCTGTGTCCAAGCTAACTGGTCATTCGGAACTCTCATGATACCAGAAGCATAGCCTTTCAACTGATTGAGTTTTACCCAACCAAGTTCAGTACCATCTGTGGCATCAATAGCGTATGGATATTTAGAACCCTTATTGATTCGTGTAATCTTAACTTTTTTGCCAAGATAATAATTACCGCTACCATGACCACCATCAGAATCACCATAATATCTACCAGAAACATAAGTAACTTTATCGCCTACTTCGGCTTTACCGTTACCCGTCTTCTTATTGTCATTCTTATTTGGCTTTTTCTTTGGTTCATCAGGATCAACCAACACAGCGTCCCTAATGGATTCATCATCACTAACTTTTGGTGGATCTGGTGTTGGATTTCCTTCTGCAACATTATCTTTATCTGGTTTTTGTTCTACTTCTTCAAGAACTCCTTCTGTTTTAGTAGGTTGCTGTAACATCTGATCTGCTTTAGCAACTAATTTTGTTGCCATCGTATCAATAGCATCAATCATAGATTTCTGTCGTTCATGGATATTTCCAATAGCAGTTGTAACACCTGTAAATCTGGTTTCAAACTTACCATCATATAGAGAAAGAGCCTGACTCTGACTTGTCCAGATGGTCTGCATCTCACCAGATAATGTATATCCAACATTCTTAGATTCTGTCTGTAATGTCTGAGAAATATTAGATGAATTACTATTAATACTTGCGATAGCATCAGAAATCAGTACGTCAACATTATCCATTCTGTCATCAAGAGCTTTCTTGTAGTCCTGCTTGAGTTCATCAAGAAGTTTCTTCTGGTCAGAAATATATTTGTCATACTGAGTTTCTTCCATATCATCCTGTGCAGATTTCAAATCCTCTTTGAGTTTTTGAAGTTTGGCTTTATTCTCTTCGGAATTATCACCTTGCAGAGAAGATAACTGTTTCTGTAAAGAAGCAATCTTTTCTGACTGTTCACCAATCTTTTTTCTGTACTCGTATAACCATGTGTTACTATATTAAATAAATAAAAAATTGTTCAAGTTATTTTCAATGCTTTCATTATAAGGAATGCATAATAATGGTATATTATTATCTTCGCAATATTTCTTTTTGATATTATCGTTTTTCACTCTCTTTTTAAATCCTTCTTCGCCATTAAAAAATGGAATTGATTCATAATGCTGTTTTCCTTGGAATTCTATACATGCATTATAATCATATAAATAAAAATCAAACGGAAGTTCTTTGATATTTTTGCAATCAACAAATTTATGTTGTGTATGATATGAAATATTATGTGTATTTAACCATTTAGCTATTTCTCTTTCACCTTTAGATTGATGACATTTAGGACATCCCGTATTTCCACCTAAAATACTATATGGAATTACATTCCATTCAAATCCATCTTTTTTACATCTATGTAAAACAGGAGTTGTCATATTAATATATGTCCCAATTAACTCTATATCAGGATTTGTTTTTGCTAATTCTTTAATATACATTTCTTGGTTACGTACTACTGGTCTATTGTCGCATTTTGGGCATGATGGACGAGCAAGAAAATTTGCTGGTGTAGTATACCATTCATATTCATCTTTTTTGCATTTGAACCAAAGATGCGTATACATATTTTGATATTCTCCTAAAATAATCATATTTGGATTTAAATTATATACTCGTTTTTCAAATTCTTCGTGAGTAATCTTATTCGCATTTCCCGCTTTCTCATTTCCGCATAAAGGGCATCCATGTCCTTGCAAAACATTACTTGGAGATACCTTCCATTCTATATTATGTTTTAAACATTTATGTAAAATAGGAGTTTGTACATTAGAATAATGTTCGAGAGGAATTATAGAATTAGTGACTTCTTTTAGTTCTGAAATATATTGTGCGTCACTTCTTGTACGATTTTTTTTGAATTTTTCTGTTCTACATAATGGGCATCCAACACCTTGTAATGCTCTTGATGGAGTAGTTTCCCAGTTAACATCATGTTTTAAACAATGATGAACGCTTTTGGTATTAGCGTCTATATAATCTCCAATAATTTCAACATTAGGATTTTTAATTGAGAGTTCTTGCTTATATTCTTCCAAAGTTTTCTTTCTTCTAATAAAATCACATCCTTTTTTATTTATTTGAACAATTTTTATTTATAAAGGTTCGTTAAACCCTATAGATTACTTTTAAAGTAATTTTCTTTGACTTTCATCAAAGTGCAGACCATATTATTCATCATGCTTACTAAATTAAAAGTAAGTTTAGATGCTCTCTATTTCGTTCCACTTAGAACTACGAGCATTCCAGCTCTGGTCGTTGAGCCTTCCTCTTTTTGAGGCTTGGTTGCTGATTTTCTATTTTAAGTAAAATAAAAACACCTAGAACAAACTAGATGTCTTACTTCAATACTTAGGCTTTCACCATATATCATCTATTTAATTTTTTCTATTTTCATAACATTCACGTTTATGCTTATTTCATCATTACGTTGTAGTCTAAATAGCTTTAAGAATTTTCAGCAGTTAAGAGAGATACACTATAAACTTTCGTAATATAGCGGACTATGTTACTAATCTTTTTCACTGTCGAGTACATCAAGATATTTGTCAATCAAATCATCCAAAGCATCCAACTGTTTATCAATACCGTCCTGAATCAAATCTTTGATAGAGTCTTTTTCATCTTCAGCAGATAAGATGGCTTGTTGCTGTGCGTCAATCAGTTCATTCTTACGGTCAATGAGTTTCTGATTGTTAGGATCATTCGCAAGTTCCTCGCTGATTTTCAACATTTCTTCCTTATATTTATCTGCTTGCGCCATATAAGTGTTATAGTTGACACCATGTAATCCCATAGTGGCAAGACCTTGTTCTGTCATATTGCCATCTTTGTCATACATATCCTTATGGCTCATAAGGTCAATAAGGAAATCTGACTCACTGGTAATACGACCGATGGCTTCCTGCAACTGGTCAAACTGTTCCCATTTAAGATCACGAATAGATGCTTGGAATTCAACCACTTTGTTTTGTGCTTCTTTAAGGCTGATCGCAACTTGGTCAATCTCATTCTGCATCTCATAGTATTCTTCCGTACCTTCTTTGATTCCACTATTTGGATCTGCTACTAAATTCGCAAAGTTACGTTTCATTGCAATATACTTTTGAGACAGATTGTCAACAATTTTCTGTTGCTGTCCAATCTCTGCTTCGTAGAATTTCGTACTCAGATTGTAACCCTGTGTCTGCATCCTATCCATGTATGCTTCATACATAGAGTTCCTGTTTTCCCATTGAGAAGTAAAGGAATCATAATAGTTTGCAATATTCTCAAGTTTCTTCTTTGCATTTTCTACGATAGACTGTGCGTATTCTGCCTGAGATTGTGCCGCTTCGCTTGTTGCTTTATCCAAAGCTTCCTGTTCAATACGAAGTTTCTTGCTTAAATCCGCAGATTTCTTGACTTTTTCATTATAATCTTGAATCCATTTCAGCACTTTAGGATCAGTGATACCTTTTGTGCTTACTGTTTTACCTGCCTTTAATGCCTTTTGTTGAGTTTTATTCAACTTAGACATAGCAGATTTATTGTTCAGAATTTTATTCTGAGATTTCGTTTTATTAGCATCAGCAGTATCATAGTTGCTTTTTGCTTTCATATAGCTATCACGAGTCTCTTTTAAAGCTGTCTGACGCTGTTTGTTCTGTTCCTTGAGATTCTTAGTTTCCTGTGTAAGAAGCATATTCTGGTATACATATGATTTCTTACCTTTTGTTGTCGCAAGAATCTGCTGTTCCTTGGTAGAACCTGCATATAACTTCTCTTTATTCTTCTGAGCCTTAGTCAGATTATCAAGGGCTTTTTCGTCTGCTTTCTTAGCGTTGTCATATACTTTCTGTGCAGAAGCTTTCTCTTTTGCATCAGTGTTATATGCAACTGCGGCAGATTTTAATACGCCTGACATTCCAGAAGTCTTAACAGTTTTACCTGCCTTAACCTTGGAAGCAATAGTATTACCTTGTTTTAAAGAACTGTTATATGATTTCGCATATTTTAGTGCAGAACCTTTCAGTCCTTTCAAATTTACTGGTTTACCTTCACGGACTGCCTGTGCAATTGCATTATAAGTAGCTTTATCGGTACTAGACTTTGCGGCATTTTTCAATTTCTTGCCTATGGATTTTGTCTGTTTCTCACTTGTCTTGATAAGCGTATTCCCTGTAGACTCTGCATCAGCCGTAGCAGATTTTAAATCCCTGCTTGCTTTAGCACGAGTTTTCTTGGTGACATTTCTGGCAGTTTCAGCCTTATCAAGCTTCTTCTGTGCATTGCCAAGACCAGGATTGTCAACTTTAATCTGATTCTGCATTGCTGCGATTGCAGATCCACCCAATGAAACAGTATCAGAAACAGCATTGAGAGATTCAAGTTTAGTCTTTAATCTGTCAATTTTTTTCTCTGCCTTTTCTGTAGGCATATTTACGATTGTTTCATATAATTCCAGAAGTTTGTTGTTTAACTCCTGTACTGTGTCTTTACAATCTTGCGCTGAGTTGTAAAATTCTTGAAATTGCTTAATATCTTTTGCTAACTGTTTACCAGAGTCAGAAGATGTGTCAATTTCCTCAATTGAGAATGTACCATTGATTACCTTATTCTTATAGTCGTCACTAATATCAACAGAATTAGCTTTATTCATATAAGCAGTATAACCCTGTTCATTCGCCTTGAGTTCTTTTTCAACTGCTTTGACCTGCCTCTTGAGAAGTACAGTTTTAAAAGCGGAAGATATGTAGTCCGTAATCTGATTAGAGATGCGTTCTACTGCTTTGGAGAATTTCTTAAGTTTTGTCTCTACCCAGTTAAAAGTTTCTGTGGAATCAGACTTTGCTTTTGTATTTTTCTCTGTTTCATCTGTATTTCTGGCAACTGCACCAGAATTGGCGTTATAAGATTGTTGAGATGATGAGCCACCACTGGATGAAACCGATGTTTTATTGGTGTACGGTTGGTCTTGTGAGAATTTAAAACTTCCTAACCCAAAAGCATTTGAAAGTGAAATATCACTCAGACTTCCTTGAGCATATGCTCTAGCATGACCAGAAGTAGCACCATATTTTAATAAATCCTGTGTCTGTTTAGCGGAAAAGATAATATCATCTTTTTTCACATTTTCAAAATGTGCTCCACCAGGAATAAGTGACCATACTCCATCACGCACCCTTGATTCCATTCCAAGTTCATTCATTAATGCAACTTGATCGTGGTCTACAGATATTTTCCCATTTGCATATGCAGGTGAAAAATCAAAATTATCAAGACTACCAAAAGCATACGCTCTTGTACGACTAATAGATGTCATTGTACCTGTTGCTTGAGCACCTTTGCCTTTAATATTATTTGTAATATTATTGGTAACATGATTTGATGTAATAGTAACAGTCTTACTATGAACACCAGCTATAGCACTAACTAAAGCATTAACTGCATCTGTACCACTTACATTTGCTGTAACGTCTACAGATTTACTATTTACACGCTGAATAGCAGAGTATAAAGCATTGGTTTCTGGCGTACCATTGACGTTTGCCGTTACATCAACAGATTTATTATGTAATTTATTAAGAGCTGCGTCTAATGCTGTAATTTGTGGCAATCCATTTACAGTTGCCGTAACCGTAACATCTTTGTTCTTATTAGTAATAGCTTCAAATTGGCTATCCTCTAATTTAACAGTAAGAGGTACTGTTATTTCACCATTCTGAATGGATTGCAATTCTGCTCTAGCTGCATCAACTTGAGAAGTATCAATGTTAAGAGTAGTAGATAAATCCTCATCAGTCATGTTAAGAAGAGAACTAATATCTGCTCCTTGTGCTAATGTAGCATTCACCTTAACCTCAACATCTTTATCTTGCAAATAGGAAAGTGCTTCTTGATAACCAGAATCATCTAACTCAAATTTTGCTCTGAATGTAGCTTCATCATTCTGAGCCATATCCAATAACTCTGATGGAGTTTGTCCATCAGTATCAAGAGCAACTTTAATCTTATAGTCTGTCTCCGTCTTAGAGATTAAATCATCTAATTCCGCAGATGCTTCTGGATTTACTTCTGCATCAATTTCCGCTTTCAACCCATTTAACTCATCAATCTTAGATTTTAATTCATCTGCCGACATATCAGCAGTATCAAAGTCTAATTCAATATCAGAGCTAATATCACCAGAAGACTGTAAATCTTTAAGAGATTGTACCTTTTCAGAAGTTGTATCAGCAGTTTCGCCTGCTTTTTCAATATCTGAATCATCTACCTCTGGTTTGATAACACCCATTGCTTCAAGAACTTGACCTAATTGGGATGCTTCATCTTCGCTAAGTCCAAGAGATTGACAAATTGTATCTAACGCTTGTTCCGCAGGTTTTAATTCATCACTGTCATAAGCACCATCAAATAGGTCGATGCCTTTAACCTGATCAGAAGTAAATCCTTTCAATGTTTCCATTGCGTCAGAAACTTCTTCCTGCCCTTTTTGAATTTTTGATACAGTACTATCAAATACTTCTTCTGTAGCAGAATCATCAAACTCAGGTTTAACAGGATTATCAATAGTTGCATTTTTCAACGCTTCTTGATATGCAACAGCAGCTTGCGCAGCTTTTTGACGCATATCATCTAAATCAAATCCATATGTATCAGCATACCCTTGCATTTGTTGGTCAAGATAATTTGCAACACCCATAGCGTTATCTTCACCACCAAATTTCTCAGGATTAGCAAGAACTTCTTTCTTGTAATCATCCATTAATTTAATGGCTTCTTTTGCCGTTTGTTGTTGCTTATTATACTCATCCGCTTGATGTTCAATATAATATTGCATATTATCAGATAAATCTTCAATATCTTGACTATATGCTTTTACTTCATCTCTTTGTGCTTGAATCCTAACATCACTATATTCTGATGGATTTTCTTCCATCTCTTTTAGTTTTGCTTTGGAATCTGCCAATTTCGTATAAGCATCACCAAGTTTTAATACACCGTCTTGAACATCATCAACGGTATTATCATGAAGTCCGTAGTCTTGCATTTTCCCAAATGCTGCACTAGCAACATCTGTACCAGTAGCGAGAGCTTCGGCTGCTTCGGCTGCATTATGAGCCTTAATTGTCCACTCGCCAGTTTGCTGATTAAATTCTGCTAAATCATGTGATTTAAGGTCATTAAGGAAGTTCTTAACACCCTCATCACCTTCTTTCAAATATCTATTTGCTTTAGCGTAGTTCTCAGCAAAATCCGCAGGATCAGTAGCACCAGTAGGAGAAATCATGGCAGCAAAAGACTTAAATGAATCTGTACCTGTCAATCCATCTTGAAAATCTTTATATGCTTGTTCAAGTCCACTAACAATATTATTGTATGGTGTACCTGCTGTCTCTTTGGAACTATTCAGTACCCATTGATTATAGTCGGAAAACATATCCTTCATTTGCTGATATTGAGCATTATACTGAGATTGTGCCTGTTCAATACCTGCTATATCAGACAAGATTTGTTTCTGCTTATCTCTAGCTGAATTTTTCTCATCTTCTGATTTTGTAACATCATCAATGATTTTTTGCTGTTCTTGATAAGCTTCATTTTGAAGCCTGATGGACTTAGCAAAATCTTCAACTTTCATATCACGCTGTTTCTTGATAAGAGTTTTTACAGCGTCAGAGTTCATTGTCACGCCTTCTGCTGTATCTCTAAAAATACCATCAAGACTTGCATCTTTGAATGCATCATTCTCACTAACTAACGATGAAAGCGCAGTTTTAACCGCTGTTATGGAATCTGCTGTCATTCCTGTGTTTGACATAGATTCTGACATTGCAGTTGAGAGAGAGGAGTATGCAGTAGTAGTATCGGTTACTACTTGTTTCATATTCTCAAGAGTGAGACGAGATGTGTCTTGGACATTTTGAATCTGAGCAACCATTTGTTCAAATGATTGTCCATCATATTGTGTATCGGACAGCATTGTACCAAGAGTTTCTAAATCCGCAATACTTAAATCTCTTGATTTAATACCTGTTGTATCGTTCCATCTTTCGGCAACTTTTGTTTGAATATCATGAAGATTTTGCCATTGATCTGCAATACCAGATGCTTGCCGCATTTGTTCACGTGAAAAACTTTTACTTTTTTCACTAGCTTTATCAAGAGTTTCATCTGCTTCTTTTTGCCACGAATCAAATGATTGTTTAGAACTATCATCATTTATTGTAAATACATCATTTAATGCATCTTGAATGTCTTTATTTTGCAGTTCTTTTACAGCGGATTGACTCCAAGATTTTAATTTACTAATTGCTTTATCACCAGTAAACCCATTTTTCTCTAAATCTTCATATGAAAAAGAATTTATTAATGATGTAAGTTCACTGTCTATACTTGGAACATCATCTAATAAATTTTGATAAGCTCGTTGTTCTTGAAAGAATGCAGGAATATAACTTTTTAATTCATCAGCAGAGTTTTCGCGTTGATTTCTTAAAGATTCTTGTGATCCAATAATAGTATTAAGGAAATCATTAGTATCGCTATTAGCTTTAAGTTTCCCTTGTGAGTCGTTTAATTCATTTATTAATTTACCGAAGTCTTTTACACTAACTCCTGCATTATCAAGTGCGTCTACGAAATTACCATCATCTAACCATTGGTTTAAATCTAAAAATTTGTTACCACCTTTGCTTTTAAAAGCGTTTTCATATGCAGATTGGAATTTTTCCAATGATTGTAGCTGTTGGTCTGTACCTGCTTCCTCCCAAAACCAATTTTTATCTTGGTTAACTTCCGCATTTAATTTGTCGATTACATCTTTAGCATTTTTAACACTTTCAGTATATTGATTGACTTTTTGTGTTTTAAGAGTAGCTTTTAATGTATCAACATCTGTTGCAGCTTTAATAATCGGTTTTCCTAGTGAATCATATCCTGATACCAATTCTGGAAATTGTGTTGCAATCTGAGATGCCAATTCTTGATATTCAGCATATTCTTCATTTGTTAATCCAAGATTTGTTCCTAAAGAACTCACGCCTTTTGAAAGAGTAGTATATTTTTCGCCATTTGTTTCAATCCAGGAAGAGGATTGAGCCATCTGCTCATTTATATCTTTATAATTCTGGATTACTTCATCGCCAGATTCAATTGCACGTTCTTGTTTATTAGATACATAGTCAAATGCTGTGGCAATACCTTGAATTGCGGCAGAAACAGCAAGATTAGCCCCAATGTTAATTGCTGATGCCTTAAATACTGAACCAACATCTTTTAATCCAGTTTTAAACGCATCCCATTTGCTTGTAACAACAGGAACTGTTCCACCTTGGCGTTGAATTGCCGCCGTTAAATTTTCAGTACTTGAAAGTGCTGCCTTATCAACATTATTCTTTTGATCTAATTCGTGAATATAATTACCAATATAAGCACCATATGTTCTTTTAAAATCATTTGATGCATTTGCATCTCTCAGAACAGCATCAACATTAGGAGCATTTCCTGCTCTGTATTGAGAAGCCATCAAACCCGACACTGTTTTAAGCGTATTATTCGTTGCAATTTTATTTTGCATATTAGCAATTGATTGAGCTACCTACGATTTTTATATACTTGGGATGTATATTGTGCTATAATGCATAAATGAAATTACTATAAACAAAGTGAGAGATAGTTGTATGGGAGTTATAATATTTTTAATTATTTTATTCGTATTGAAATTACTAGCGGATGGATCATTGGATTTTATTTATCCTATTATAATGGGTATATTAGCCATTATTTGTCCAATAGTGAGTTGTATATTACTTTATGATGGTGGACGTGAAATATTATTATCGTGCGCATTCCTGATTTTGATTACAATAGCAGAATTTATAACAGTAATATTTTTATCATCTAAATTTATTCTTACATCGAATGCTAAAAAGAATAGAAGAGTAATTGGATATATTCTAATTATTACCTCTGTATTGTGTATTTTACTAATTATGATTCGTTGTTTAATGATACTATTATAAACGAAGGAGATTTACATATGATACCAGAATATATACAAAACATTATTTTAAGATATGACAAAGAGGTTTGCAATGAAATATCTGCCATAAATCTTGCTATTGAAAGAATAAAAGATTCTCTCAAAGTAATAAATGAAGTTATCTCGTCAGATTTATTTTCATATATGAAAAGCGATAAAATTTTTGATAAGGAAAAAGAAAATCAATTACTACAAGATGCTCAAACTTTAAGAGAATTTATATCTTCAATTGATAATATTCATGAGTCTAAAGTAGTTAAAAAATCTCAGATGATAACTTTCCATAAAAACTTATCTATACAAGACATCATCGTGTTAAAAACTACTCAAAAATGTAAACATGAAAGCCATGAGATGCAAGATGTAATAGCTAAAATTCCTGTTTTATATGATACGTGTGATGTTCAATGCTTAGATGTTCAATTGGCATATTGTAAAACATGTGGTAAATATTATATGTTGAAATCTGATTTTGACATGATTAGTGGAATAATATTATGCCAAGTTGTCGATCAAACAACTAACAGCACAAATAGCCAGGATGATAATTTTATAGCATTACAAAAACAATCTGTTCTTTATCGGTGCGGATATACAGTAAGCAGTCAAAGAAAATTATCAGCAGAAGCTAGACGTATTATTCTTTGCTCAGTAATTGAATCTCGTTTAATGACAAAATTGGAAATTAAAGATCACCTTAATATGCTTATTGAACGTGGAAGTAAAATTCCATCGTGGGAGAACGCAGTTGTAAAATGGAAGTTTGATAAAAAATTTATAAATGATTATCAACAAGAAAATGTTCCGCAAATTGTATACGAAAAGATTGTATTAAAATATAAAAAATAAAAATTGTGGTTATAAATAGGAACATTATTTGTAGGTGTTTGTTAGGCAATAAAAGTGGTGACTAAGTTTAACTTAGTCACCATAAATTATGTTTATATATTGTCGTTGTAAGTCTTCGAGCCTAGAAGATTATATAAAATGAAAGAGCCTAGCCAAATCTACTAGACTCTTTCGCAATTAAGTTTTGTTGCCAATTAGGTTTTACTTCCAATTATCTTTAAAGCTCAATTAAGTTTTAAATCAATTATCTGTAATTGATACTATATCATATCACAATATGATTGTCAACTATTAATTATAAAATTCTTTTCATTTTCCCTTTTGATGATATTTTCATCTTCCATTTTGGAAATTATATCTTGAATAAATTGCTTTGGTAAAAATAATTTTTCACATAATCCATCTCTAAGCCAATTATATCCAAGTTGTTTTCCATTATTTTTCGGATCATTATGCCAGTCAATAATAAATTGTTTGACCGAATTATACCAGTATTCAAGGTTTAACCTTTCTGAATCTATTTTAAATAATTTGATTAAATCACAAGAAAAGTCACAATATGAATTAAAATGAGTGGTTTGTGACACATTTGAACTTGTATAATATAAATGAATTTTTTTACCTTTATATTTTAATCTACTCATAACTGGTATCATATCACTATCAGAAGTCACAATAACATATGTATCTATATTAGATTCTCTATGAGTCATTTCAATAGCATCCATACTTAATTCAATATCTGATGCATTTTTCCTATATTTATCATCTTTATTATTTCCATAAACATTTCTAATCTGTACACGTTGTTCCTGTAAATTCCTTAAACTTACATCTACTTGTTCAAAATCTGCATATGCTCTAAAAGTTCTTATTCTATCTTTCCCGTACATTATATTTATAAATTTACAAAAGTTATATTCATCACTAGAAACATTTATACCATATTTTTTCATACTATGATATAAATTAACTTGTTGTGCTAGATAAAATAAAATATAAAGAAACTTCAACAAAATATGCTATCCTTTTTGTAGGGAATACAACGAAAGGAGGCATCATTATGTTGAAGTTCCAAGATAATAATACCACTGTTATTGCAACTTTTGAAGACTTTATTTTAACTGCTTACGTTATTATTGACGAATTGTATCATCAGTTTGCACCTCCAGAAGTTACCAGACGACGGCATATCCTGAATGCAAAATTATCTGACTCAGAAATCATTACTATCAGTCTCTGCGGAGAATTGGCAGGCGTTGATTCTGAGAATGCATGGTTTTCTTTTGTGAAACGAAACTACAGGCATCTTTTTCCGCAGCTTTGCAGCAGAAGTCGTTTTAACAGAACGAGACGCGCCCTGATGCAGACAACAGAATTGTTACGACAAAAAATGATTTCCGTATTCCCAATTCCAGTCAGTTCCTATTACATCGTCGATAGTTTTCCACTTGCAGTCTGTAAATTTGGACGTGCACGATATTGTAAAGCATTTCGTGGCCATGGTGCTGATTATGGAAAATGTCCTTCCAAAAAAGAAACCTATTATGGATATAAAGTACATGCATTAATTACATTAGAAGGATACATTGCATCATTTGAGATCACACCGGCATCTACAGATGATCGTGAAGGATTACGTGATCTGGCAGACCATTGGTCTAATGTTACAATTTTAGCGGATAAAGGCTATGTTGGAAAAAACATGAAACAGGAAATGCAGGAAAAAAATATCTGTCTTTTTGCTCTGAAACGTTCCAACAGTAAGGAAAATTGGCCGAAATCCGTACGTCAGTTAATATTCAAACTGAGAAGGCGGGTAGAAACCGTATTCTCTCAATTGAGTGGTCAGTTAAATGCAGAAAGAGTGTTAGCCAAAAGCTTTCAGGGGTTATGTACCCGTCTGGTTAATAAAGTACTGGCATACAATCTCTGTATTGCATTGAATAGTATTTTCGGTGAAACCTGTGAACTTGGAAAAATCAAAAAATTGATATTCTAAAAATTTTATTTTTTAATATCTGTAAGGATTCTTTGCGGTTTTACAGGTTTTCACATAATCTATTTGAAGTAGCACAATAGGTTAAATTATCATAATCTACTAAAATACATACATTTGTACATTTTCTAACTACATCTTTTACTGAATCTAATTCATTGCTATCAAAAATATCCCCATTCATTAAAATATTTCCCTCTTTCGTATAATTATTTGGTAAAATTTACCATAACACTATTATACGACAGAGTACGACAATCTACAATTCAGAACATATATTCTAAATCTACGATTATGCTAATAATCATGTTGATTATGCAATTTAAAAATGTTTCATCATTCATATGATATAATATTTCCTATAATATTAATAGGAGAGTGATATAAGTATGTATGAGAAAATATGCAAAATTTTAATTTATATATGTATGATTATTGCGTTACTTTGTTTAATTGGAACGACGTATATTACATACAAATATTAATTTTGGTTGTATCATTAATTCTATATTTGCAATATTTATATATGTCGATACAACCATATATAAATAATTCCCAACTGCTGATGGAAGAGTAGTATATAGAAACTATCCCTGAATTTATCGGGCATCCATCTTCCCTATCGCTAGAGTGCATTTTTATGATTCTATATAGAACCATACTTTCGTTACGCTCGTTGAGGTCGGCATCCATTATAATGAAGCCCTACCTGCGGATTACTTCGTAGTTTGGATTGTTACTATACCGCATCCTTTCGGATTTGCCACTTATATCTATTAAATATAAGTTTAGTACCAAACTCATGTGACATAGCCTTTTGAACTATGAAAGTTTCCCGTTCTGAAATTCAATACAGAAGAGTAGCGCATTACCGCTAACTCCATTTTAGAAAGTCACCAGAGAGTCCTTGCTTATAAATAAGCTCGTACACATTACTGCTAAACTCTCAAGCGGCATAAGTCATTTTGAAAAATGCATGGGGCGAATCCCATGTACTCTTACCGCTGTTGTTTTTACCTTGAAAAATACCTAATCCAAGTGCCATAACATTAGGCAAATTAACAAGCTTGCTATCTGATTTTGCAAGTTTTGTCATTACACCTAAAGCTTTTGTACCAGTATCTACAATACCTTTAAACATATCGGAACTAATTGCACTGGTAGAAAAATCTTGAAATTGTGCCTTCAAATGAGAGAGAGAAGCTTCAATACCTTTATTCCAAGATTCAAGTTCTCTTTCACCTGATCCATCTGCATCATTTAATGCAGTTTGAAGAGATTTTCGAGCAACGTCAAAATTGGTCATGAGGGAGGAAACAATATTACCCTGGCGTTTGCCCGCTATAAGTTCTGTTAAACTTCATTATTTCTTTATACGATTCGCAACATCGTATGTGTTATTAAAATTTTATAATTATATTTCTTTTATAATGTTTAATTCTACAAATTTGTCAAATAAAAAAGAATCAACGTTTTCAAATTCTGTATAAGGAATACGAATCAAATTAATTCCATTTTTATTGCAATACTCATTTTTCATTGCATCATGTTTTTGTGTATATTTTAATTTTTCTATAGCATCTTCTTTGGTTTGAGATCCATGTGAAACAGGATAAAAATGTTGTTCTCCATCATATTCAACAATAGTATTAAAATCTGTTAAATAACAATCAAACGGTAAAACATTTTTATCTTTACAATCATCAAATGTCTTACCTCTTTCTATTTTATATCCCCAGGATTCGATTAAAGCACAAACATATTCTTCTTTATATGTTACTCTAGTTTTGCTACAACAATTTAGTCTAGTCATTACGTTAGCCCATGTTGATTCAAATTCATAATTATGCTCATTACATCTGAATTTAGTTTTAGAAGATGAGTTTATATATTCTCCAATAATATCGACTTGTGGATGGACATTATGTAGCAACTCTGTTGCTTTTTCAAATGAATAAGCAAAAACTTCTCTTTTTCTTTCTAATAAGCATTCATCGCAACCACTAACTTCATTTTCTTCACGAAGCATTACGGATAAAGTCTTTTTAAATTCTTTTTTATGCTTTTCACAAAACCAAATTGAATTAGAATTATGAATACCTAAATATTTTACTACTTTAATATGATCAAATTTTTTATTAATCCTGCTTTGGACTTCTTCATCTGTCATGAAATGTTGTTCACTTAATTTTTCCGCACCACAGTATTTACATCCTTCACCTTTTAAAATATCTTGCATTGATTTATATGTTTCTTCATTATGTTTTAAGCATAAACATTTCATTGAAGTTGTCATGTTTGTATATGGTTCTAATAATTTTATATTTGGATTAACTTCTTCTTTTTTCTTCATTACATACCATTCTGGGAGTGGCAATCCATTGCAATAAGCGCATCCATCTTTTGCTTTATTTAAAACAAACCATCTATATTTTGTTTGTATACCAAGTTCTTTATGTTTATCACAAGTATATAAAATCATTAATTTCCCATTAATTCTTTTTGTGGTAATATAATTTAATCCCATTGATTCGATTTTTTTCTTATCGGACTCATAATCAATTTCAATCTTTCTACTTGATTCGGTTTTCTCACGTCCGCAATAATAGCATCCCCTATTATTATAATACAAATGAGCAAAATCAATAGTTTGTTCTCCTTTATCTTCGTGTTTTGGACAAATATATCTTAACTTTGATTTCGTATTTACATATTCATTTTCTGATGAAAGTAATTTGTATCCATGTTTTTCAAATTCATTTTTAACAAATTCAAAATCATATTTTGATTTTCCTTTAGTTGGAGAGATATATTTTATTTTCTTATTCTGACTCATTTTTTATCACCTATTATTTATCCTTTCTGTAATTATTTCTCCATATAAAAAGACACCAGAGCTTTAAATAAGTCTGATGTCTTCGTATATTTATATGTAGTTATTCCATTTATTTCTTTTACAAAAGAGTAGTTAATACCTTTTGATTGAAGATATTTCATTTCTGGTACATATTGTGTACTATATTCTTTATCAAATTTTTTCATATATTATCCTTTTATAATTTCAATAACACCTCATACTTTCATATGAGTTGCGACTATTTCTTAACCACATCCATAATGGATAGCAGTCACACCTTTTCGTTTTATAGGATTTTCACCTGCGCCTTTGCGATTGCGCCCTACGACTATTGCTATAAATATTCAGGATTTCCACCTTTATTTTTATTTTATAGCCCTACATGGGTCTAGTCTGTGAACGTTTTCCCTCGACTTAACTAACATCTGATAAATGTATAACGTTAGGGAACTTCGCTGCATGAACAACCATTGTTATATCTCTGTGTTTTCAAACCGTCATAATCTAGTTTCCTGATTATTGTGGTACAGAGCTTTAGGTATTACCTGCAATTAAATGTGTTCTAAATATATATTTCTATATATTCAGGCAAGTTTTAAGAATTTTGCCTGCTGAATATCTGTTAAATCTTGCCACTTAGTAGATAATTCATCGAGAATATCATATGTAGATTTAAACTCATTTTCGTTTTTCATAATATCCACACCACTAAGAGCCATAACTTCTTGTCTTAGTTTTGCGGTAGATTCTGCCATACCTTCGGTGTCAAGACCTGCCTTTTCCATGTCTGTTGACGCACCTCTGATACGCATTGAAATTCCTTGTATTTTAATATGATCGCAACTCATATTACTTTATATAAAAATAAAGCTCATGGCTTCCCATGAGAGTAGACTATTTCTTAACCACGTTTTATGAATAAAACAGCAGTCACACCTTTTCGTTTAAAGGTATTTAACCAACGCCATTTGCTTGCGTCCTACGAGTATTGACTTAGATATTCGAGATTTCCACTCTTATTTTATAATCTAATTAGATATTTCTAAGTCCCGACATGGCTCTAGTCGTTGAACCTTTACCCTCGACTCAAGTACCGTATGATCTACGGAATACGTTAGGGTACTTGGTTGCATGAACAGTGATTCCTAATTTATACAAAATTAGTAAATATGATATTTAGGTTTTTGACCATGTATCATCCTTACGTTGTTTCTGCTTTCGCCCCATCATAGTGTGATTATCTCCACTATTGTGGTGTAAGGCTTTACACTTTACCTGCTTAGTATTAAATGTGTTCAACTACGCACATTTCTGTACGTAAAGACAATTTCGATAAAATTTTGTCTTGAAGGCAGTGCCTACAGAATCTGGATCTTGTACTACACTATTTGCTGCCGTAATTAAGGCTACAGTTTCTTCAAATGTGTTGTTTGCAGCTTTCATTGATGAAGCTGATCGAGTTAAACCATCAAAAATACCTGCCGTATCAATCGGTTCAGTATTCGCAACCTCATTTACAACATCAACTACTTTGGTTACTTCATCAGCATTCATTTGGAATCCTTTTAATGTAGAAATTAATCCACTAGATGCGGATTCCTGTGTCATATTATCTCCTACTTTTTGTAATAGAGATGTAGCGTCTGATAATTTTTTGGCATCATCTAATTTATAACCTAGTCTTGACCAATCAGCGGTACTACTAATAACATCACTAATTGTCGATCCATATTTTGTTGCGCTTTGAGCTGCTTCATCCCAGTATTGCGATAATTGTGTACCAGAAGCATTACTAACTTTTGTTAATTCAATCTGTGCTGCATTTACATCTTTAACAGCAGAAATTGCTTCTGTTGGAAGTTGAACCATAACTCGTTGCAAGCCAGCATAAATTCCAGTAAACTGAGCAATTTGTCCAAGCGCACGTTTCGTTTCACTCCAAGTAGAATTACCACTTAATCCTTCCGCTTGGATTCTTGCTTTTAAATTTGTAAATGCCTTATCATAACTAGCTTTTTCCTCAACAGTTGTCATTGAACGATATTGTTGTTCTAGTTCTTTCAGTTCCGCTCCATATTTCTTAACTGCTTTAGAATTTGCATTCATATATGAAACAACTTTATTTCCAGATGCACTAGCGATAGATGGAGATAGTGCTTTTGACGATTCGTCTCTAATTTGAGACAAAGTATTCTTAAAAGTATCTCCTGCTTTAGTCATATCTTGAAAAGTTTGTTGTAACTGTTTTTTACCTAAAACATTTGATCCATTGTAATGATTTTGAAGTTTATCTAAAGCCTGATTATATGAAGCTAGAGCCGCTGTAGCCTTTTGAATATTTGCAGTATCTTGAGTTCCATATGCCCCTAATTGTTTGCTCATTCTGGATGATGCGGCTGCATATTTTCCTGTGTCAATATTATATTTTAATTTATTTGTAGGGTATCTGTTTGAATTGTTGTTCCTACTAGGATTGTTATTTCTAGGTAAATTATTATTCGGTATATTTGGGGTAGGCATACCTTTAAGCATATTTTGAACTTGTTTAATTTGATTTATCAAATTGGTAAGTTGCTTTTGCCCTTTAACCTGAAAGTTAAGAGATACAGGTTTATTTTGCATTTTATTTAATTTTTGTTCAAGCTCATTAACTTTTTCCGCACCATGAGTAACAACATTTACGTCAACTTGAAATTGCGCTCCCATAGTAATTTATTCTCCTTTCTTACAAAAAAATAAAACTCTCCGAGAGAAAGGAGAGTAAGTGTGTTTTATATATTGAATTTAACTAAAATTCGCTTTTACGGCTTCTATAATATCTTGTACAGCATCATCCCATGTACCAGGAGTACCCAAAACCCCACTACCATTGTTTTGGATATCTGTCATAATCTGCAAACCACTATGTTGTCCGTAGGGATATTCCGCTACATTCAAATGAATATCATAATGATAATTTCCATTACCACCAGATACACCAGATGAACGGGGTGAACTTTCATATGTTCCAGTTCTGATATACTGCACAGGTGAACCACTAGAATAGAAGTTCTGAATATCTGTCTGAGTCATTTGAAAACCTTCTTGTTCAGAAGCTTCGACTCTTGGTCTAATAATTTGTGCATCAATTGCATCCATAATTATTCCCATAATAATTTCCTCCGTATAAAATAGAAGAGTAGTACCCTCCGTTAAACAAACGTTCTGTATTGAACTACATAATATAATCTGGTAAAATATTCCTTGGGTGGAGATATTTAAAAGATATCATGAGAATGTACTTCCATTCTCAGGGAACCAGTTTCTCAACTATGCGGTCGCCTACGGGCAGGCGTGAACCCATATCCTCTACGCTGAAAGTTTCTATGACCTTTTATCATAGATATATTATTTTGGTAAGGAGGTATACATACATGAATTACGGTATTGTAATATCACTAATTAGTTTAGTGGTAAATATGGTAAACGTGGGCTTAAATATTTATGATCACGTTTCACGCTAATAGTTGAGAACTGGTGTGGTGAAATATTTTACCAGTATCAAATGTTAAATATTATTTCTTCTTATCCATTTTTGTTACTTTAGTTCCAGTCTTATTATTGTTCTTATTACTAGATCCATCATTCATTACATTTCTAACACTGAAATTTCCTTTAACTTTCTTGAGTTCTCGATTTTCTTCTTGCAATTTCTTAATCTGTTCATTCTTAGCATCAATAATATCCTGGCTAGCTTTGTCAATATTAAATGCCGCAGCATCTTTTACAATCTTAGTAAGATTCTCTGCATTAATTTCAAAACCAGATTCTTTCAGTTTTTCCATAAAAGATACTCCATCCTTAACCATTTCTGGCGTGAGAGCAGTAAGGTCAAGATTAGCAAAATTCTTAAATGCGTCAATAAATACATTAACACCTTCTACAATTCTATCCATATCTGGATTTGCATGAATGATATTCTGCTTAGTCCATTCAAGTTTGTCATGAACCATCTTGTCTACAAAATCCATGACCTTAATGTATTCTTTTACAGATTCACATCTTGACTCATAGTCTGGATTGATAAATGTATCAATAAGACTCTTTAAATCATCATCTGAAAGATATAATTTAAAAATATTCTCACCATTTTCCAGTGTATATCCTTCAATAAAATATTTTCCAACTGCAATAATTCGTGCAGGTTCTTCCATCCAAGGTGTATATTCACCTGTTTCATCATCCCAAAAAGCATTCAGAATAAGATCAATTGCATTGAGTTTATCTTCAAATGTGATTGTGTTTTTTACCTTGAGTAAGCTTTTCTTCATATTTTCTTCTCCTAACTACGATTTTAATAATTGACATCATTTAAAAATGATTCTAAATCATATCTATAATTTACTTTTAATTTCTCTTTGTGAATTAAAATAGGACTTGCATACTCAAGCAAATCCTTTTCGTTGAAACTTTTTTTTTCTATATGTGAGATGAAATCATCCCATTGATTAATATTTAAGAAATATGTATTATCACTTGATCGAAAGTCTAATACTAATCCGCTTATA